ATGTCATATCATAGTGTTTTTTTGGAAATGCCGATCCCCATACTTCTTCTAAACTAGCCATTCCACTTGTTCACTGATACATAGAAAAATATTAACAGTATCTTCAAACAAATGAAGATTGCACAAACTGAACTATTGATTGTGGGTTGTATAATTGTATATGTAGCTTTCTTTGCTCACCCTCCGCCTGCATTTGTTAAGCTTTTGTTATCGAGTCCGGTAGGGCATGCTGTTCTTCTAGCTGGAATTTTGTATGTTGTTCTTTATCAGAGTGTTATCGTTGCCATTTTCCTTGGAATTGCATATGTAGTTAGTACGACTGGTGTTGTTGAATATTTAGATGAAAAGGAACAGACAGAGAAGAAAGAACCACCTAAGGCTAGTGGAATTCCATCTCCTGCTGTAACTGGAATGTTAAACAAATTAATGAAGAAAGGAGATACTCGATTGCCTCAAACTCAAGGAAAATCAGTTACAACAAAACCATCAGCAGTCGTTCCTCCAAAACCAAAGCCATCTCCCAAGATTGAAAACTTTATGAACTTTTGAATAAGAAGATGATTCATAAAGTAGCAACTGATATTGCATCGTCGCCATTTGTGCTTGGAATAATGATGTTAATTACAAATATTGGCAGTCGATACATCACACATGAATTCAGTGATAATGATGATGAATATCAACAAAATATTATTTTGAGAAGATTGGCTGTTTTTGCAGTATGTTTTGTTGGAACACGTGATTTAGTTATATCATTGCTTCTCACAGCTGGATTTATCATTTTGTCTGCAGGAGTATTCCGGGGTAAGTCTGTATATGCACGTGAAGGATTAGAAAATCCTGATCTTGCAATGAGAGCTGCTGCTGGACTAGCGGGGTCCATTGATGCTCCTGCGTATGATAAAGATGTAAAAGCTTTACCCAAATTATAATAATGGGTCATACAAGTTCGAAAGATATGGCAATATGTTTGGTTATATTTAATCCAACAGGCTCGAAGAGAATTATAATGAATTACTTGTATACTCTAAACCAATTTAAGCTGCAAAAGTTACCTGTTTTTACACTAGAAATGGTTTTTAAAAACAGAGAACCTGAAATACCAGATGCATTTCATGTTCATTGCGAATCATTCATGTTCCATAAAGAACGCATGTGTCGTATGCTTGAAACTATGATACCAAGAAAATATAAAAAATTAGCATTCATAGACGCAGATCTTCTATTTGCAAATAAAGATTGGTATTATGAAACTTCAAAATTATTAAATACTCATGATGTTGTTCAACCATTTGAAAAGTGTAATTGGCTTGACTTAACATATACTAATATTACACAATCTCGTCCATCTGCATTATTTATGGAAGGTCCAACATTAGATTGGAAATATCATCCTGGGTTTGCATGGGCATTCAGACGAGAATGGTATAGAGAAGTTGGATTCTTTGATTGGTCTATAAGTGGAAGTGGAGATACTCTTTCAGTTGCTGCATGGATGCGAAAGGAATTTCCTCCAGGATTTAAGTCTCTTCCTGTATGTCAAGTTCCTGCATTTAAAGAATTTTTGAAGCTTCCTGCTCCTAGAATTACGTATACACCTGGTGAAATTAATCACTTATATCATGGATCGAAGGTAAATCGACAGTATGTTGAAAGGCATGCATTGATTAATACGCCCCATGATATTCGTAAAATAATTAAAATCAATTGGGATGGAATGTATGAATGGGTAAATCCTCAAATTTGGAATCCAATATTGCTATCATATTTTATAAATCGTCATGATGATGATTTAAGTGAAGATTTAAAGCTTAATGGTAACCGAGTTCTTACCAGTTGAACCACCTGGTTTCTTCATTGCACTTGTTGAAACCTTCTTAGTTTCAACTCCAGAGTTCACTCGCTTTAGAAGATCATCAATGTTAACTTCAGGAGCCTTCATTTCTCTTACAGGCTGAGGTGTTGCTGCAATAGGAGGCTGTGGGTTAGGTCTTTGAGGAAGCTTTACAGGTGATTTAATTGAGGTAGGTGGTGGACGAATATTAGTCTGTTGTGGTGGTGGAGGAGGAACCATTCCACTCATAAAACTAGCAAGACCGGCTAGAGGATTTCCTTGTGGTTGCGCAGGCATTCCTTGGCTCTTCATAGTTTGTGTTTGTTGTTGCATAGCTGCAGTTGCAAGTTGACGAGCGATATCTGGGTTTGTACGCAAAACATCATCAATATTTGGAATTGGTGCCTTGCGAGTCATTTGGTTTGTCAAATGAACCATATAGACCATCATACATGTACGAATAGGAATACGTACAAGTGGATGCATCTTAATGTTTTCACCGTACATATCATACAATTCTTCAAAATCTTCTTCCATATCTACTACATTCATCTGTGCAGATTCAGAAAGACCATCTAATTGCAATCCAAATGCTTTCATTAGTGGTACATTTTTTGAACTCCATTCCATAGCAGACATTCCGGTAATAAACCAGTCTGAAAATTGCTTAATCATTGCATCTGCATCCTTTTCCTTCTTAATAAAGTCATATTCCATCTTCATTTCTTCAAGAGGTGACTCCAATGTAAAATTCTTACGCATTGGAATACCTGAAATTTGAAATCGCTTAAATTTTCTAAGCATTTCATATTTTTCTCGAAGTAGATGCTCATCAGACATACGCTTAGGAGGTGACTGTGAAGGAAAAAATGACTCTGCATTTAAGTTATCGACACCTTCAGAAGATCTAATAGGACCTCCTTCACCAAAGCTCGGAACTAATTTGGGCGCAGTATCATTCAAATCAACTGTAGGAATATCAAACGTTATTGCTTCAGTTGGCAAATCAAATGTTACTGCCTGATTTGTTAAAAAATCAGCACCGAGGATTTCACTCATTTATTCAATTAGACGAGTCCGTTCTGAAAACTATAACGCAACGCATTCCTCCATTCATTAGAAATAGTACGATATGTCCAATAACTCATAACAGTGTCATACTGTATTTTTGCATATTTTTTTACTAGTTCGGGATCCTCTTTTAACTTCTCAATAATTTCAACAGCTTCTTCTAAAGTTGAAAATTTAGGTCCTGGTATTTTTGAGAAGTTTCCTATGTTTGTTCCAATAACTAAAACACCACTTACAATTGCTTCAAATGCAGGTAGTGGTCCTGTTTCAACCCATTTCTCTGGACCCGAAGTAATAAGTAAAACATCAATTGTATGATACCATTCTTTCATTTCCGAAAATGGTAAAGAACATGCAGTATTTAATGGTATCCCTACATGATTGCTAATATCTACTGCAAGAGTGTAATTTTTACTAACAATTGTAACCTCTCCACACCAACCAAAAGAATTTATTTGTCCATTGCGTTCTGCATATCTAAAATGATCTGGTTCTACACCATTTCTCATAAGATAAACTGGATTACCTTTAGGAAAAAAGTGTGCTATTTCATAACTTGTCATTCCATAAGTTAAAATTTCTTTTGGAAGAACAAGATTTTTAAATTCACATCCTCCATGCGAAACAAATAAACATTTCTTCCAATCAACTTTTACGTTATTATTTTTAAAAAAGTCAATAGATGCAATTTGTGTTAAACATACATCATGGCTTGCTAAGACAGAATCAAATGTAGTAAAATCTGTTTTACGCCAATCATAATAAGTAAATTCAAACTCATCTTTTAAATATTTTTCAACATCTAAATGAACTCGTTCAACAGACCATCCTATTGGGCCATAAACTAATACCTTCTTTTTTGGCTTTATTATTATTTCAATCAAATCTTTCCATTTTGTGTACGTCTTTTCATAAATCCATTTATCCATAACACATTTATACTGTTCTTTTGCAAGTCTTACAACTTCTTCTGGTCTTTTGCTTAGTTCAAAAATAATTGAATGTGCTTCTTGAATTGTTGAAAACTTAGGTCCAGGTATATCTGCAAAATTTCCAACTCGAGTTCCAATAACTAAAACACCACTTACAATTGCTTCAAATGCAGGAAGTGGTCCTGTTTCATGCCATATTTCTGGTCCTGAAGTAATTAATAAAATATCAATTGTATGATACCATTCTTTCATTTCATTCTGTGTCTTATATCCATTTCCAGATGCATTTGACAATGGTAAGTCTAAACTATCTGCAATTTTAACAGCCATATCATAACGCTTTGATTCTAAAAAAATTCTACCGCACCATCCTAATGTTTTAATTTCACCAGTACGTTCTTTATAATTAAAAAAGTTATGGTTTACTCCATTTGGAGCAAAATGCACAAGTGATTCAGATGGAAAAAAATGATTTATATATGAACTTGTTGCTCCGTAAATAAGACCTTCTTTAGGAAGAGGACTAAGAAATTCACAATATCCATGTGATACAATTATAAATTTTTTGAATTCATGAAGTTGACGAAATGTTTTTAAATAATAATAGCCATCAACTCCTGAAATAACTACATCAGATATTTTTTCTTTTTCAAAATAAGATTGATCAGTATTCTTCCAATCGTGATAAAGGACGTTATAAGTTAATTCTAAATAAGGTTGTAAGCCAGTGAATACATTGTATACTGCACATTCAGTATCATTATAAATAAGAATTGTTGGTTTCATCTGTTATTTTCTAATACCCACAATCCTTGTAAAAAGGAATCCGCAAGATCATCTTTCTTGGGATGTTTCATCATAAATGTTTTGAGTTCTTCAGTAGGAACAAGTTCCTTTGCATGAAGAATTCCTGTACTCTTTCGTCCTTTGTATGTTTTAGTTGAATCTTGAACTGTAATTATATTTGTTAACTTATGTGTAGCAGATACTCCTTTGCATTTATATCCTTGACAAACAAACCACATATGTAACATAGCTTGTACACATAACATACGTTTATCAGGTTGCTGTTCAAAACAAATTAAACCAGAACCTTCCCATAATTCACGTCTAGAATCTAAACATTTTGCAATTGGATCGGCTAAATCAACTACCGATATTTGTTTTGCAGATTTGACACAACGTTTCCAAACATTTGCACAATAAAAGTTATACAATTTTTCAACCATTTCCTTTTTTGTTGTTCCTGTTAATGAATGTTGCGTTCCTTCAACTTTTAGTTCATCAAGTGTTTTCTTATTTAACGAAGTCTTAGTTGGTGGCTTACCGGCTCCTTTAGGTCTATGTGTTTTACAACAATAAGCAGATCCATCATGTTTTACCCAATTAGCTGGTTTCTTACATTTGAAGCATTTTGCAGCGTCATGACCTGCAGATTCAGCCATTACATCGATTAAATCCCATTCTACAATACTTACATCTGTTCTATTGGTACCTTCAAGTACACAAAAAGCTAAATTGCGTAATCCCACATCAAATGAAACTAACTTCATTACTTATTAAAACGAATTCTATTTAAGCATTTATAATTGAATAAAAATGACAGAACCTATGTTTATTGAAAGCGACGATTTGAGTGAATATTTTAAACGCGGTTATGAATACGCAGAAAAAGATTTGGAATATTTAGGATATTATAAGTCTGATGAACATGTTATACAAGGATCTTTGAGACTCGCATATTTATTATGGCCTGCAGATGTAGATACATTTAAGCCACATATTAGAATGTTTGTTCAAGTTTTCAGAGACGGATATAGAGCTCATAAAAACTTAAAAATTTCAAATAAAATTTTAATTGAAGATCTTATGAAACTATCAGTAGATACTGCAAAAGTATTTAACTCATTAGCTCACGATCTTCTAGAACCAGAAGAATATTCTTAAAAACGGATTTAGTAATGTTTTTACTTTTATATTTCAAAAAATGACAATCTATAGTGGTGCTACATTAGAGTATGATGTTCTGTTCTATAAGAATGGAGTATTTACTGATTTGCAATATATTGATAAAGAAGTTACTACTGAACTCAAATATTTAATGGAGGAAAGGCTTCGTTCTGGTGATTTTGATACAATGACATTCGTTGTTAGAGTATCTATTAAAAATAGATTAGGAAAGCTATTCATTGATGCTGAACAAGGTGATGATCTTAATAGATTTCAAGATACATGGACATTTCCATACATGAAGAAGTTATCTGATGTATGGGACGTTATAATCAATATGACTCATAGAACAGATTATGATGAAGATGGTAACGAAATACCTATGTAATTTATAAAAACGAATAAATTTTTTTAACTTTTTCTTACAGATAGACGAAATGGCTAAGTTTCTCACAAGAATCTACAATTTTGAAGTTCTTATAAGCGACAGTTTAAAAAATGGCAGTCGTACAGTTACAGAAATTTATGATAAAAAGGCACTTGGTAGTGCAATTGAACGTGAAATTTATGAAGAGTTTGAAGGTGACATTGTAAAAGTTAACGTAGATATGAATAAGCGATTTATTCAATTGCTTATGTACGATAACTCTTTATTATACGATACATGGACAGAATTTGGATTTCGACCTAAAGGTATCTCAATTACTGATAACTTTCACATTCGATTGATTGATACAATGTAAAGAGCCACTAAAAGAGTCATAGCTGCATCCGATGAAGGATCATGAGCTTGTCCTAGTGGTAAAATGTCGCGGAGACGTTTTTTCTTTCCATAAGTATCTGGAATCTCATTTATAATACAATCAAATGTACCTTCTAATTTTGCTGTCCCACATTTTTTGTGACTCTGTTTGTTCCATTCTGCTATGTCAACTATTGCAATAGGTGGTTTATATTCAATTTTATGAAACCTACATGCATTTTCTAGTGCTTCTATATCACTTCTACCTTTTACAACAATCAATGATTGAGAATACATATCAATAAATTTCTTAAGCCAAGATTTTGGTTTGTGATGTTTTTTGATATTAGAATCGTTTAGATAAACATCAATTCCTTCCTCAAGAATAGAATGTTGAACTTCGGGTAGAGTATTTTTATATGCAGAACTCCATGGCATGACCAATGATGCCTGAATAATATCTAATTTATCTGCTGTTTTTTGTGAAACAGTTGCAAATTGAGATGATATAAAAGAAACATCTAAATCTGGAGGAGAAAGTGTAACAAAAAATGGTTTGTGATATGTCCAATCATCTTTATTTTTTGTAAGTAAAAATCCACCCACTTCTCGTGGCATAAAGAACTCATCCGAATTTGGAATGCCTTTATATTCTTTATTACCGTAAACTCTCCAAAATTCACAATCAAACACTAAAACAGATGAATGACCAGCTGCTAATATGTCTAAAAATTTATTTTGAATCTTCATTATTCTTAAGCAGTAGCTTTTAGTAGTTGAAGAAGAACCGGCTTAGCATCTCGTTTTCCAAATGGAATACCCTTCTGTGTAAGAAGCTCCTGAAGCTGCTTAACTGTTTTATCTTGCAAATCATCAATGTCAACCTTTGCAGGCGGACCTTCAACAACCTCTACATCATCCTCTTCCTCGACAGAAACACGGTCATCTTCAACAGGGGGTTCTTCTTCCTTTATAGGTTCTTCAATAGTTTCAACAGGTGGGGGCGTTAAATGCGTTGAAATAACAATTGCAAGAGATTGTACATGTTGAAGAAGTCGGTTCTGTTGCCAATACAGATATCCCATCATACCTGACAGAACAAAAATCATAGACGCCAACACAATAATTGTTGCATTCGTAAAGTCCATTTATCAATTATAACGAAGAAACCTTCTCTGTTTAAACGTAAAGAATGCCCACGCCAGATGCATCCGCATTCACAACTCAGAATAAGATGAGAGCTGTATCAGCACAAGTAAGAACTAATAACCAAAAAGTAATGACTCGTCTTTATCAGTATGTACCTACTGCAGCTAATATAACTGATTTTCTACCATCTTTTACCAATAAACGTACGCGTCCTTTGACTGGTCCATTTATTAGATATGGAATGGGAAATAGTGTTGCATATAATGGTTACAGGCGTAATGGACTTCCTCCTAAAACTATAAACTAAAAGTCTTCATCGCAACGAATTTCCATATCATGTGCATTCATACCAACTCCTGGTTTAGAATATTCGGAAACTTTCTTTTCAAAGAAGTTTGTTTTACCTTCAAGTGAAATCAAATCCATAAAATCAAACGGATTCGATGCCTTATAAATTTTAGGACATCCGAGCTGGACAGCTAACCTATCTGCTACAAATTCAATATATTGTGTCATATCACGTGCATTCATACCAATCAATGAACAAGGAAGTGCTTCTGTAATAAATTCAGTTTCAGATACAACTGCATCTTTTATAATAGTACTAATTTGGTCAGAAGTAAGTTTATTTACAAGCTTACTATACATTGCAACTGCAAATTCAGTATGAAGACCTTCATCTCTTGAGATAAGTTCATTTGAGAATGTTAATCCTGGAAGAAGGCCTCTCTTCTTTAGCCAATAAATAGCACAGAACGAGCCACTAAAGAATATACCTTCTACACATGCAAATCCAACAAGACGAGTTGCATAATCAGATGGCGATTCAATCCATTTAATTGCCCATTGTGCCTTCTTGCGAATTGCAGGAATACCATCGATAGCTCTGAAATATTTCATTTGCTCATCTTTATCTTTCACATATTGATCAATAAGAAGTGAATATGTTTCTGAATGAACTCCTTCCATAGCATTTTGAAATCCATAAAACAATCTTGCAACTGGAGATTGAACTTCTTTTTGAAATCGAGTCGCTAAGTTTTCCTGAACAACGCCATCGGATCCTGCAAAGAAAGCAAGAATATGTTTAATAAAGTGTTGCTCGTTTTCTGTTAACTTATCCCAATCTTCCTTATCTTTGCTGAAATCAATTTCTTCAGTTGTCCAGAAAGATGCTACTGCCTTCTTATAAAGTTTATACAAATCTTGTTCATCGGAAGAAATCGGGAACAAAGTATAACGTTCTCCTAATGTCACGGAAGAAGAGTTAAATAGCGGCTCCATACTAGTAGGGGAAGAAAAGGAATTAAATGCATTCATGATAATAAGAGGAAATGAGTTTAATAGGTAATGATCCGTTTTCAGGGAGCACTGTTCGAAATGTTCTCAGACATTTCTTTTCACCAAAAATTGTAAATGGAGATGGAATGGCTGCTAATGTAGTCAAAACAGATATAATTAATGTTGATAACATTTATTATTCTGGAAAATTAATAGCAAACGGCGTTGTTATCCAAGATAAAGAGGAAATTGCAATAGGAACCAATGCTGGTGCTAATAATCAAGGTGCAAAATCAATAGCTATAGGCATGAATGCTGCACAAAATAATCAAGGAGCAAATGCTGTATCTCTAGGATATAATTCTGGTGTTACATCTCAAGGTATCGGATCTGTTGCGATTGGATATACTTCTGGAAATACCAATCAATCAACAAATGCAATTGCAATCGGAATTAATGCTGGTACATTAACACAGGGTCAGAGTTCAATCGCGATTGGTGCTTCTGCAGGATACACTTCACAAAGTCAAAATGCAATAGCTATCGGAAACGTTGCAGGAAATGTAAATCAAGGTCAAGATTCTATTGCGCTTGGATATCTTGCAGGATATGCGACGCAAGGTCAAAGTTCAATAGCTATTGGGGTCGATGCAGGAAGAAACACACAAGGAACCCAGTCTATTGCAATAGGATTAAATGCAGGTTATGTTAGTCAAGGAGCAAATTCAATTGCAATTGGATTATCCAGTGGAAGAAATAATCAAGGTACCAATTCGGTTGCGATTGGTAATTTGGCAGGCCAAACGCTTCAACATAATAACAGTATCATATTAAATGCAAGTGGTGTAAATTTAGTAAGTCCTGGAATAAATACATTTACTGTAAAACCGGTTCGTGGAGATACGACTAGCAATTTAACTTCTGCTGGATTTAAAAATTTATATTATAATCCAACTACAGGAGAAATTGCATATACAACTAGTTAAGTTTCATAACAAGTTTATAAATAGAAATTGCAGATACACCAGATGCTTCAGATATTGGTTTAACGTCTGCTTTTGTTTTTAATCCTAAAATATGAGCAACTACTCCTGCTACAATTGTTTTAGGAGTATGTTCAAATTCATTTTCTGGTTTGATAGAAATCATATACAACATATCCATAATTTTTGAACGTTTATTATCATTTATTTGAAGAGTTGCACAAATTCGTTCTGCAATACCCAATTGAGTTTCCAGAACGGTATTTTCAGTTTGACTAAATCTAGTAATGGCTTTACAAAGGCTACGAATATTAACTTGAAACAAATCTGCAATTTCTTCATGAGAACGTGATGCTTGATGATTACGACATGCAACAAATAATGAACCGCCCATTAAAGATCGTCTTACAATTCCACGAACTTTTTGAGCTTCTTCAACATTTTTATAAAGAAAACATGCATCCATCAATATCGCTTTAGGAAGTCCAGCTTGAGTTCCTCGAGTATTAATCGTATCAAATATAGTTATCCAAGAACGTTCGCTATTGGATGAAAGTGACCAAGAAGATAATTTCTGAATCGCTTTCATCTGAGTATTTGTAGATGAAATGCCTCTGTAAGATATAAGTGATCCATATGATGATTCTGGAAGAAGTTCAGAAGTTGTAAATCCTGAACGAGATTGATCTTCACCTTTACTGTCTTCATAATTTCTCCATTCTGCACCTTCGTTAATTACTTTATCAAATATTGTTCCACACATCATACATACTTCTTGTCCTTCATCAATTACCAGCGAATGCTTACAATCCATGGTAATCCTTATCATCATCTTTTTTCTTATCCGTTTTACGCGGCCCATATTTTAGTGAAAAATCTAAAATAGAACCTTCATTAGGTAAGAGCCAATCAAAATGTGTTCCAACATATGTTTCATATAAAAATGTAAGTTTATTTGATAAATCATTCAAAAACAGGAATATAGTATACATAAAGAATAGTCCAGTAGTATATGAATCAATAAACGGTGATAATTCATTACGAACAGGTATAATGTAAGTTGTTGTATTAACTGTGTAGGTTGTCCAAAATGAAGTTAGAGCTATCAGTGCAATTTCAACACAAACGTCATACAATTGATACCATCCAGAATAAGTTCCCCATTTTGTTTTTACAGGATCTTTGTCAGTTGGTTCATATTCATCAAAGAAATAATAAAATACAAACGACACAAAGGCTCCTAAAAATGCATAAAAAATTGCAAGAATTACTATATTGCCAGACATTGAAAATATATCACTCCACGTATGAATATTGTCTGCATATAACGATGTTGTGTATCCCCTCATTGTTACTCATGCGGTAAAAAAGAAATAGGATCGTATACCTGTGGACGATAATTTGTTGTTAAAATTGGTTTACCTAAATCACGTGTTTTAACAGGTTTTAACCATGAAATAAATAAAGAATTATTTTCAATCATCCAAACCCAATAACCTGCCTTTGAAAATTCAGTTGTCAAATGTTCTAATGCCTCCTTGATAGAAAAAAGAGGATATCCAAAAACATAAGTTGGCACTGGAAAAACTATATAGGGTGCATTTGGATTATGAATAGCTTGTTGTCGTATTTTAGATTGAATTGTTGAAATAACGGGTACCATAGCAGCCATTCTATTAGTCTTGCGTTCTTGTTGTTCTTCCCATACGTCACGAGCTTTCAGCATTCTATTCTTACTTATATAAAATGCAGAAGGGTTTTACTCGAATAGCGCTTGGTGGAGGGGGTATGAAGGGGCTATTACATGTAGGTGCATTAATTGAACTTTCAAAACATCAACCACTTGAATTCAATAATGGAGTGTACGGCTGTTCGATAGGTTCAATTATCGGAACTTATATTGCATTTGGTCTCCCAATTGATAATTTATTTAAATTATACAAAAAGCATTTTTCGTCAACAAATACGTTTGTTCCGTCAATTGGGTTATATGATTTATCAACTTGTTTATCTTCAAAAGGATTGTTTTCAATGAACCATTTTGAAAAGAATTTAATTGCATTCTTTGATGAAAGTGGTATTGATATTCGAAACAAAGTACTGGCTGATGCAAAAATGCCACTCTATATTATAGCATCAAATGTTACAAAAGCTAGACCAACTATATTATCCAAAAATGTAACAGTTGTAGATGCGATTAAATGCTCATGCTGTGTACCAGGAATATTTAAACCGCAAACTTTGTATAACCAAGTTTATGTTGACGGTGATTTCTTTAGTCCAAATATATCAGGTGTTATTCCTTTATCGCAAGATACACTTATATTAACATTGCCAAGACCAAAATCATGCAAAGTTACGCCTGATAATTTAACGTCTATTTCATCATTTGACTTTGCATTTGATTTATTTTCAATGGCTACGCGACGAGTTAATATTAAAGAATACGATAAAGCAACTCTTCCATTAATTTATCCATCATTAAGAGCTACAACTGATTTAAGTACTCTTGATATAGATGATATTATGAAATTTGCATCTTTAAAGCTGCGAAACTTCCTCCTTACCAAGCGCATTAACTAAAAATTTACGGAATTCATCAGAACTTGGTCTTCCTTTGTATTCATAAATTGTATCATTTGTTTGCAATTTATAAGTCGGATATGCATCTACTTGATAGAGTGCTGCCTTTCCCTTATCATTTTCTGCATTGATCTCTTCAAATGATATAGTGTAACCTCCAAATGTTTTAGGATTTGTTTTTAAACTTTCTTTAAAAGATGCCCATGCCGGTTGAGCTTTTTTGCACCAAGGACACCAAGATGTGTAAAAGAACATAAAAGTTGCTTGATGGGGGTCTAATCCTCCTGGCGAAACAGACTTTACTCCCTTATATGTTGGTACTCCAGGAACCAATCCTCTTACACTATAATAGATAACAATAACCAGAGTAGATATCAGCAATCCAATTAATGCATAAAACAATATTTCAGGCCACTCCATTACGAAACGACGGATATAAAACTTTTACTTCTTTTCTTTCTTTTTCGTACCACCTACTGTAGGCAGTTTCACTCGTAAGACCTGGGCTACGGACGAGTGACCATGCGATTTCGTATGTTTGTCTTTCAGGTTCGTACGCTTTGGGGGTAATTTTGTACCACTCTCCTTTGTACCGAATAAGTTTGATACGATCGATTTCCATATTGTTGGTCGTTTTTCGGGGGGTGGTTTGCTTTGTAAACACCATTCTGTGAAAGTGTATTGATTTCCCATAGATAAATTGCATCTTGAACAGATTGGGACAAGATTTGAAATGTCTGTTTTTCCTTTTTTACTTTCTGGAACATTATGACCGCATTGGAAATCAAATACAGTCATATTATTGTTACACCAAGATGTCAAACATTTTCTTTCAAAAACCCTTCCAGCATGGACAATCCAAACTTGTTCTCTCAATGCTTTAGGTATTTTTTGTTTAATCATTGTTGTATTTAAAGTTTATGTTGAGAAAACCACTTATGGGAATCCAACCAAATGTGCTCCAATTCCAAAGCCAGATCCAGTTCGTGCAGATGCTCCTACGCTGGGTGCATACACGTCAAGAATTGCAAAAGTTGCAACTGCAACGAGTGCGATCATTCCGATCTCTGAAATCTTCATAACTTTTCCGGGCAACATGAATGCTGCAACCGCGACTGCGAGACCCTCGAGAAGATATTTTACAACACGTGTTAGAAGATCTCCCATATCAACACCCATTCCTTGAGCTTGTTTTTGTTCTGGCATTTTTATAGAATTTATGAGAGAATAAAGTAGAGGGATGATAAAGAAAGTTCGAATAGTTGTTGATGAAGATGTTAAGAAAAAGTATTTTATTCGTGTTCCTACGCTTATAACGTTTGCTATTTTAGTTTACCTAAATGATCCCGACGGTTGGGTTTCTAAAGGATATACATTTGTAGATGTTTCTGAAAATGAAGATATTTTAATACGTTTAGTTTCCCCTAGATCAATTGTAAAAAATTGTGGTATTCCCGACAATCTTTCATGTGCAGTAATGAATGGACATAATATATATCTAAATGCAGATCGATGGTTTCATGGATCACATAGAAGTAAGCTAGGTATCGAAGATTATAGGCAATACATGGTAACGCATGAAGTAGGTCATATTCTTGGTCATGAACATGAAAAATGCCCATGTAAAGGATGTAAGGCACCTGTAATGATGCAACAAACTAAGGGAATAGGAAAGTGCGTTCCGAATATAAAATTAGTCAATAAATACAAATGAATAATATTCAAACCGCAGTAACAGTTGGAGCAATATTATTTACAGTTGGTGGATATCTTCTGTCTATGTATGGCATATATCTAGGTCAGTCGTCGGGGTCTGATACTATTGATGTTGAATATATTGCAGGACCGACTGCATTAAATGGAGTTGTGGTAATATACCTTTTGTATTATTTGCTATACGTTCGTGGTGATAAGCATACTACAGCATATAAGCTTATTGGAACAACCTTATTAGTTCTTGGCCTTGTTCTCGATATATATCTCAATTTTAGTGATAAGGACTTAAGACCAACTAAAGCTGCAACAGGACTTTTATATGGATTTACTTCAATTAACTTTGTTATCCGTCTGTTTTTTATTATTCAATTTCACTGCACTGATTATTTTGCACGCAAAGTAAAGGCAGAGCCACAGCAACGAGCGCCGAGACAACAACAACAAACAATTCCTCCGATCGGAGGTCGCCGTTAAAAAGTAATTTTCATATTTGAAGAACTAATATAAACAAATGCCACAGGAAACTTTACCTAAGACTGAAGATGATGGATCTGTTATTGATTATCTCGATGAGGATCCTGAGATCCCTACGCAAAGATACTGTGTTATTTCGTTTCTCAGCCCAGAGAAGATTATCAAGCAGAAGAATGAATTTATTAATGAGAAGTTTGTTGAGTGGATGGATTATGAATGGAAAGTGAAGGGAATGGAGCATTTGATGTTGTTTCTTGCAAAGAAGTACAGTTTGAAGGTCGAAGATCTTTTTAAGGATATGGAAGAGTTTGCAAGTGTGCACAAGGAAGAGGTCAAGAAGACCGATGTTCATGAGCAATATCAAGTTTTCTTGCTAAAGAAGGAGAAGGATCTCGAAACAGAGTTTAGCGAGAAGGTTGATTTCCGTACTAATGTTCGTGGTGTAAAGGTTCGACGAACGTTTGCAAATCTCGAGGAGTGTCAGGCATATGCAAAGGTTCTACAGCGTCGTTATCCGAAGGACAGCTTGTATGTTGGAAAAGTTGGTTGCTGGTTACCTTGGGATCCTTCTGAACATTTGATGCCTGAAGTTGAATATGCAGAGAAGGAGCTCAATGAGATGATGCGCAAGTACAAGGAGAACGAGGTGAATCGTGAAATCTTCTTCGAGGAGGAGAAGACAGCAAAGATTGAAAAGCAGAAGAAGGAGAACGAGGACCGTCGCAAGAAAGCACTTGAAGATGCAAAACGTGAAGCTGGATTAGTCGATTCTTCTGAGCTTGCAGAGAGCATTGAGCGACCAGTGCATCCTGCAGAAGGTGGAGCTCCTCGTGATCTATAATATAATGAACTTTTACTTACAAATAAATACTACTTAATACAAACATGTGGTTAGTGCATGAAACAACCCTTAAAGGTTTGAATAAAATTTTACAAGATGGTTATATCAGTCCATCTAGTGAAACAAAAAACCTTCGATTAGGAGAAAATGAATTAGACCATGTATTTATGAGTGTATTATTTAATGATATTAAAATTGTAGGGTATGGTGAAACTATAGATATACTTATATTCTTTCCACTTAAAATTATGGAAAAATACAATCCATCGCATTGGTCATCCGATTGGGTATATGGAGATTTTATTGAAACATCTGATACAGATATATCTATACCATATAATAAGGCAAAAAGTTCAACAGAAAATGCAAAAAAATGGCATACAGCTTTTAGACGAATTCATAATAAAAAAATAGAATATGATTTTAAAAATTCTCGTAATGAAGTTATATTCAAACAAAAAATTCCTATTAGTGAAATAGCATTTGTTTATCTAAAAAAAGATCCTAAATTTGAAGTACCAAATAGAGTTGATACTAAACAAAAACTTAATAAACTTATAATGAGTGTTAGCTAGTCTTTTTAACATGAACCCATGGTCCTGAATTCTTTTTCTTCATCGCTTCTGGATTATATTCATCATTTGCTAGCATAGTACTTGAGAATGGCTTATTGTCACGCCATAACGTATCATCGCATAATTTAAAAGATGGGTGATCACTTGCTTTATACCAAAAAACTTGATCTTCAAGGCGGTTTGACTGAACTCCGTTGCAGATTACAAGACCTTCAAAGTTTTCAGTACATTGATCCATAAATTGGCAGAACATTTCAAAAGTATGAAACATTCCTGCATAATTCTCATAAATACGACGACGGTTTCCAACAATACTTTCACGTAGAATGAAAACAAAGTCAATATTAGTACGTAAGTTAGGCGTGATTCCCAATGGATATTGCATAGTTATGATTGTCATTAAATCAATATGACGACCGTTCATAAATACATAACGAGTCGACTCTTCTTTAATCCAACTTGAATCATACAAACAATCATCTAATATTAAAAATGCTCGAGGATCAACAGAAGAGTTTCCACCTCCACTAGCCTTATCTTTGTTACGTTGTGTTTTAACAGAAAGCTGACGTTTAATCATATTAGTAACAATTTCTGGTCTATATTTATCATGAATTAACTTGGAAGGAACCATGTGTTGAAAAAATTCATTTGCAACCTCAGTTCCAGAAATAACAGTCCCGATTGGAAATGCAGCTTGAGTGTGATAAAGGATATCTCTAACTAAAAAAGACTTTCCAGTATCTTTTTTTCCAATAATTACAATCATTGGGGATTTTCTTGAATCCATCTCACACCTATCCACTAACATCTGAATGTTAAATTTCTTAATATTGAAGTTCATATTAACTATATCGCGTGAAGTTTTTGCTTTTGAATTGTACATAGTTTAATAAGATGTCAAAAAGAAGACAGTCGGAACTAAAAACAGTTCCGTTGAATTTATCAGTGCATAGATGGAAAGATATATCGACCATACAAAGCCAATCGGAATCAAAATGGAAGATTCATTCGATTCAACCTTTTTTTCCAACTTTGCAAATGTTGTTTAAAACAAACGATCTTGAACTCGTTAGAGAATATGGGCTAAGACTCGACGATGAACTGACTTCAATTTTAGAAAGTAATTTAATAAAAACTTCTTTGAAGCCAGAACAACCTGTTCATCTAAAAACTAGTATGCTATTGAGTCCATTCAAATGGATGGAAGGTGAATATGGTACTCATGTTGGATTACCAACAACTCAAGAGCAATCACAAATTATATCATCAAAGCTTCAAAATTATCATAATAGTTCTTATGTTGGAAGTTTAATTGCATGTGTATTATCTCAATCAAAATGTGAACATTTTCCAAATGTATTTGGTGTATTTACTGGAGTTTCTAAAGAACATACAATTAATATTTCAGACGATTATGATGATTTAAGTGATAGAAGTTGGTTTGTTAAAAATATTGGAAAAACATTTCAATTAAAACTTTCAGATGCAATAAAAAGTGAAAGCGACTTTAATCACACACGCAGATCAAAGTATCATTTGACATTAGGAGAATCTACTAATTTAGGCGATATAAGCGAATTAGAAACTCCTCATATTGAAGAATCTATTGGAAATCTTCAAAAGGTTTTAGATATTGAAGAAGATACGGTAATAGAGGATACACTTAGTGATTCATCATCTGTTTCTACATCTTATATTTTTGAAATTGAATCAGTTGAAGATTATGAGGACGACGAAGAAATGGAATTAGATGACTTGAGTGCATATGAAGAAGATAGCGAAGAAGAATTTGCATGGGCAACTTTTACAAATGTACCTGTTCAAGTAACTGTTATGGAAAAATGTGAAGATACGATATTTAAATTACTTATGTCAGATCCTGATACAAATAAACATCATGCATGGATATCTCAAGTAATTTTTGCATTAGCTTATGCACAACGTAATTTTGGTTTTATTCATAATGACCTTCACTCAAACAATGTTATGTATGTAAAAACAGATAAAGAGTTTCTACACTATAATTGCAATGGTACTTTCTATAAGTTACCTACATATGGTTATTTAATTAAAATTATTGATTTTGAAAGAGGATTAATGTCTATTAGGCTGAATGGAATGAAAGAATCAAAGTTTTTAATGAGCGACCATTTTGCAATTTCAGAAGAAGCTGGTGGTCAATATAACTATGGGCCTTTCTATAATCCAAAATATCCAGAAATTAAGCCATGTCCTTCTTTTGATTTAGTTAGACTTGCTACATCAATTTTCTGGGATTTATTTCCAGAAGGCCCATATCACGAAGAATATAAGACAAATGCATTATTTTGTATGCTTATTCGATGGTTAACAATGGACGATGGATCTTCCATTATGTTTGGAAAGAAAGATCCTCGTAATGATCGTTATGAAGGATTTATGGTTTATAAAGCAATTGCTCGTTATTGCAGAGATTCTGCAGTACCGCGAAAAGAAATTGAAAGTTTGAAACAATTCTATAGCGTTGAGTCACTGCCAATTGGATCGAAATGGTTAAATATTGATTAAAAATTAGGTGTTCCTACAAACATTTCTTGAATAGCAGTTGTTATCTCGCTTGTCGGTATAGATTCCTTTACAACTTCAGATGTTGATGCAAAAACAACACCTGCGGTTAATAATCCGCCAAATAATGAAAGCTTACCTGCATCAAGCCATTCGATTTGTTCGGACTTTGATCTCCTTTCAAGTGCATAAAGAATAAAAACAACTAAAGCGACAGCTATTGAACTAATAACTATCATCATTTATTCGAATTTACAGTGAAAAGTTTAGATGTTTATAACGAGCGTTTCTCCAATTTTTGATTCTATCTCTGCAATTGGGTCTATCTCTTCTTTAACAGGTTCTTCAACTTTCTTATCTAAATCTTCTATCTCAATTGTTTGCGTTTCATTTGAAACCTTCAGTGGAGGTAGCTCTTCCTCTTCTTCGGATGAACTATCGTCGTCATCATTATCGACAATATCTTCAAAGCTAACAACCTTCGACGCCGGCGCATCTTGTTTTGGAACATCATCTGGAATTTCAACAAAATACTTCTTTGCAATTTGTTCCCATGGTAGAAAGCTATGAACAACCTGATCCATGCAACTTGCAATTACTTTATGAATATCTTGACGATTGCGAGCTTGTTGTTCATCTGGTACGTTTGCTGTTTTAAACAAATAGGCTACCTGCCAAAATTTACGAGCAGAATGCTTATAAAGTTCGTGTACAAACTTTGCAAAGTTAGGACGTTCAAATTCAATCTTAATTTGTGAAGATGAACCTCTGTATTGAAGAGATGCAAATGCTTTCATATATGCAATAAATACACCCATGAGAAGATCATCAATATAATTACACTTACTTACAGTTGTAATTCGTTCAACTTCTGTAGAAAGTGTTGTATCAGACCATTCTGGAATTCGTGAAATCATATTTTGAAATGTTTTAATAACTTCAGATGGTTGATTTGTACGCTCACATGCATCCTTTGCTGCAGTATGAATACTCCAAAATCCATCAGAAATAGGACCAATTAAAATACTGGACAAGTGTTCGCGAAGATGGTTTTTTGCAAATTCCGTTTCACTCATTTGTTTTTGAACACGTTTTCATTGTAAATATCATACCGCAAAAACGGATTTTTTAAAGTCAAACTTAATGTATGTCGTGGAGTAGTTAGAGAGAATATTAAAGAATGACGCAGAATTTCTGTAAAAATTGCAACTGTGTATGTGAAGTAGTTGCCGATGATTATCCTGAGTCCGATTGGCTTGGTGAAATGATCGTATTTTATAACTGTAGTGTGTGTGCATCGTTTGTTCGTGGCACAATATTAACAGCTACTAGTTTCGGATGGTCCGAAAGATTATGGAGATGGAGTTAAGGGGATTATAAGCACTAATTAGTGCACACCCGACTCTTTTTTCTGTAAACACATGTCCAACGTTGGCATTGAAACATTAGTTGTTTTAGATCTTTTAAGACGAAGATGTTCGGAAGCTTTTTCCATTGCATCAGAAGATAGGGATACATACTTTTTCAAATCTCGTAATGGTCCTTGTACACTCATTGATGGAAACACTAAACGAATTGGTGGAAGATCGCACAATACAATTTCATTGCTACCACTTATATATTCACGAAATTGTTGAATATCTAAAGGACCACCAAACATTCGAAGAATTGAACGTGATGGTGCAGGGGATAATTCTTTGTCTCCATAGATATCACGATACAAATATCGTAACAATGCATGACGGTTCCATTTTACTGAATCAGATAGTTTGTTATCAGAATATAGATGTGCCAATGCACATTCACCTGAACAAAAATATCCTTCGCAAAAGAATTGATTCTTGTAGAGGTCATATGTCAATGGTAAATGTGATGGTGTCCAATTAAATCTATGACAGCACCAAAAACATGCAGTATGTTCTGAATAACTATCGACAACAACTTTTTCTAAGATTGATTTTAGAATTGATGTATTGAATCTTTCGGAAATTTTAGATTCTTCTACGCTCATTAGAATGTCTGAATAGGATACAACTTCTCCTACTGGAGCAATATCGTTCTCCATTTCTTCATTTACTTTTAATCTAAATATAACCGGTGTTTCTTGAACAACGGTTTCTTTTACTGCTTTTTTTCCCTTAGGGGGCATTTGTAAATTCTATGCTCATAATGTCAAAATCAAAAGTAGTTTTACAGACAAATGAGAATCGTGTGTATGACAAACGATGCTCAGTTACCTATGATGAAAAATATGTTGAATTCTGCACTAAAAGCCGGAATTCCCATGAATCTTTTTCATTGTTATGTTTTAGATAATCAGCGAGAAGCCGCTTTTTATGGAAGTAGTCAATTCAACTCAATAACAGTCAAAAAACTTGAAATCATAAAAATGAATATGGCTCTTGATCGTGAAATTGTATGGGTCGATAATGATATTGTATTTTTTGAAAATTGTTTAAATGATCTTCTATCAAAAAAGGGAAATTTTGTAATGCAAGATGACTTATGGGGTGCATGTACTGGATTCTTTCTTGCTAGGACTAATTATTTTTCATTGTCAGTTATGCAAAGATCGATTGATTGGTTAACTAGAAGTCCAAATAAAACTGTTAATGATCAACATGCATTTAATCGAATTTATCCACAAGTTGTTGGTATTGTGGTAAATAAATTACCAACTGATGAATATCCAAATGGTGAAATCTATTTCAATCGTAAAATAACTTCAAAAGCAAAAATGGTGCACTGTAATTATTTAACTAAAACAGAAGAAAAGATTGAGCGTTTTAAACATCATGGATTATGGGATGATTCAAATGCAGCATATTTATTGACAAATCGTTATTTAGTATAATTTTTATGTGTTCTTCGTCTTTTACTTCTAATACTACGACGTGTTTTACCTCCTCTTGCATGCCTCTTTGACATTATTCTATCACGAACAGCTTTTGAATTAGAATTTAGAGTATGATGTAACTGTCTAATAGGTGCCCAATGGTGACTAAAGATTTCTCCTTCGTTCCTATGATTCCGTTCCTTTAATTCTTTACTAATTTTATCTCTCATATCATTTGGTACACTAATCGTAAAAACAGGATTTGTTCTTGGATCTTTATTTGTAGTGAAATATTCTACATCTGTAAAATAACTATATGGCAATTCTAATCCAGTTTCTTCTTTAAGCTCGCGTTGAGCTGCTTGTATATCAGTTTCATCCTTTTCAATTGAACCTTTTACAAATCCATACGTATTCTTTGGTATCATATATTGATATTTTTTTTTATATATTACATGGTTTTTCATACTATCGTAAACAGGTCTATTATTTGGTACATCAGTCCATTGATTACCCTGCACTATAAGATAGAAGTTACGAGAATCTTTTAGTACAATTATAGCAGTAGGCTTATATTTTACTTTCTTATGTTCGTCCATTTCTATATTCCAATTATCTCCGCCTAATGTTTTTACTTCTTCTGCATGAGCCTTATTAGTGTACCAAACAGTTTTATTATCCATGGCTTCATCAAGACATTTTTTAATCATTTTATCATGTGCTTCTTTTTCAGCTTTTTCATCTGGATCTTCAACAATTTGATCCATATTATTATATTTAAAACGAATTTAAATAGATTTATTGCCAATAAATGATACACGAAATGGCTGATCTTTCTAAACAATACCGCAAACATACTCATCGAGAACACATTCTTTCATTACCGGATACATATATCGGTAGTATTGAAAATTCAACTGATGAATTCTTTGTAGTAAAAGATGAAAGTTTTCAACTTGAAAGTATTTCAAACTTTAATCCTGGATTTTATAAACTATTCGATGAGCTTCTTGTGAATGCACACGATCATGTAGTAAGACTTCGTCAAAAGAAGTCAGATAATCCTGTAAAAAATATTGAGATTTCAATTGAAAATAATGCAACTATTAAAATTCGTAATGACGGTGAATCGATTGATATTGAAAAACATCCAGACTATGGTGTTTACATTCCACAAATGATTTTCGGAGAACTATTGACTTCTACAAATTATGATAAAGAAGAAAAGAAACTTGTTGGTGGCAAGAATGGATATGGGGTTAAACTTGTAAACATATTTGCAAAAGAATTGAAGCTTACGATTGTTGATAATAATCGCCAGCTTAAATACACACAAGTATTCGAAAATAACATGTCAAAAATTAATGAACCTGAAATTAAAGCGTCAAAAATTAAACCTTATGTGCAAATTGAATGGACTCCAGATTTTACAAGATTTGGATGGAAAACAAACGAAATTCCCGAAGGCCTACTCAAGGTCATTGAGAGACGTGTGTTTGATCTTGCAATGACAGTTGGAAAGGACGTTAAAATTACATGGTGCGGCGCACCAGTTAAGTTTCGAGACCTTACAATGTACGCTTCCTGGTATTTGTCGAACGATGCAACCATCGTCACAGATACTCCTCAGGTGGGCTGGCAAATTGCAGTTGCGGATTGTCCGTTCGACAAATCGTTCAACGTTTCGTTTGTTAACGGTATTTGGACTCGTTCGGGTAAACACGTAGATGAAATTACTAACCAAGTTGTATCTCATGTCGTGAATTATCTGGAGACAAAGAAGAAAATTAAGGTTAAACCTGCACTCGTTCGAGACTCACTTGCAATATTTATTCATTGCTTTGTTGAGAATCCTTCGTTTAGCAGTCAAACTAAAGAAGTTCTAACTTCAAAGGTTTCATGCAAATTGAGCGATGAATTTCTCAAAAAAGTAGTTACAAAACTAAATATTGTCAACAAAGTTCTTGAACAACAGAACATAAAGGATAATAAAGAAAATTCAAAGACAGATGGAAAGAAACAAACTAAAATTACTGGAATTCCAAAATTGGATGATGCAGTACATGCAGGGACTACAAAAAGTCACGAATGTACTCTCATTCTAACAGAAGGAGATTCAGCTAAAGCTATGGCATTAAGTGGCTTATCTCAAGAACAGCGAAAACTCTACGGAGTGTTTCCTTTGCGAGGTAAGCTATTGAATGTAAAAGATTCAAGCGTACGAAAAGTTGAACAAACTGAAGAAGTCGCTAATCTAAAGAAGATTCTTGGTCTTGAATCTGGAAGAAAATACAAAGACATTAAATCACTTCGTTATGGTAAAATTTTAATCATGACAGATCAAGATTACGACGGATCGCATATCCGCGGATTACTTATCAATATGTTTCATGAGCTATGGCATGAACTTATTCAAATTCCTGATTTTATTACATACATGGCAACACCTATTGTCAAAGCACATAAAGGTGCAAATAACAAATCATTCTATACACAGTATGATTATGAAGAATGGAGAAAGACAGATGCTTCCAGAGGATGGAAGATTAAATATTACAAAGGACTTGGAACATCTACACGCGATGAAGCGAAAGATTATTTTAAAACTATGAATATTGTACCCTATTCTTATACAAATGAGAACAGTGACAAGTCAATTGAGCTTGCTTTTAACAAGAGCATGGCAGACGATCGTAAGGATTGGCTCAAGACCTATTCACGCAGTGAAATCATCAATGCAAACCCTGGCCAAAAAGTTCCATACGAGGACTTTGTACACAAGGATTTGATTCACTTCTCGAACTACAATTTGGAACGATCAATTCCAAATATCATGGATGGACTTAAAACATCCCAACGCAAAATTCTATATTCTGCGTTTAAGCGTAACTTGAAAAATGAAATTCGAGTTGCACAATTTGCAGGATATGTATCCGAACATTCTGGCTATCATCACGGCGAAGCGTCTCTAACAGAGACTATCGTTGGAATGGCTCAAGATTTTGTTGGATCAAATAATATTCCTTGGTTTGTACCTGAAGGTCAATTCGGAACTCGTCTACAAGGCGGTAAAGATTCTGCATCTCCTCGTTACATTCACACATTCTTGCAACCCTATATCCAAAACTTAGTACCATCTGAGGATTTGGATTGTCTCGTATATAGAGACGACGATGGTACTCTTGTAGAACCAGAATGGTATGCACCTGTTTTACCAATGCTTCTCGTGAATGGATCACGCGGTATTGGTACAGGATACAGTACAAATATTCCATCATTCAATCCTGCAGAATTAAAAGCTGCTATCATTGAATGGCTTGGAAAAGGCACTGGCCTTGATCGTGACTTTGTTCCATACTATAAGGGATTCAAAGGAACAATTGAAAAAGATGGAAAAAATGACTATCTAGTCAAAGGTGTTTGGAAGACAGAAAAGGATGTAATGACTATTACAGAACTTCCTGTTGGAACATGGACATCTGATTTCAGAGAAACTCTAGACAAACTAGTAACTGACGGAACTATTAAAGATTTCACAGATACTTCAACCGATATGGATATTCTAATTAAGGTTAAACTTGGGGCTGATACAACAGTCCTCGAGAAAGAGTTAACAAACAAAATTAAACTAACCAATATGCATGGTTTCAATTCTAAATGCATAATTCATAAATATGATAGCCCGAACGAGATTCTGAGCGAATTTGTACAGGTACGACTCGAACTATACGAGAAACGACGTACTCATATTTTGAAAACACTAAACGATAAATTGCCTTACCACGAAAATGTTGTAAGATTTATTCGACAACAATGCCAAGACAAACCTGTACCTGAGCTCCGTAAGAAGACACGCGAAGATTGCGACATTCTTCTTAAGAAGGATAAGTTCGAGATGATTAAGGATAGCTACGATTATTTGATGAATCTACCGATTGCATCTCTAACTCTAACACATGCTACTAAACACGAAAAAGAACTTGTAGATCTAAAAACTCAAATTGCAGAAATGGAGAAAACAACTCCAAAAAATATGTGGTTATCTGATTTGAATAAACTAAAGATTTAATAATAATATGGTACAGTCAATTACAAGTTGTCCTGTAATGCGAGGCCAAATTGCATATAATAACACATCTGGTTCAATTTGTCAATTAGTTCTTCAATTTAATTATTTTTATTATTCATTGAATACACTTACAGTTAATTTTAGCGTAGGTGCAAATTCACAGGGTTCATCATCGGGAGGAGGAGAAACCCATTCGAGAAGTGCTCATGTATACATAAACGGAACAGAAGTTACAAATCCAGCTGGTGAAGATATTTTTAATACATCAACGAATTTTAGTTATACTGGACCGCTAACAAGTTTACGCGTAATTTTAAATGCATCTGGTAGCACGTTTATAGCTCTTGGACCTTCGCGTACAGGAGACGCAGTAGCATCTTTTGATGATACATTTAACATAACACAAATAAATTCTGCAACTAATTTTGTATTTACAGATTTGACAACAAGTGCTCCATTGGTCGGAGGTAGATGTCTTATGTTACCACCTGTAGCAAGTTATACAAATAGAATTTTATTTATAAAAAACAAAAATGTAGTACCAGGTAATGATTTGGGAGGTGGACAATTTAGAAGTCAAGCTATAAACATAAATACATATAATGGAGAAACTATTGTAGATGTTAGTTCGGTTGGTATTTTTATAAACGACGCATATGGATGTTTAGCATTATTCTCAGATGGTAATTCATGGTATGTTGCAAATTATTACCCTAGCAATGGTCAACCACTTATGCCAAATACTGGATCAACTATTGTACCTACGGTATACGCAAATAATAATACAGTAAATACGTTTCTAACAACATCATCTAATGGTAGAAATACCGGCACTAATAGCATATATCTTCGTAATCCTAGTGGTAGTCCTGGAATTTCTATAATTAAATATTATGGAAGCGCAGATGGAATTTCAAGAACATCAGACAATCCACTTTTAATTGTACCAGATGCTTGTTTAATTGATAATGTTGGTGGAGGAAGCTTTTTATTATATGTAGATAATCCTATTAAAAGTTGTGGTGCAGTTTTTATAACAGATGGAACCAATTGGTATATAGCTGGATACTACAATTCTACAAATTGGAACTGGTCAACATATGTTCCTCTATCTGGAACAGAAACACAATTATCACAAAGTAGTCAATTAGACATAAAGTTAAAAAGTCCTACTGGGACAATGAATCCGGCATTTATTTTGCCACAAACTGTATCAGCATATCCTTACTTATGTATTATAAAGAAACAAGGAATACCTCAAGGAGCTAATACTAATTATTTTAGTTATGCACTAGGAACTCCTACATCTGGAAAATTTAATTTTAATAATAATAATATCGTATATACACAGCCACAAAATAATACTTGTCTATGGTTGGTAGCAAATTCAAATGGTGCTGGATCTTTTACTTATGATCCAGTAATTGGTTATACTGCTTAAACAGTTTGAACTTGAAATACAAATGATGTTCCATTAGTTCCTGCAGGTCCTGTATTTCCTTGAAAACCTTGAGTTCCAGTTGCTCCAGTAGGACCTCCAGCACCAGTAGGACCAGTTGCACCGCTAGATCCATTAGTACCTGCACTTCCTGGAAGTCCAGATGGTCCTGTATTACCACCCGGTCCAGTAGGACCTCCAGGACCTGTATTTCCCCCAGGACCAGATTGTGGAGCAAATGTTGTAGTTACTTGACTTATAGAATCTCCAGCTGTCCAAAATTCAATCGTTGTATTTGCTGAACCTGAAATAGAACTCACCCAAAACTCAACAAAAAGTACATCAGTTGTTAGTATACTAACTGCATTTGGGATACTTATTGGAATTAAATATGGATTATCGCTTAATCCGCTTATAGTAACTGCTCTATCTGAATCAAACGAACCAATATAATTTCCAAGTATATCTGAATTTTTATATGCACGTGCATAAACTTGACACGTAACAGCTGTAGTTGGATCAGCCCATGGTGGTGATCCTACAAGAGATTGAAATGAATAAATATTAACTAAACATTGCCAAGTACCTGCAGGTATTACAGTTACACCTGAAGGAGCTGTTCCTGAAAAACTTGCAATACGTTGAGCTGATGCGAGTGGTAACGAACCCGATGCAATATTTGTGTAATAGTAATATCCCTTGTATGTTGTATTATAGTTTGGATTAGTGCCAGCAGTAGGTGGAGGCGTTACAAGCATTTGAGAACCGGTTACTGTATTTGCTGCAGGTTGAGGACTATTGATTTGAAAATAATAAAGTAATCCTGTTGAAAACCCAGAAGGACCTGTAGGACCACCAGGACCTGTAGCTCCACCAGGACCTGTAGCTCCACCAGGACCTGTAGGACCGCCAGGACCACTAGGACCACTTGATCCAGTAGGCCCAGGACACGTTACAAGTTTACTATTTTGCAAATATTGACTCGCCGATAACATCTTTGCTTTATGTACGAATAATTACTTTCACAAATTTACATGATTCATACTAATGGAAGATACAATTTCGTATCATCAATTGCTGGCAGAACAGTATGAAGAGAATGCAAGAAATTTACTTGTATTTCAAAAAGAGTACGAAGATGATGAAGATGTAGAAGAACATACTACTCATAAATATGAAAATCAAGAAGTAGAAAATCCAGAAGAATTTAAAAAGTTTGGAGGAAATCGGGGACACGAAGATATATTAATAAAACCACAAGACTTCACAGATCATACTAAGGGAAGCATTCGATATGATAAGGATGTAAATACTCATATTATTGATATTGACAGTCGTTTTCGTGCATATTCAAAACCACAATCTAATGCTACATTGAATACAAACGATCTATTGTTTGGATCAAGTACACCTGCTCATTTATCAAAAGTATATTATCCAGTTTCTAATCCATCAGACTTTATTTTTCAACTTCCTCAAGTTATTAAAAATGTAATTTCGGTAAAAATTACATCGATTTCATTTCCAAATATTTTTTATACATTTTCAAAAAATCGTGAAAATATAACTTTTAAAATTTCAGAATATCCTACTGGTCAAACTGCGACAGTTAAAATTAAAGAAGGAAATTATCCAGATGTTTCCGATCTAATAACTGAAATTCAAACAAAACTTACTGCAGCGGTTACGACGGCATCATTTACTAACGCTGCAGACTATAAGATAACGTTTGATGCAATTACAAATAAAATTACAATAAAAAACATAAACGCAACTGCTACTTATTTTTCACTTGATTTTACGCCTGCAACTATCAAAGAACCTTTTAACAATGGATTAGGGTATAATCTAGGATTTGAACATTTAACATATCCATATCCTGCAAGTAATAGTACAGTTAATCAAGCACCATCTACTTCATACGAAGGAGAAACATTTCCTGATTTATATGGTGATTCTTATGTATATCTTGCAATTAATGACTATAACGTAATTGAACATCAAAATTTTAACAACACATACTTTCCTGTTTTTGCAAAGATAATGTTACCAGAGAAAAGTAAAAATAAATTGGTTACAGATATTGATTTACTAAATTTAGTTCAACGAGAATATAACTTTTTACAACCGGTTAACATAAGTCGTCTTCGAATTACATTATATGATGCATATGGTAATGTAATTGACTTAAAAGGTGCTAATTTCTCGTTTACTTTAGAATTGAAAGAAGTTATTAATATGCATCTATATGAAAAGATGAGAGAGATATAAATCTTTCGTTTAATCAAGTATAATGGAGAAGTCTGTGCTCGAAAAAATTGAAGATCCAGTGGTTCAGAACCGATATAATATGACATCAACATCTGCACAATATACCCAAGAGCATAATGGACGTGTACCCAATATTAATGATCCTTCATTAGCTGGGGTTTCTGCTAGACCTTATAAAATGTATTGCGAACAAGGATCTTCTCTTTATGGAAGTACTCCTCGTCAGGAACTCGTAGGTCACATACATAAAGAAACTCCATTAAATGCTGTATTTTTTAGTGCAGATAACATTAACCATATTCAAAAGGGTATCTATGAGCAAGTTTTGCTTATGAGTGGTAATAAGTATCATATCGATCGTCAAAATGACGACGAAGTTAAAATAGTAATGCGAAGTTATTACCTTATGTTTGCAGAGAATAACCCTGCTAAAGTGGCTGTTGAACTTGAAGAACTAAATAAACGTGTAATCGGCTATTGTGCTGCAAAAGTTTATTCAGAAGTAGATTTTCACATGTTTTATCGCAAGGATATCGAGGATTTTGCACCTCCTATTGCTAATCCTACAAATGTTAAGGTTTATGGAACGCGTACAGGTGAACTGAAATCATTTTTTTAATGTAATTAATGGAACTTCGAACATTCTATAATAGAATTTATGGAAAATACGATAAACAATTGTATGTGTTTGAACCCTTGTGGGATTCATTCCGACCAATAGAAAGAGTTGGATGGAATGGAAAACAGTTTTCAATTGTAGATTCAAAATACAAGCAGGATATTTTTAGTAGAACGTATGGATTTGAAGGTTTAGAACAGAAAAATTTATGCAAAAGGTTATTAGATGAAACAGAACTAGAACATTCAGTTGAAATTATAGATCCGGTAACTTTTTGGAAATGGTGTGGAGAAACAGAAGCAAAACTTTTCAAAGATAGACCGTGTGTATTTGCAAATTCATGTGTAGAAAAAGACTGGAAGAAGTATTTAAAGTATCTTGAAGTAAAACCACGAACACTTCGAAATTTTAATTTAGGCCGAACAACTAAGCGTTTACTACGAAGAAATGGTTCTTTAAATAAATGAGAGTAAACATTATCGGAAGTTTTCAATCAAATACAGGACTTACTCTCGATTCTAATATTTTGAGAGGTATTCTATTTGCTGTATTTGGTAAAGATACTGAAATTGCATGTGTACCACATGTTTATCCACAATGTGCAGAAGCAGATGCAAATATATTTTTAGAAGTAATTAATCCATGTCTATTTTCATATGCACGTAAGAATATTTGGATCCCTAATCAAGAATGGACTTATCGATCATGGATTCCTTACATTGAAATGGTTGATGAAATTTGGGTAAAGACAACAGAAGCACGTAAATGTTTTAATGATGTTTCTAATTGCAGTTCGAAGATTAAATATATTGGCTGGTCAACAGTTGACAAAGGTTGGAATCCTGACAATTGGAAAAAGAATTATTCAAAAGCAATTGTTCCTGTAGGAAAAAATATATTCCGTCACCCAAAACCTATATTTCAAGCCTATATGAGACTTAAGGAAGGATCACCTGATATTTATGCAAAGCTTCCAGTCTTACATGTAGTATACTCACCGACTCATATTGCAATAACAGTGCCTTCAGAGATTGAAGATAAAGTAATTGTAAAAGCTGAAGTTCTCAAAGCAGATGATTATGATGAATTATTAAAGGAATGCGGAGTAGCTATCTGTATGTCTGCAGCAGAAGGATTTGGACATGCAGTTGTTGAAGCAATGACAGTTGGATGCAATTTGATTCTTTCTCCAATTTCTCCGTTTGTCAGGGATATTATTGGTGAGGTTCAATCGGGTGTTTATTATGGCGAAGCAAGTGAAACTGTTAATCAAACAGAATGCATTGGTGTTCTTGTTGAGACAAGTGTATCTTCTATTATGACTGCATTAACAGAATATGTAGAAACTCCTTATCAGCATAAACGAAATGGTTCAAAAACAGTTCGTTCTCTGTATGAACACAACCATAAAGCATGGGTTGAAAGTATGAAAAAGTTTTTACCAGAATCACTTGATGTAAATTTGCCACCATATACTCTCAAGGATGTATTTCCAAAGGAAGAAGATTTGCCAGATATTTCTATTTTAACTATAACTCGTGATCGTAGAGTATTTATGCCACTTGCAAAATATTCTTACATGATTCAATCATATCCTGAAGATAAACTTGAATGGGTTATTGTAGATGATGGTGATGATCCAATTGAAGATACTCTCATTGGTGTTCCAAATGTGAAATATGTAAAATGCGCTCCTGGTCTAACGATTTCACAAAAGCGTAATCTTGCAGTTGAAAATGCAATGTATGATATTATGGTTACTATGGATGATGATGATGTTTATCCAAATAATAGTGTTCTTCAACGTGTAGCTATGATGTTAAAGGCACCTACAAAAGAGTGTGCATTTTGTACGACAATTCCATGCTATGATATTACTAAATTTTCATCTTTTATGAATGTTCCACCATATACCTTACCTATGAGTCAACGTGTTTCAGAAGCAACTTTAATATTTACTCGTAAATTCTGGAGTGAAGGAAAATTTGATGATTCAGTGCATATTGGAGAAGGTAACGCATTTATTCTCGGTCGAGAGCAAATGTGCCGTGAGTTATCACCTCAAGATGTTATTGTAAGTTTAATCCATCCAAAAAATACTTCATCTCGTAAGACTCCTACATTTAACGAACCAAACGGGTGTCATTATGGCTTTAATGAAAATTTATTTATGTTAGTTACTGAAATTGGTCAAAAGCTTGCACCTAGTACTTTAGACCAAAAAGAGAGCGACGGCGGCGATGCGTCTTCTTAGTGTGGCGTCTGCGTCGGCCACCAGTAGCGACAGGTGCAGATGTTTCATTCTCAGGAACACCTGAATCAGATCCACCACCGCGCATCTTTAGACCAGCCTTAGCTAGCATGCGTCGGACAGTCTTCTTCTTAACGAGACGAAGCTTCTTGTGAGAACGACGCTTTCCACCTAAGACAGGTGCAGAGTTACCAGCAGTTCCATTAGCGACAGTATAAGCTTCAACACCAGACATTTTATACTTATCTTAAGAGAAATTCTTTAGGCGCTGCATGAGAGACAAGTGGGATCGACCGTAAATTTTTGTGCAGATGACACAGCTTTTGTACGCAAGTAATAACAACCTGTCTTTAGTCCTTGCTTCCAGGCAAACATATGCATTGATGTAATCTTAGCATATGTGGGTTCGGCAAGAAATAGATTAAGTGATTGAGATTGACAGATAAATGGGGCTCGATCACGAGACATTTGAATAATTGTTTTTTGTGGAATTTCCCATACAGTTTTATATAGCATACGTATGTCTTCTGGAATTTCCTTAATATCTGCAATACTACCATTGTTTGCCATAATTTGAGTACGAATATCTGTTTTCCATAAGTTCAACTTAATCAAATCTTCAACTAGATATTTATTTATGATGATAAAGTCACCACTCAGTACGCGTCTAGTATATAAGTTAGATGTGAACGGTTCAAAACATTCATTATTTCCTAAAATTTGAGAAGTTGATGCAGTTGGCATAGGAGCAACAAGTAATGAATTTCTAACTCCATTCATGCAACGTTTACGCAAATTGTTCCAATCGAGATATGTTGTAATAGGAGTTTCATTCCACAAATCAAATTGCATCTTCCCTTGACTGATCGGTGAACCTTCAAAGCTTAAATATGACTTATTATCATTTAATGGAAGTCCATGCCATTCATCATTTGTTGCACCTAACATACTGGCAGTAGCAGCTGCAAAATAAATGTTCTCAAATATTTCACGATTTAACTTTGAAGCTTCAGGTGAAGTCCATGGTAGACGCATTATAGCAAATACATCTGCTAAACCTTGAACTCCAATTCCAATAGGACGATGACGTTTATTAGAATTTTCACATTTGAGTGTAGGATAGAAGTTCTTATCAATTACAATATCAAGATTGTTAGCTAGAATTGAAGTATAATTTCTCAACTTTTCAAAGTTAAACTTTCCATTCTCTACAAACTTAGGAAGTGCAAGTGATCCAAGATTACAAACTGCAGTTTCATCAGGAGATGAAAACTCCATGATTTCTGTGCATAAATTTGAACTCTTAATTGTTCCCAAATTCTTTTGATTGCTTTTTGAATTAGCAGCATCCTTATAGCAAAGATAAGGTGTACCTGTTTGAATTTGAGAATCTAATACCATCTGCCATAACTTTTGTGCAGGCATTGTTTTGCGACCTTTTCCAGCTGCCTCATATGATGTATAAAGCTTTTCAAACTCTTCACTATGAACATCATCTAGACCAGGACATTCACGCGGACACATAAGGGTCCAATTTTCATTCTTTTCTACACGCTTCATGAATAGATCTGGAATCCAAAGGCCATAGAATAGATCACGTGCACGATCTTCTTCTGCACCTTGATTCAACTTAAGACGCAGAAAGTCTTCAATATCTGCATGCCATGGTTCTAGATAGATAGCAAATGATCCATTACGTTTGCCTCCTTGATTAACATACTTTGCAGTATCGTTATAAACTTTCAACATAGGAACAATTCCAGTTGATTCACCATTTGTTCCGTTAATCTTAGAACCTCTTGCTCGAACATTGTGAATTGAAAGTCCAATACCGCCAGCCCACTTACTAATTTGAGCACATTCTCCAAGTGTTTCATAAATTCCCTTAATAGAATCTTCACTCATATTCGCTAGAAAGCAAGATGAAAGTTGTGGGTGATTTGTGCCAGAATTGAAGAGTGTAGGAGTTGCATGAATGAAATATCCTTCTGAAAGTGCATCATATGTTTCCTTTACCTTTGCAATGTTATTACCATGAAGTTGAATAGCTACACGCATCCACATATGTTGTGGACGTTCAACTACCTTTCCATCAATTCGAAGAAGATATCCTTTCTCAAGAGTTTTGAATCCAAAATAATCAAACATGAAATCACGGGAATAATCAATAAATTTATCAAGTTCATGTCCAAGTACAAACGCTACATCATAATAAGCTTGAGATACTAGACCAGCTTCATTTAGACGATGAGCCAAAGTTGCCATATCACTAGGTGTATTCTTTTGATGGTTATCGATTACAATACGAGCAGCAAGCTTACCGTAGTTAGGATGGTTTCGAGCTACCATCATAGCAGCGGTTTCTGCAGCAAACTCATCTAATTTAGAAGTAGCCATATCATTTTGCAATTGGCTACAAACCTTTAAAGCTACATCATCTGGGTTTACATGCTCTAATCCATCTGATAGTTTACGTAAGCGTTGTAGAATTTCATCGAATGAAACAGGAACACGGTTACCATTTCGTTTAATTACATAAATGTGCTCCATTGTATTAAGTGCCATCCTATACATTAAGAACTCGAAAATCCGTTCTCAACTAAGAACTTAGTTAGATGCAAGCTTAACAGAAATATGCATAGATTGTAGTTCCTGTATGAAAAGACGTAAGGAATATGGAACAGTTAATTCTGTCGTTTCAACATCTTCATCTGCATCTAGAAGACCAGTTTCAGGTTGAAATAAGAATTTAGATTTATCTGAACGTTCCATTAAAGATTCATTTAAAAATTTTGATAATCCATGTGATAAAATTCCGTCACGTTCCATTTCACCAATACGTAATCCACCATCACTTGCACGACCTTCTAATGGTTGATGTGTTAATAACTTTTTAGGTCCAGTAGATCTGTAATTAATTTTATCATCAACCATCAATTTGCTTCGAATATAATATGTTGGAGCCATAAAAACTTCAGATGCCATCATTTGACCAGTTTCACCGTTATAAAGAACTTCATGGCCATATTTATGAAATCCAGCTTTAGTCAATAAATCACTCATTTCTTGAACACGATTTTGTGTTGTAAAAGGAGTTGCATCAATAACACATCCCATATCTAATCCTAATTTAGAAGACATCATTTCAATAAACATTCCAATTGTCATTCGACTTGGAAATGCATGTGGATTTACAACCATATCAGGTCTCATTCCATTCTTTGTATAAGGCATATTCTCTTCAGGTACAATCATGCCACATGTTCCTTTTTGTCCGTGACGAGCTGAAAACTTATCACCAAATACTGGAATACGAGACTCAACAATTCGTATTTTTACACCACGTAATCCTTGATCTGTTACATATCGATAAACGCAATCTATAATTCCATGCTGGCCACGTTTAGGTTTATAAGATGAATCAATATATCCAGTTGTTTCTCCAGAAGCTGATCTAACAGGAGTAACCATTCCTACTAAAATTGTGTTATCCTTGATTACAGATCCTTCTTTAATAATACCTTCTGCATCTAACATTGAATAATCATATTTAGGATTTAAAACAACTTTATCACGAAAGTTTGAATTAGTTATAGTATTTACAAATTCTGTATGAGGAAGACTTTTAGGATCTATATCTTTAGTCATCATTACAAACGTTGTCATCTTTTCTTGAACATCATATGAATGGTAATAAGATGTATGGAACATACCACGTTTTAATGATGCTTCATTTAGCAAAATAGAATCTTCTTGGTTGTATCCTGAATACACACATAAAGCTACAGTTGCATTTTCTCCATAAGGCATGCAACCATTTCCTCCTAGAACAGGATTATATGTCCAAGTTTGTGAAATTGGTCTTTGTCCATAATTTAACCAAGTTGAAATAGTATCAAATCGCTTGTTAAATGCAGTATTGTACCAAGAACATGCTTGTTTTACTTGCTGACAACTAAACATGTTACGAGGAGCTTGATTAAAATCAGAAAATGGAAGAACACTTGCAGATGGTGAAAAGATTGTAATTCCGTGAATTTCTGAGTGAAATTTTGAAGAAAATGGTTCCATTGAAATACGTAAACACTCTGTCTCTTGTGCATCTATAAAATCCATATGTTTATTGAGCATATCAATCCATGTTTTTGTTGATTTTATAGTTGTTCCTGTAACACCTTCTCGATAAATTGGTCTAGATGGTCTTCCTGCATCTGTAAAAATAATATACTCATTTGCAATACGACTCCAGCATAATGAAACAAACTTTTGTAGTTCTTGCTTTCTACGAAGTTCTAACAATTTTTTATGAATTTGTTCAGTTTTTCCATCAATAACACCAACCAAATCAGAATTAATAAAAACTTTTGTCCATGTAGGATTCCAAGTAGATGGATGAATTTCTGCAATTAATGTAAATTCAGATTCTCTTTTAAGAATATCTAAAACACTAGAAGAAGGTACTGCAGTTGATAACGAACATAGAGTTGTAAGAGATTTAATCATTCCAATATTGTGACCATCTGGGTTATCTGATGGACACATAAGTCCCCAACCACTTGAATGTATTCTTCTTGGCTCTACTATTTTTGTACCCTTATCCATCTGCAAATTTACACGTCTCATATGTGCAATAGTTCCTAAATATGAAAAACGAGATAACTCTTGTGAAATACCATCTTTACCACTCCATTTTCCCTTAAAAGATTTCTCAAATTCTTCTATAAACATACGTGATATCCAATATTTGTTTATATCTTCCGGTTTAACCAAGTCTACAATATTTTTACCAGCATACGTTTGACGCTCATACTCAATTCTTCTATCAAGATTGGTTAACATTTCTTTTGAAACAATTTCATAAATTCTAGCAAATTCGTTGAAACATAGATCACCACCTGCAAGAAGACGCTTAAATCTAAAATGATCTCTATCAGATGGTTCTGTAATACGTAATGCAACATCCATTGCTAGACGTAACATATGACCTAACAAATAAGCTTTGCGACGATAGAAAGAAGCATTCGATTCATTCTCATGCAATTCACAATGAGGAAACATCATTTCGTAAAGTGCAACAAATATGCCTCCATTGCTACGTGTTCTGGTTTGACGTCTTAAGAATAGAAAATTAGGATCTTGATCTTGTTCGGCTTCTTTTGCCATTTCTTGACGAAGATAGACTTCATGAGAAAGTACAAGTTCCATAAATATTTCAGAATAAATCTCTCTTTCTTTTTTAGGAATTCCATAAAAAGTAATATCATAAATATCTTGATGAGTTGTAATTCCAAGTGCATAAAAAACACTCAATAAAGGAACTGGTTCATTAAATCCAGGCAATGTAATCGTTGCCATTCGTCGAGTATAAAAGTCAGAATAATCATTCGTCTTTTTAATTTCAGCAGGATCATTAGGTTTTACATTTCTAGGAGGTATAAGCAAAAAGTGAGAATAAGGACCTTTTGTTCCATCTTCTGATTGTGAACGAACACCGCTAAAGTATTCAAAATCTTCATCAGCGCTTCCTTCAAGTTGACTTGAAATTTCTTTTTCAATCAAACTTCTTGGAGGATCTTGGTCCTTTATTATTTTACGTTTTGATGCATAAAACATATTATTTCCTAACATCTCTTGGGTCAGAAGAACTTTTTCAGATCCTCCAATAACGAAATAACCTCCTAGTTCAAATTTGCATTCTCCCACATTATAAAGTTCATCGGATGACATAGAGGATAAATAGCAAAGGTGACTCTTCAACATAAGAGGAATTTTCCCAATAAATACATTATCGAACTGTTTATTAATTGTTTCAGTTCCAATTACATATTCAATTTCAATATCAGCAAAAACATCAAGTGCATACGTTTTATTTTCAAGTCGACATTGGTGTGGAAAAATCATGTTATCAAATTCATCTACAGGTGGTAAATACCTAATCTTATCATTAGTCTTACCTCCAATATAAATACTAATACTACGATTATCTGCTAATACCAACTTTCTAGGATTTTTTCCTTTAATGAAGTTGGGTAATTTTATGCTTAGAAAATCTACAAACGAGTCTAAATGATGACGAACAAACGGATTTGGAGTTTGTGAAAAATATGTATCAAACACGTGTCTGGCAACTTCCATTCCTCTCTTGTAGATAAGTAAGAATGGAGATTTCAGCTGTTATCCTCACTCTAGTGTTCACTGCAATTTTTACAGTTATTATCATTTTTATATCTAGGACATTCATGTACAACTACATGGAGACGCCTCCAGTAAAAATGTCAAAATGCCCTACACGATGGAATTTTAATTCAAGTACAAATATGTGTGAACCTTCTTATGAAACAGTATGTTTACCATTTAATCCTGACGTTGATACATTAAAAACAGTGGCGCAAAAATGTGCGTTGGCAAATCATTGTGCAACTGATTGGTCTGGGGTTTGTAATTAAAAAAGTATACTATTACTTCTCTTGAAATGTTATGTAGTGACTATGATATGCAAAAATTTCATCAGCTTGACCAAGATTCAATGACTTTAACATTTCTGCACGTGAATCAAAGAATCCGATTGATGTGCCGAGAATAAAGAATTCAAACTTTTGGTTAGAAGAAATCTGTTCGCTCTTAGTTTTCTTTACCTTTTTTACTGTATCCATTTTTTTAAATATATTTAACACTTTATATATAAATGTGTTTTCAGAGTTATTTCTAATATATAGCAATGTACTCTGAAGTTTATAGACCTACATTTTTGAGAGAGATTATTGGACATGCAGATGCTAAAAAGAGTTTAGAAACTTATCTCACTTCAAATACATTTAAAAAATGCATCTTTTTAACAGGACCTCCTGGAATTGGTAAAACAACAATGGTATTAAGTGCCGCTAGAACTTTTAATTTTGAACCTCTCGAAATTAATGCAAGCAAATCAATTCGTAGCTTCGATGATGTTGAAAAAATTAAAGATGCATGTAGGTCTTCTATTTCAATAAATTCTTTGTTGTGTGGTGAAAAATCTAAACGTAAATGTGTAATTTTAGATGAAATTGATGGAAGTGATCCGCATGCTCAATCCAAGATTGTTGCATGGATAAAAGACTCAAGTCGGTGTGTTCCAATTTTATGTACAGGGAATGATATTCCAACTGTATTTAAAAGAAATATAGAACATATTGAAATTATAAGATGTTTTCCTCCGAGAGCAATAGACTTGCAATGTTTGTTTCCAGATATTGATATCACCACTGCATTAAAGGAATGTCAACATGATGTTCGTAGATTATGTAACTTTGTTCAATATGGTAAATCAGATGCACTTCCAAAGTTTAATGTTCCACCAACTGGATTACCTATTGAGAAGATGTTTGTGTTGAGGCAGGAGATGTTCCGTCTTCCTGACCCGTTTCGCGAATATCATGCCTGCAAACGGGACAACGTACGCTCGATTGAAACCAAGTAGTTAAACATGTTCGATGATATACATGTCTGCAATGACGTAAACGTGCCATTTCTCCAGTAATTGTTTCTTGACAAATTGCACAATCGTTACCTGATCCTGATACAGTTTCATAACTAACTGCATTAATAATATGAGTAGATGATGGAAGTACAGGAACTGGATCTGTAAACCCAGTTAAGTTTGGATTTGATACAGTAATAAATGCAGTCATTGTCTGATTTCTGTTATAAGATGAATGTATTCTAGTCAAAAGACTAATATATGCATACTCATTCATCAACATGCCATTAAGAACAATTGTTCTGTCACGATGAGGTACCATATTTAAAGTTCGTTGAAAAAGATCATTACGTCCATCCATTAAATCAGCAAGAAGATCTGGTGTTGGATCAATATCATTTATAGTACTAATTTCGTCGTCCATTAAATAAATAATGCAATATCTTTGAAAATAGGTGTTAGTGTCTGGTTATAAACATATCTAATGGTCCACGTTTATGTTTCTTTAAGTATTGAGCACCCATGAATAGAATATCATCCAACTCATTCTCTTTGTAATACAAAATTTTCAAAGTTGCTTCTTCTTCTGTCATTGTTTTCATATACTCGCTCATCCATACATTATAATTATGTTTAGGCCTATAACCATCCAATTGCTCAATTGCCAACGCAAATAGTTGGGCTACTGGTTTTTGTACCTGATTTGTGATATAAAATTCCGTATCAGGAGCAAGATTTCTCTCTTTTACGTAATCAATTTGTTCAATTCGTTCACCTTGTTTTTTAGCATCACGTTTATCTTTTATATAAATGTAAGCTAAACGATCACCTACTTGAGGTTTATTACCTGCATCACGTTCTTCCATTCGATCAGCTAATACACGATGTGCAATCTGTCCAGGATTTTTGTAATCATCACGAAGCTGTTTGGTAATTATAAATTTCTCAAGAGGAATCTTATTTTGCAGAATATTAACCAACATTTCTTTTACAAACTCTTGTGCTTTACGAATATCTCGATGTTCCATTAGAATATCTAAAGCTCCACCGAATACATCCTTTACAATTGGTGCATTATCTCGTCTCTTAAGTGCTACACCCATAGTCATACGCTTACACTTATGAACATCGTCTTCATATTTCATTCCTACGTAACGTTTACGACAGAATAGAATGAAAGGGTAAAGTGTTTTTTCATATTCAATTTTATGAGCTGCACGACATTGACTCGTAATTGATTGGGCTGCTTTCTTACCAAGTTCAATTGATTCACCTAAGTCCTTTGTAGGAAATTTGATGAATATAGAATCCGTGTCTCCATATATCACTTCTGCTCCAAATTCAGTTTCAACTACAGATTTTGCAAATTGAATACGTTCACGCCCTGCAGCAGTTGTACATGCTGCAACTTCTATTTTTCGAATAGGTGATGTTTTACTACCCGCTTGACCATATACTGAGTTAGCAACAACTTTATAAGCTAACTGCAGACCATTCAATACTGCTTTTTGTGCTTCATCTTCTGTTTTTTCCATAATTTTTCGGGTTTCCTTTCGTTTCTTGAGAAGAATATCAAGAGTCAATGGAAGTAATCCAATTGTTTTAGGATCAGTTGTAGGTTGCACAAATCCACATGTAATACGACCAGTTGATTCACCTTCATCGTTATGAACATCGTAACTAATTTCATCAATTTTATACCCGTTATTTCGAAACTCTTCACCATCAGTTCCTTCCTGACGAATCTTTTTACCGTTTATGTTAAACTCTTTTACATAGACCAACGTATCTGGAGAAAGATTAAATGCAATCATGTTGGACGGATACAGGGAGTTGAAATCTAAAACAGAGATCGGTTGATCTAGATACATTCCAATTTTAGGAGGCAGAACAATAGCACCTTCATATGAACTATCTCCTTCAAATCCTTCCTGTGTTAGAATAATTTGGTTACGCTTTGATGCATTGTAAACAACTGCAGAATAGATTTTAATTCCTTGGCCACGCAGAAAGATATATGTAATTGGAACACGACATACATCAGCCATTCCTCTTGCGTTAATCAATGTATCCAACTTAGCCATCACTGTAAGAACAAGATCACAATCCTGAACGCAATACTTTGCAATTAAAGCTCGTTGGTCTGGTGTTCCATGATGAGATGCAAATATATCTTTTGCTGTTACATCGTCCTTACCGAAACACCATTCCAAATTCTTCATGTCAATATCTTCGAAAGTGCACATAGAATTATGCTCTTCCAGTTCCACGATAAACTTTTTAGGAAACACTTCTACTACTTTAAACTTCATACCATCTGCATATGGATTAATAGTGTTTCCAACAATATCAAATCGTACAAGGTTTCCTACAAATAGTCCTCGTGTATTTTTTGTATGAATCTCAAATTGACGAGTCTTTCCACCACTAATAATTACAATATTTGATACCTTGTCTCGCAAGAATGTTGATGCTACATTGTCAAGTTTGTATGAATCTAAATTCTGTTCACGCCGAATACTCAATAACAAATCAATTGTCATACGACCAGGCATCTGAATGTATCTCACTGCAAATTTACCACTAGCAAGTTCAAATGTTTTCTTTTCTGTTTTAACTCTTTCTCGTGAATCTCCCCATTGATTTACTTCCACACGACCGAAGTTTAACGTAAGTCTATGAAATTCAGCTCTATCTGCAATATATGCATCATCAAAGCCAAATGTATTATACCCACACAATATATCTGGATTTTCATCGCGAATACACTTTTCAAACTTAATTAACAAATCTCTCTCGTCTTTACATGATATAAATTTTACAGTTGGATCAGCTGATGGTGTGCATTCTCCAATTAGAAATACGAATCGTTCTTCAGAAGTTAACATCATATCACTCCAACGGAAACTAAGGCCAATTTGAATAATTTCATCAGATGCATTTGATGCAACTGGAAACATTCCTGATTCAGAATAAACTTCTAAATCATATGAACAGACATAAAGTGGAATTGAAATATTTGTAAAGGGTTTGATTTCTTTATATTGAACTGTATATTCAACATCTACATTTACATCTTCTCCTACTTCAACCTGTTCACCATCAAATTCAAATGGAGATGCAGGATTGATATCAAGTTCGTGAAATAAGCGAAGCAATGGTGGAAGATTTGATTCATAAATTACAAGTTTCAGATCTTTTGCAATTCGACTAATTGATTTATAAATCCACAATGCAGGACACTCAATTTTCCAAACTTTGATTGGAACAAGACCAGAAAATCCAGTCATAGCATCCAATTTGGTTTCTTCAGTAATCTTTACGTTTCCAAAATTTGCAGGTTTCCCTGATTTTTTTGATTGTTCTGCTTGAAAGCGAATACGTAGTTCTTTTGCAGTGTCATTTGGTGAAACTTTTACATAAAAGTATGGACAAAATCCGGTAATACGAACTCTTGCAATATCACCGGAATCTGTTCTTCCAAATGCATCAACAACATATTTAAAATTTGAATCAAGTTCAACCCAATCACAAGGTTGAAACTTCATACTGTTGTTATTTCATTCTAAATCGTATTGTCTATTCGTTTTTTATGTGCTTAAGTGTTTAAAGGAATGACAAGTAATTCTGGATTACCAATGTTTTATGCAAGTACTACGGGTGGCGATGCAACTCGTCAACCAACATCATTTGGTAATATGTTTCCATTTATGCCAATGGGTTGTGGCGCAGTTTCTTCAAGTGTTCAATATGCAGGAATGGTTCCTAAAGGAAATTTTGGAAACTCGCCTGAGGGAGGATGTGGAATTGACACTCATACAGATTTACTTTGGGGTGCACCAGGCACTGCTCGTACCAAGGGAGATAAACAAACATTTTCTCGTCCGTTTGCAACAACACCCTTCTTAGGTCTTGGAACAATTGATGGTATTGAAGATCAAAACCGCGTTATGTTTGGCCACTCGACTGCAAATCGCAAGTCGATTCAGACTGTAACTGATAAACAGTTTCCGGTGTTTCAGCCACTGATAGCTGAGAAGGAAGCTGACATTCCTGAGAATAATTATTTTGTAGAACCGTTTCTTCGCGGTGGAATGGCATCACGTTTGATTCCAAGAACTCGGGTGGATTTGACTCAATAGGTTTAAAAGAATACATTCTATCATCATTTTCTTTCATTAACTTTCTAACATTTGCAATTTCAAGTTGTTCTTCGGTAAGATATTGTTCAACTTTTGGTTTATTAATATATTTATCAGATTTGTTAACCACTTTAACAAGAAGCTTATCGACTGCATCAGTCACATCCTTTGTTTCAGCGTACGCTAATGTTGCTTCTTCTATCGAACAATCTGTAAGATTGCAAATTGTTTGAATCGGGTCGCTCATTTTTTATTGTTTTAAATGTAAATACCATGAAGATATTTTTCATTGAAGCTTTGTGTGCTCCTGCGTTGTTGTATTTATTGTATACAACGATCCATATCGCGTTGGATCTTTCATTGGGAATGTATGCAACATCAGCCATTAAACTGATAATGGGACTTGCAGGTGTAGTCGTTTTGGATGCTTTATGTAGCGTAGATCTTGGTGTAGTGTCGTGGGCAATTATTGTTACACCATTTATTATGGTTGCATTGGCCAGTAGTATCTCTCTTGGATTAGGTATTGATAGAATGGTAGAGAAATCTCTACGTGAAACTTTTCTCACTGGCGATAATCTAAAGAATCGTGATAAACTTGTTACTCAGCTAAAAAATCAGGATGCGCTCCCACTTTCATCAAGTTTTATTTATTAAATTATAAATGCTATATTTGGCTTATACACAAATATTTAAGCTCAGTCGCTATATACAGGATGTATTCTGTCCAATGAAAAAGTATAAAAAATTTAAAAATACAAATTATCCCTGGCTATGGATTGGAGCAGTATGTGGTGAAAATAACATACAAAGTGTAACTGAATTAATTAACGATGAAGTCTATCCAGGATGCCATGTTGATTACAAATTTTTAGAAAGTGCAACTGGTCTTACACCCACTTCATGGTTATACTTAGATTCAACGTTAAATGAGATTGAATTTCCTAAAGAGGGAATAACAATAGCACAAGATGATCCCGTCCAATAAAGATGTTCGAAAACGTCTTCAAATTAATAATACTTACTATGTCGTGATGAATAATGAAAATTATTTTGAAGTTGCAGAAGAATTTGTGCGACTTCAAAGTTTATTTATAAAAGATAGTTTACTAGAGATTATTATGCAATGGTTTGAAATGGTAATAAGCCCACTATTAACATTTTTCATATCTTGGTACACAAGTGAACCACCAAGTATATTTTCATTAATGAGTATTCAAAAATCAATTGATTTATGGATAAGCTGGTACAAGTTTCAAGAATTAGGAAAAACAATACGTGAATGGAGGACAATAGTTCGTTCCATTAACGGACCTTTTATTTCAACAAATAATGCTAAATATCATGTGTTCGTTTATGCAGATGCAATGCAAAGAATAAGAAATAGTTTAAGCGAGAGGAGAAGCACCATCACCAAAGAAAGTACTAAAAGTCTTTAATAATTCTGCACCTTGTTCAATTGCAGGTTTCATTTCGCCTAACGAACCCATGAGTTCCTTTTGAAGCTCTAGCAATTCTTTTGTATCACGTCTCATACCACCAATTTGCTCGGGGCTTAAATTACGATATGCATGTAGAATTGTTGTACCAATATCTACATGTGGATCATCTGTCTTTGGAGGAGCTGGATCGGGATTTTTCTCTGCCTTCTCATCATTTTCAAAGTTTTCATAGGTTCTACGTGTTATCATTGAAATCAAATAGACTCCAACAATTCCTGCAACAAGTGACACTGTATGGGACAAATGGAATCCATATGCACTAACAAGAAATCCAAGTACAACCCACGCAACCATAAACCCTAAACGACGTTGAACAAGATAGATTGCAACTATAATAAATAGAACTCCTGCTACCAGACTGTCGTTATTCATCTTATCTATTTTAAAGAATGAAATTTATTTAGGACCAGCTGTGACAAAACTGGAATATCCTCCGCCTGGCTGCACACCATAATTATTAAAAGAACCACCTGCTGCAGTACCCGGTTCTCCTCTAGTTGTAACAGGGACATAATCAGCTATACCTCTGCTACCTGTTCCTTGATAGGATGCAGATGCAGTTGCAAATCGAGTACCTGCTCGTTGTTTACGATGACGACGTTTAGTCTTCTTACTAGTTCGCTTACGACGTCTTGCACCACATTGAACACCTCCGCCTGCAAGAGGAGCTACTTCGGTAGCACGAGACCATTGAGGTGCACCTGTTCCTACTGCTCCGGTAAATCCATAATAACCACCCTTACGTGTCTTTCTTTTCATAGTGTGACGCATTTACTCTAGGTTGGGAATCTTTTCTACTACTACCCAATTATTTTCAACTTGAATACAACTACAATCAAACTCTTCACCCTTTTCGCGCAAATAGAATGACGTTTTTATGTCAGGGACCTTTAAGTAACCTGTAAAAGGTACACTTTCATAACAATCTGGCATATTCATGCGAACAAAATGAATCGTTTCCGAGTTAGTCTTTTCTACATAATATCCTGGCTTTGCTATTTCTTCTTCATAGACTTCATATCCTTTAATTGCAACATCCTTCAAATCTGATTTATGAATTAATTTAATTGTTACGTTATGTACATGAGACGTAAATGTCTTCAAAAATAACTTTAACCAATCATATCGTTGTGAAAAAGTTGAACATGCAAATACACAATTAGAATTATATAACCAAATATCTGCAACTACAAATTCAAGTGGCGATAATCTTTCGACACGTAAAAATGTACCACCGCAAATACGTTCATCTGCAATACATGGGAGTTTTTTACATTCTTGATTTGATATCCAAAAACAGTTAGGAATATTGTTTTCATATGTAAAAACTATCCATCCTGAAGTTCCAGTTGTTTGAGGAACTTCTACTGTTTTAAGCTCCGGGGGGACGGGTTTCTTGAATACCTGGCGGAAGCTCGGGGTCCAGCCGTAAAGATTCTGCAGCTGGTTTACGAGGCTCATATTCTGGAAGTTGTATGTTTTGTGGTGGCTGTGTGAAAACAGGTGGAGGTATTACTGGTGCTTGAGGTTGAATAACAGGCGGGGCTGCGGGAACATGCACATCGCGGTATATAATTTTGGGCTCTGGCGGATAGATCATACGAGTAGCAAAAAATGTACTCATCTGCAAAATAACCATTACGAGTATCGTTGCAACTGCTACATATAATACGTCGAGAACAATCATTCGATTTAACTTAGAGAAAGCTTTCTTGGAAGACAGCAAAGACGCGATGGATGCTATTAAAGAACAAATTGAACAAAAAGTGGAGGATGTTATTATTGACAAGGTAGAAGAGCTAGCTGCACCTGCTGCAGATGCGGCTGATAAGGTTGCTGACTGGGTTGAAACTAAAACCGAGAAAGCTTCGGAAGAAGTTGCTGCGAAAGTTGATGAGGCTCTAAAGCCAGTAACAGATGTAATTGCAAAATTGGAAGAGAATCCTGAAGTAAAGAAGGCAATTGATGCAGTCGTTGCTCAGGTAGATGGTCGAATGTTTACATGTTGGTGCTGCTGTGGGTTTGATCTGACTCTACGTATAAGTCGTCGTGTTCCAAAAACTTCTCTCGCCAAGCAACCGGATTTGCAGAGTGTAGCACTTCCAGTTGTTCAGAGTACTCAACCCGTGGAATCAAGCCCTCCCAAGGTTGAAGTTCCATCTTCAGAACCCCCTGCTGAAGAAAGTAAGACCGTCTCTGTTTAAGTTCTGGTATGTAACACATTCCATCTGAACACCATAAAAATGATACTATTTCGCTTGAATTAAATTTTATTGGTTTAGACTGTGTAACTCGTGTTAGAATCATTTGTCTTTATTGTTTGAATAGTGGGTAAACCCATCTTAACACGCAGTTCATTGCAATTTTGAATAATTTCGGTAAGAATCATGGCATCATATAAAGAATTATGAAGTAAAGTTGATTGTGGTTTTTTATGAAATGTAAATTCATATAATTCAATTAATTTAGGCCATCGATATCCCCATTCACCAGATAGTTTACATAAATCAACAGAAAGTAGCATAGTACATTTTCTTTTATAATAGCTATCATTGATTTTCATACCAAGATCCCAATGATATGCATTCATAAGAACATTGAAATCAAATTGCATATTATGTGCAACTAAACAGTCATAAGATTCACTTGAAAATGCTCCAATTGCTTCAAGCAACGAAACTCCATGTTCTACTGCAAATTGATGTGTGATACCGTGTATTTTTGTTGACTCAGTTGGTATTGACCATTTAGTAGGTTTGATAATAAATGACTTCTTTGATTCAATTTTATTTGTTTCTACGTCTAAAATTACCCAAGAAATGGACACAATATGAGGCCAGTTGTTAGGTTCTTTAATTGCTTGTTTATTTCGATTTAATGGAAGTCCTGTAGTTTCTGTATCAAAAATACAAAGCTTCATTTGTTTAAAATAGTATTTCATGTTAAAATGTTTACGACTGCATCAAATAGTAAGTAACAAGACCAAAAACAACGGAATGAACCAATAGACCGTAATTAGTAGGGCATCCTGCTTCTGCAATTTTGAACAACGTAGTGAACTGGGGGACAACCGAGCCGACGACGCCTCCTACAATTTGGTCAACAAATCGGTATGTAAAAGGAGAGCTAACGACATAAAAAAGAAGGGCGGCGACGAGAGATGCTTGAACTTTTCGTGACAACATCATTTTGTATTATCATAATATTTTAAACGAGCTGCTCGTAATTCTTCAGGAGTTTTTACAATTATTTTTTCTGGTTCAATAACATTTCCTTCTAGCTGACACATTGCAGTCCATTCTTCTTTTTTAATGTTTTGAAATGTCTTCAAACAAATTGAAATATCTTTGGGCGTTTTCTTTCCCATATGACGGGTATAATCACAAGTTGTCATAACAATATATTTTTCATATGGTCCGGATCTCATGCATAATGCATAGAATGTTGATAGCTGTTTCCACGTAAGAACATTCTTTTTAACCGATACATGCTTTTTATATTTGCATTGAACTGCAATAAACTTCCCATTGTGTTGACAGATAATATCAATTCCAAAATCTTGTCGTTTCAAGTTAAGTTTATCTAAAATTTCAGATGGAACATCTTCAAGTCTCCAAACTGTATCATATTTCTTTACAAATTTGAGATAGAGTACGCAAAACTCTTCAAAGATATCTCCTCTTATTTTTTTATTATTGCGAGTTCGCATTTCAGTTAAAGTATGTGCTGGTTGTTCATACCATTTTTGACATTCTAAAAGAAATTCATCAAATAAATTGAGCGGAGTTCTCAGCAAAATTTCATGTAAAACTTCTTTCATATTTCAAATTACCAACCGTGACTTCTTTTAATTACGTTTTCTATAAAAATAGTCTATGGGCGAAACATTTTCAATACAGAACCAACGTTGTACACAATCAACAAAACACCCAAGGCTGCATATACAAATGTCATTGCATTAGCAGTTCCACTTTGAAGTCTTGGAACTTCATTAACTAGGAGATAGACACCGGCCGCCAAGAAAAAGACTTTTAACATTAATTTCCACCAAAGCATTTTGTTTATATCAATCTAATTTTTTTAACTAAATGTCTTTTTTGTTTGAATGATCGCAAGTATCCATGATGGTATGTTTACAACAATATTTTGCACAATTGTTATATCTTGAGGAACTGGAGAATGGATATCGAGAGTATTCCCTTCGCATAAAAACATTACTGCAGTATTTAAGAAACATAATCGATTTTTCAACAAAGAAGGATTCCACCGCAAACAGTGTAGCTTAAATAATGCATCCATATACGGTTGTAATATTCCAGCTTGAACGGATTTCTTTGAAGCATCTTGAACTGCATCCCAGATCATCCAAATAACCATTGTACAATAACTTTCATCAATAAACATATTTGGACGATGACCGCAAACTAAATGAAGTTTAGTCTGTTTTTTGTATTGACTTGCATATTTCAATATCCATGCAATCCAATACATTGCCCTCGTATAATCTCGTGTTTCATTGCGTAAACAATAAACAAGTTCATTAAATGGAATATAAATTTCTAATGGATCATCTTCTTTCGTGAGAAGACGACCGTAATTTGCAGATGGTGATTTTAAGTTTTCTGTAATTGTTAATTGAAGAAAGTCATGTTCGGGTTTAATTTTTGGAAATGCTGGAAGTTTATGTTTGCGACACAAAGCAATAGAAGCTGCTGCTTCACAAATTAAAGTTCTTACATCAGGATTATTACGTATATCCGTCATAGCCATAAGAGTATACTGGCCTTCGTAAGGTGCAAATTTCTCATACATTTTGATCAAATATAAAAATGAATTAGGAGCTGCTCTGTTAATGTGTTGAGCAGTTGATTCAAATAAAGTTTGCCACATAGAATGCACTAATCCAGAACATAAAAGTTCTAATGCCCAATAACATGCGTAATCAGCATGACCAAGTTTAACATTTTCACTTAAAACTTTATAGACGTGTTGTCGCAGATGTCCAGAAAATGTAAATTTCTGAAAATCTAATACTGTACGTGAGTCAACTACGTTCATTACATTCTACTTATTTTGAAAAATCAACGAAAGTAACTCAACACATTGACGAACAAGTGGTCCATCATATCCAATTTCGTTTGCTTTTTGTAGTGGTTCTTTGCATAATTCCATAAGATTTAAAATATAATTATTCATTGTCTATTAGGTTTGTAATTATTTAATGCAAGTATATATTGCATTGGATGTGTATTAGGACGACTTGTTGTTTTATAACCCAACCATTTGACAAATTTACTTCGAAATGATTCTATGCAACTCATTACTTTCATTGGGACATAATTCAAAAAAATATTTACCGTACATCATCAACATATATTTTTGATTTTTGTCTTCTGTTTTTATAATTTCAAGCGACACATTCATTATATGAAACCATTTATTATTATGTAATTCATAAAACCTAGTCACTCTATTCTCCATCTACTATAAATGCGTCTGTATTCATTAAATTACTACTAACCAATTCACCAGGCAATGTACCAACTTGAATACCGGCTTCTATATCATTTGATGTTAGTTCTCCTTTAAGAATAACATATTGACCTTCATTTACAGGTGGAGTTCTAGTTGTTAACCAATTTTGAATTACTTGTTTATCCTTTACAAATTCAACATCTCCAGATGCCGTAAAATCATATTTTACATCAAAATCATCTAAAGTTTTAGGCCATGAAGATTGCGATTGTCTTTCGTAAATTCTGATTGGTTTATTAATATTTTCTTCAAGAATTTTAGCAGTTAGATGTCTGAATCCAAAAAGACTAACAGAATACAATGGAAGCCATTGCTTTCCATTTTCTGTGTTTTTGACAACCCATCTTTCATTAGAATCTTTTCCGAATTCAATAGTTCCTTCTACGTATAATTTTGCTTCTAGATCTGGTTGATTCATTTATTTGGTAAAATAGACAAGATATTGATATTCTTTTCCGCATTGAACTAAATTTACATTTTCTACATGTCTAAATCCACTTGTTTTAAAAATATCAATCATTCGTTCCTTTGAAGGCATTGTCCAATGATGTTTATTTTCACGATATTTTGCACCTTTGTTTTGTGATTTATCATAAAATGTTAATGTTTCATGAAACAGTGTTTCATCTTCATTCTTCTTTTTATTAAAGCGTCCAAGGTATTTGAATTTATCAAAATAAATAGCAGAATCAGTTTGACGTTCATATGAATACTTTTGCAATGAAAATGCTGCAAAAGGACTAGCTAAGTCAAGTAAAGGATCAAACTTGTCAGGATCTACTAAATGAACTATGAAATATCCACCCGGTTCTAACCATTGATAAGCATTATCTGACAGAATTTTTGGATTTGGAAACATATATGCAGAAAAGTTTAGAAGAAGTGCATGAGTTGCTGATTTTTGAGGAAACAAATGGACTTGAGTAACATCACCCTTTGTAAACTTAGCAGATGGACAATCACTTCTTGCTTTTTTAATCATTGCATCAGAAATGTCTACACCTGTGTAGGACACACCAAAATTATTAAACCAACAAGCATGAGGAGCTGTTCCGCAACATAAATCTAGAACTTTTACACTTGAAATTGGCCATCCAGCAAGAGATATTTCGCGTATAGAAGTTTGTTCATATTGCAATTTATCTGCACCATGCCAAAGAGAGTTATAAATTGAAGCATATGTATCATCATATATGTCAGATGAATCTTCATATGATAGACTTTCTGCTCCATCATCAAAATGTTCAACCGACACGTACCATCGTGCAAAACTATACATTAGCAATACAAGCACTGCTAAAAAAAGATATGCTGTTTCCATTATCTTTATGGTGGAAAACGAATTTAATATTGCGAGCACGATAACTATTTTATTTTTTTACCGCCAATTGGAATCATAGGTGTAGGTTGAGGAGTATAAAAATATGATAGAATGACACTACGTTTGCTATAAAGCATGTAAAGTACATTTAATGCAAGTATTCCTATAACTGCATATAATAGATAAATCATATATTCAGACGGTGTTCCAAGAGTAGTGATTCGATTTAGAACATCTTTTTGGCTATCAGAATCTGTCAAATTTTTATTTAGAAAGTTCAATTCTTCCTCATTTTTACTTTGATAGTTTAACATTCGTGATGCTAATCCAGCAATTGTTTGTTGTTGATCTTTTTCTTCTTTTAATACTGAATATTTTGTGTTATATTCTGATAACACTGGTTCAATATTTTCTTTTGCAATTCTATTCTTCTCTTTTTGAAGCCATTCTTGACCATTAAGAAGAGTGTAATATGCAATACGAGCTTGCTGATAACGTTCAGGGTCTTCAATTCGAGTAGCCATTGCTTGATCAAGAGCAGCTTTCAGACCATCTAATTGTTTTTGACGTTGACAATTTGAATCACATGCAGGAGCTACACCACTCATTCTATTGCTTAGACGTCGAGATAATGTACCATAATCCAATAGCAAGGGTAGCAATTGCAAGTAGATGAATTATCCATCCAAAAACCCATCCAAAGATATAGAGTCCTGCAACTGCTGAAAGTAACATTAATAATTTTTGAATAATTGGTTGAGTTAAATTTATTTGACTTAATTTTGATTCTATATCACGAATGTTATCTTGAATGTTAGAAACATCTTTTAGAAGAGGTTTCTTTTCAGGTGGAAACAATTTTTTGAAAAATGCAACAATGTCTTCAAGTTGTTTGTTTACAGTCATAATTCCAGTTTGTTTATTGTATTCTTCACCTATATTGCTTACAATTTTATCACGTTGTTGTTCGATCGGATTTACATTATTCATAATAGTAGAGTAATCAGGTTTTTCAACTCTTGTAAAAATATTACCAACAGGTCCAGATGTTGTAGTTGTCATCCAAAGATTAGATGAGTCTGTAGTCAATTGTAGTGGCATATAACCTCCACTGTCTACAGGATGCACTTCTTCGGGTAAAAGACATTCACCTTCACATCTTACAATATTTGAAGAAGTATCAATTCCATAAAGTCCAACTTTATCATTCTGACCAAGAACTGATTTCATTTTTAGTGCTGAAAATCCATTAACTGATGACCATGGAGATTGCATTAATTCATCTGTCTTCATAGCATTACCAGTATTATCGCGACCATATAAAGTAGTTGGACTTGCAGATGTAATCGTAATTTTATCTTCTGGAACAGTGATCCAATTTGACATCATACATGGTTTTGCACATTTTTGTTTAACATTATTTGGATCTTGTGCCCAAATGTATGTTTTTGTTGAAAATATGTTGGTTGGTAAAAATGGTATAAGAACTACATTCCATGATCCTGTATTTGTTACAGGACCCATCAATAAATTTGATTTGCCAGATATCGATGTCATCAAAATATATACATTTGTTTCATCTGTAACTATATCTTGAATAGTCGATACACTATATTTCGATACATCGACTTGTGTCCAATTCCCGTTACACGGAGCTGTACAAACAAACACATTATTATTTGAATTAAATCCCCACACAAATCCAGCCGTAGAAGCATCTGCCTTTACAAGACTACCTGGTACATTAGCCCATGATAAAGATGAAAAAAGTTGTGTAGTGACGGCGGTATCGATAGCCGATGTAGCATTTTCATATGCAGTTTCCAAGTCTGCCATCTTCTGTTATTTATTGTACCTTCAAAAAACCGAGAGAATATCCTTTTCCAACAATAAGATTAACGCCAATTCCTTCATTGCCTCGAGTGTGAAGACTATCAATCATATCTTTCTTAGGTAGCTTTGTTGTAATTCCGGCAGTTCTCAAAAATAAACCGCTATTGGCTAACAATGCAGATTGTCTTTTCATTTGTGTGATGACAGATGCATCTGTGCCTGGACCTTTCTGTCTACCATTTTCAAAATTAAACGAATTCTTGCTGAGGGGCATTTATTTATATGTAATAAATTGTAATGGAGTCTAAAAGTTTTAAAGATAGTCGTGATGCAACATTATCCGAGTTTCAAACACGGTATAATACATTACGTACACAGTATTCATCAGCACTTATGTCTGCTATTCAAGAAAGAGATAGCGATAAACAGCAAGAACTTATTCAAGAAATATTAGCTGTTAATGAAGAGATGACTAATGAGGTTCGTGGTATTCTAGAAGTATTAAACAAGGGAACGAAATCGTTTAATACAACTATTATTGATAACTTAACACAAGACTTAATTAATTATCAGAAACAACATGTTGAAATACGTGAAAGCAAAGATAAGCTTATGACATTAAAAATTATTCAATCTTCTTCAAAAGAAAAAATTGAAACTGCAAATCAATTATATATGTTTTATTTAATTGCTTTAATTGGTTTGATATTTGTTGTAGGATATCTTGCAATTAGAACTCCTGGATATTTTACACTACCATCAGTAACACCGACAGCCCTGCCAGTACTCCGATAGGAATATAAAATCCTTCCAAAGAAGGTGATGAAATTGTAGGAACTTCACTTCTTAATTTTGCAGCAGTCAAACTATCATTCTTTGCAAGAAGTTGGCGTTTAGTATCTAATAATTGTGATTCTAAATCACGAATACTTTCTTCTGGTTTCGATTGATAAAAATTTGTAATATCAGCTTTTTGTGCATTTACTTCATTTTGTAAATTTGTAATAATTGTATCTAGTCCCTGTTGAGCACTTTTATATGCACTTTCATAGGATTTTACACCTGTTAATGCATATTGTATATAGTTATCATGGTAACTTCGAAGAAGAGTCGTAAATTGCCCATCCATTTGTCTTTAGGCATCATAAGGATTTGCTACACATAAATTCCAATGTTTGTTTGACCCAGATACTGGACAAAGACCTTCAACTTCGATTACATCACCAGGTCTTGCACCAATTAATTTTGCCATCGGATCTTGACAATCAATTCTTCGAAACTTTGTAACATCCCACCAAGTATATAGACTTTTTAGAACTTGCTTATCATCTTCTGTTAGTAATGTATGTCGAGGAACTTTGCGATGCTTTGAAATATTGAATTGCAAATGTGAAAGTTCGAATACCTGAACAAGAATATTAGTTGGAACTGCAAGATGGTCTCGAAGATACAACATAACTGCTTCTGATAACTTAGTAGGTGTTATAACAATCATAGTCGATGTATAGTTATTTTCACTTGCATAAGCGATGAAGTTTTTAATTTCACTTTCATTAACTCGAGCCTTATGACTAATAACTACGATAACACCATCAAATGTATACATCGTAGTGTCGTCAAGTGGATTTCCTACTGCATCAAACTCAGTACCCTTAAATCCTCTCGATATAAGGATTTCTTTTAGAGTCTCAAGCGCTTTAGTTTGTGGAGTCTTAAAGTTATCCATCGTATTTGTATTGAAGATACTATGAAAACATCTGTCCGTTTTTCACTTACTTACATTAAATGAACAAGTGGACAATTCTCGGACTTTTATTGGCAGGATTAGCAGTGTTCTATGCAGTATACACTCAAAGAGAGCGGTTTGTTCCTGAGTTCTTAGATCAGGGTAACGTGAAGAAAACGATCGATACGTCTAGATCATCGTATGCACAAGAAACAAACCATTTTAAAATGACACGTCCTGCTCCAGAGCCAATTCCTGGAACGGAAACACCATTTCGAGTAAACATGTATAATTCATTTACTCAGTAATCATGTTAACTTAAAAAATGAGATTCCACGTCCTTTCATTGCCACACACAGTAACTCGAAAAGACTATTCAGCTTGTGCATTCACCATGAAAGTTTTAAAGTTTTGTAAGATGATGACACGCCGAGGTCATACTGTTTATCATTATGGCCATGCAGATTCTCAAGTGGAATGTACTGAACATATTGCAGTAACAGATAATGATGTACTAGAAAAAGCTTACGGTAATCACGACTGGAGAAAGAACTTTTTTAAGCACGATACAAGTGACTTTGCTCATCAAACATTTAATGAACGTGCAATTAAAGAAGTCGGGAAACGTAAGAAGCCTCTTGACTTTATTTTATGCTTTTGGGGCTATGCACATGAAGCTGTTTTTAGAGCATATCCTGACACAATTCCAGTTGAACCAGGTATTGGATGTACTAATGAACCTTGTACTCCTCAATCTGTTTTCGAATCGTATGCAGTTATGAATGTTGTTTATGGAATGTATAAACGACCTCCTCATTGGTATGATGCTGTAATTCCAAACTATTTTGATCCTGAAGATTTTGAATTTAATAATACACCAAAGGATTACTTTTTATTCGTTGGTCGTATTACACAATCTAAAGGTCTCGGTATTGCAATTGAAGTTACTCAAAGAATAGGTGCAAAACTTTTAGTTGCTGGACAAGGAGATATTACAGAAATTTGTAATCCTGTTCCTGATCATGTAACTTTGATTGGATATGTTGAACCAAAACAGCGTAGTGAGCTTATGAGAAATGCAAAAGCGTTATTTGCACCTACACATTACAATGAACCATTTGGTGGTGTTACAATAGAAGCTTTGTTTTGTGGAACTCCAAACATTACATCAGATTGGGGTGGATTTGCAGAAAATAACTTGCATGGAATTACAGGTTATAGGTGCAGAACAATTGAACATTTTGAATGGGCTGCTAAGAATGTTGATAAGATTTCAAGAGAAGCATGTCGTGAATGGGCAATGAAAAACTTCAGTCTTGATAGAGTTTCATTGATGTATGAAGAATACTTTTCTACACTTATTAAAGTTTATAATGGAGATGGCGGTTATTACTCACACAACCCTAAACGAACTGAATTAGACTGGTTGAATCGTTATTACCCTACAGTACCAAAGTCGCCTTCTCTTTTGGATGAGGAGGTAGTGATGAAGCAAGACGATGAGATAATATTTGATGCCACACTTCCTGAAATGAACATAAGTTCTTAGGTAGCCATTCAGGATCCAATTTTACTGTTTGAGTTTTATGTTGCAAAAGTTCCCAATAAATAATTCTTTCAAATTCAATTTGTTCTGCTGCTCTCCATTCAGATACAGATCGTGTATCTAGAAAGTGTTTATATTTTACACCATTACCTTCATCGTTTATGGTAAAGAATGACTTGAATTCTGATTTTGAATTTACCCATTCTGTGTAAGTTAATTCCTTAAATTTCATTTCAACAAATTCACATGTATCTAATCCAGCACATTCCATCTGTAGCTGCATTTGGCACATATATTGTGTAGAAATTGGACTATCGTCAAGAACACGACTAATTGGACATTTTATCTCAATAAGACTTCCAGTTAAAGGATGATCAGGTGTATCGGGTACAAGAATTCCATCAGGTGAAGCTCCTAGAAATGAATGTTCTGGATGAGGAATGCAAGTAGTATCTACAATTTTAACACCTTGATTTTGATGGCAATATATTTCTTTTGCAACTGGTTCAAATCGTGTTCCCCAAATGAGAGACATTGCACCGCTATTTCCACTTCCAGATCTACCTACTAATTTTGACATTATAATTTCATGTTTAAGAGCTGGTGATGCTTCTACTGTAGCTTTGTAAATTTCTGATGCAGTTAACATTTCACCTCTTTTTGAATACCATGCATCTGTACGTTGATCATTTTTTCCCCATGTTTCAATCAGATACTTTACATGATCATTCATTATGTTATACTATATCATCATAAAGTACTAAAATCGTTTTACATGTATTCTGCAAAACACAGTAATGGATCAACAAATTCAATCACAAGAAGAGTGGGTTTTATACCGTCTTGAAAAATTTTATTCCAATGCAGATAATTTATCACGAATTCAAAATATTATAGAAGGCAATTCAAATATTTCCTTACGTTTGATCGATTGGTTTGTTACAAATTATGCAAAAAAGTTTAATACACGTATTATGACAAAATCTAAAAAACATGTAATTGTATATTTGTCATATAAATCACACTTGAAAGCATATAGCAAAAAAATGTTTGATCCTTTTTGCAGATGGAAGCGTATCACATTTAAAAATATAGAAACAACAGTAGGTCAGTTGAATTTTTTTGAATGGGCAATTAATGATGAAATTTTAGATTATATTGAAACACATCACGATGAAATTCATAAAGATATGGATAGTCGTATTCAAATAATGAAACAATCTGATCCACAACAACTAAAGAAACGACATGAAATTTCAAATTCTGCAACAAAATCTCTTAAAATAAATGAAATGCGTGTTAGTGTCAAATTTGATTAACCGTTGCTAAGACAAATGCTTTCTAAGTTAAGACCAACTCTTTGTTATAAAAATTTATCTCCTGATATTAAAACTCATGATCAGGACATAGAAGCAGACGAGTATGATTATAATGGACGTTTATTACTTCGAGGAAATCTAGATCCAAATTATGATTTATCTGTTTATTGGTTGTATGATTCTGATCTAAATTGTGTTGGTCTTTCTGAACATGATCCAAAGAATGAAGATGTATTTGAACCTCTTTGGTTTTATAATAATCCATATGCAACTTTATTGCAAGAACCAGAATGGACATCTATAGATAAGACATTATGGAATTTGTTATCGGATGAAGCATACCAAGACTGTTTAGAAGATGAATTTACTAATGTGATTGATAGAAGTCTTGGATCAAACATACGGCTTGTTACACCTGATATGATTACAAATATTCCATCTGTTTATGAATGTCAAAAATGCAAAAAGAAGTCGATTTTAGAGATGAACAATTGTTCAACCGTAAAACAACCCTACTTTCAAACAAAAATTGTAATTTTTATTGATTCAGATTATATTTTATACATGCCACCTCAGAATTCTAAAGTGTGGTCATTGCTTAACTTAAAGCCGCCCGGCGCTTCTTCACAGGAGCCTGTGGAGGAGGTTGTTGTTCCTGAACCTGAGGCGGAGTTTGTTGCACCTCCTCTTGAAGAAGAGGCTGAGACTGTGTAGGCTCTTGCTCTTCATCTTCTGGAACGTCATCGCCTTCCTCAGACTTAAATACGTCTGCAGCAGTGAGTTTCATATAAGGAAACACTTGTGCATATGTTAGTCTCCAAGTAACACCAAATCCACCACCTGCAATCACATAAATACTACCGCTCATAATGAGATTTGCAGTAATACCCTTTGGAAAGATTGATACAAGTGACTCAGGAGTTGAGTAGATTGGATTTCCTACGTTGTCAATGATATCGCTCTTAACGCTTCCATCATAAACTGGAACCTTAACTCTGAAACTAGGAGGGTACTTTCCGTTTGGAATATATTCGCCTCCAACTTTGTCGGATGAAACTGATATGATCTTCTTGAAGCTATCACGAATAGCCTCTAAAGAACGCTTCTTACCGAACCATTTTACGCTGTTCTCAAATGCTTGCTGTTGAATATGCTCTTCCAATGCTAGTAATAGATTGTAAAGTGCACCATCATCAGAACCATCTGTTGATTTATCTCGTCCATAAGGATCACATCCTTTTAGAGAACCAATGAGTGTATAAGACTTATTCTTAGTTTGTTCATCTTCTCGAACAAGAACGCCTCCAGGAAATAACATTTTAGATGGTAATCTAATTTGAAAGTTTTGACCAGAATACTTCATTGTAATCGGTGGATTGCGTCCTGATTTAGCCTGTCCTACTACGAAGCTTACATTGTTAATCTCGATCTTGTTAGCAGAAAGAATATTATTGGCCATTTTATTGAGTTGTACTTTATACTAGGTTGAAAACATTTAAATCCGTTTTCATTATATTAGTAATGAAGGCATGTAGTTCTTGTAAGAATAAGACCTCTATGTCAAGATGTTTAAATTCTGCATTAGTCGGTTCTTCTTTTTGTGGATTGCATATACGAACCAAAAATCCACGAATATGGGCAATTGTTAATAACGTAGACCAACGATTAAAATTAATTATAAAAGTATGGAGAGGCTATCATGTACGAAAAAGGTTGAAACTAGCAGGGCCAGGTGTTCTTAAACGATCTATTTGCAAGAATGATGAGGATGTTGGAACACTTGATGAAAAAGAAAAAGTTTGTCCATTTGATTATTTTGGATTTGAAGAAGATTCAAATGTATACTGGGCACATGTGCAAAGTATGATAAGTATTTTAAATTCTAATCGTGTACCATTAAATCCATTTACTAGAAAAGAGATTCCAAATGAAGCTAGACGCAGATTAAGAGAAATTTATAACTATAGAATACGAAATAGTATAAATGTCTCATTTGCAGAAAATATTCCTACAACGGTAGATCAACTTATAAGCAAACGATGGATGCAAATTTCACAAACTATTTATGAAAATTATTTTACAGAAATAAATCCACTTCAATTTGAAGTTTTATCAAGAGATGAATTGGGAGAATTATTAACATATATTTTAGAAGATACTCATTACTGGGCAATACAGCATACTAGCAAAGATTCGAAACGTTATAAGTATTATGCATTTATCAGATATGGAATTACAGAATTTTATAAAATTTTTGATGTTAAACAATACGCATATATTGTATCAACTTTACTTTATTTCATTTTAGCCGATTGCAATGATTCATTTGATTTTTCGTTTATTATTCTCACCTCATTCAACAAATTGTGATTTAAACAGGTCATGGTACCTATAAGTATACCAACGCGTTAGAAATGGCCTCTTCAAATACTAATGTTAATTCAAACAAGATGCCCGCCGATAAGAAGTCATCCAAGAAGACCACCGAGCCTACCACCCAAACTGCACCCACCACCGCACCTGCCAAGGTTGCACGAAAGGCATCCGCCAAGGCAGAAGTCACCGTACCTGTTGTAACTAGCCAAGCACCTGTTGAGTCCGCCGCACCAGCTGAGACTGTTGATTCCCGAACTGCAGATGCAATTCTTTCATCCCTCCAAGAGTCATTGAAGACGATCAGCGCTGAGATGACAACTCGCATGCGAGCAGCAGTTGCAAGCGCTCTTGAGGCTAGCAAGGCAGTTAAGCGTGAGCTCCGAAGCAAGGGTAAGCGAAACCGCAAGGATCCTAAGGACATGACACCTGAGGAGTTGAAGGTTTATGAGACTCGCCGTGCAAACAACGCTTTCCTCAAGCTTCGCCCATTGAGCGATGAGCTTTGCACATTCATGGGTCTACCTTCCAAGAGCCAGAAGAGCCAGACTGATGTGACCAAGTTTGTTGCTAACTATGTCAAGACGCACAACTGCTTCGATCCTAACTTCAAGCGTCGCATCTTGCCAGACACCAAGCTTGCCAAGCTTTTGCGTGCAAAGGACAAGGAAGAGATCACATACTTGAACCTCCAGCGATTCCTCAAGGTGCATTTCCTCAAGCCTGCCGCGTAAATAGTTAGATAGCTTATATATTTTTTAAAATAGATATTCAAATGGATCACCTATTTTAAAAAACGAATAAATTTAATATTCTTTGATTTCCTTTTAGAGAAAAATGAGAATGTACGGTGAAAAAATCGAGTCTGAAACATATCAGGTAACAAGCCAAGAAGGAATAATAAACACTTATACTACAACTCCTGGTTATGCAGGATTGTTTAGAGCAAATATAACACATGCAGATGGAAGTCTTATTCTTGATCACAACGGAAAAGAAGTTTATGATAAAGCAGAATACTTTTACGATGATATGTTTACAAATTGGCACATTATTCAAAAAGCCATGGACGATGGATTAGAAGACTATATAATTAGATTCACATCTTCAGGTTCAGAAATATCTTATAATATGCAATGTGAATTTGGAGGCGATGGTTCTGATGGAATTATTGATTTCTTTACACCAAGTCCAATTCCTATGCCACCTAAAGTTGCATTTACAATCGATGGTAACAATTATTTAATGACCTGGTATTATGTCGAAGATGACAAATCTGAATCTGTTAATATTAATTCATGAGGAAGTTCAAGATACAAAATAGTACTAAAAAAAGGTGTAATTCTGTGATCTAACACAGTTGCCCTTATTTTTACATTAACTATCAATGTAGTTAGCAATCTATGAAAAAGTCTATCCTTATCTATTTTTTTATCAAGTCTTGTTTTGCAAACATTACCATCCCAACCACACAATGTTCCTTTGCATTTTGATTTGGTAAATTGACCACACGGTGTTCGTATTTTAGATAAGAAAGTAACTGGTTCTTCAACATTCATCATATATGTTTTTTTATTAAACCATTTCTTTAATAACGTTTCTACTTTATTTAAAGTTGGATGATCATTCATTAATTCATTCTTTAAGTCAGAAAATTCATCATCCTTAAACATATCATTTGATAACTCAAATAACAAAAATTCAAATATTTCTGTTGAATAACTAATATTTGCACGAACTTCTTCTAACTTAGGTAGAGATTCACCAAATACCATTTCAGATTCATCATATTTTCGAATTGTACTTGTTACTTCTTTTGTTTCAACATTTGATTCAATCTTTTCGGCTTTTATTGCAATGGGTAATCCGCTTTCGGTTAAGATTTCAACTCTATTTTTATCATAATCAAATACATCTTCTCTCCATGCATAACCTTTTGCATAACTTTCAGCTATAACAAGATATTTTCTTACTGTTTCATAGTCTGGAAAATCAGATGGATCAATATCACTATATCCGGAAATCTTTGACTGAGCAACAGAAGGTAAAGGCGTACTTTGAAATGGTAAAACTAGTTTATTTTTTATAAAGAAAGCCTGTCCTCTTCCATACGGATCTAATATAATTTCATATGTATCTTCGTTCAAATGAGTTAGTAAGTCTGGCATTGCATTGAGAGCTTCATCATATGACGGTATTTTTGTTTTGCATGATAAATTTCTTAATCGTTCAACTTCTTCTTGTGTTTCCTTTTTGAATGGTTTTTGATAAATATTTGACAAGTAGATAAAAAAGTTTGCTGATCGACGAACATTAGAAAGAATATCAATATCAGTTTCACTTTGTAAAATAATAATTGCACGATTTCTTGGACGGTTCATGAATGAATGAAACATACATCCCATCTTTTTTGATTCTGTAAATATTCGGAATATATCACATTGCAAAAAGAGAGCTGCATATTCTAATTCATGTAACTGAGATAATTCTTTCTTTTCATATGCATCTTGAATTCCAGCAATAAGTTGTGCTACTTTTTTCCTAGAAAGATCTTTTGTTATTTTGTCTTTTAATTCACTTTCAATACGTTCAATATTATTTTCAGATGTGCGTTTCCAAGTTGATAAAAATGAACACTTCAAAACTGTATCAATTGATTCAATTGGAGGACTTATTTTTATTTTTACATTCAGTAATTCTGGAAGTGTTTCAATTGCATTTCCAAGTCCAACTCTAAAATAACCAGCTAAACCATTCTGTATTCGATTATTGACATTTTTCAAAATTTCATATGTTTCATTAAGTGATAAACTATTTATTAATGCTTTTGGTAAAAATGCAAATCTGAATGGCTTTATATTTTCTCTATTTTCTACCAGAATATAGTATTTATCATCTTCCTTTTCTTCCTTCTTTAATGCCTTTTTATTTTGAGGTGTTTTGAAACAGCAAGGGAAATTTCTGGATTGTGATATTTTAAAGCCCGGATATTTATAGAGTTCTTCACGTTTAATTAAAGTATACTCTCGTATATCTTGAGTATTCAATTCTCTAATTTTACCTCCACATTTTGGACATTTTGGTATACCATCTGCACTATCAAGTTCTTGTTCACGTAAGGGTATAACGTCTTTTATGCACCAATATTCTGGACAAATAACATGACCATTTGGATCTGTTAATTCGATAATACTTTCAGGTTCTAGATACTTTCTAGGATCATATTCTTTATCGAATTCATTATCTTGAATAATAATTGGTTGTCGTTTTCGTTCACACTCTCTAGGATAGTCTGCAGATGAGAACAGATCTGGATTGAAACTACGTAGTCGTGTATTAAAGTAACTATGCAATGAATCTTTTTGTTTTGTTGGAACTTTAACGTTAGTTACAACCGATTCAGTTTCTTTTTGTTCTGCAATATCTTCCTTTAATTCTGCAAAAAGATCATCATATTCATCAACACCAACTGGTTCAAATACAGGATTTATTAACGATTTAACTTCAACAGTTTCCATTCGCTTAGGACAGATTGTATCAAGAGTACTTGATTTTGGATTTGAAAGAACATATCGTAACAAATTTGCATATTTCAATGAACGTTCAAAGTTATCGGTGAATGAAAATAGAACCGAGTTGGATTCTAAATGCAAAACAGGAAATCCTCGAAATGCTCTATCTACAAGAGATTGATCTTCATCAATTCGTCGTTCTATATCATCTATTAGTTGTACTGCTTTTTCTTTTGTAACGCCAAGTTCATTTTGAACATCTGAAGCACTTAGTAATGGTGTATCTTTCTTCATTTGTAAAAGTTTTAACTCTATTGCAGATATTCCGTCATTTGAATGATCAGTTCTCAACATTCGAAATGTATTTTGATTATCAATGATTCCAAAGAAAGGTGAAATGCAATTAAATCGTCTCAAGTCAATATCTTCTATGTCTTTTTTATATTTCAATAAAAGTTTCATATCATCAACAACCCATCTATGATCTTTCAAATCTGATGGATCTATAAACGCATTTATTGCATCAAATTGAGAAATCCATTCTTGCAATTCCTTTCGTATAGGTTCAATTTCTTTTTTATTTTGACTATCTCTATAGATTGTAACAATGATTTCAGTTGCACTAATTGAAACCTTATCATAATGATTTCTAGATTTTCCTCTATACAAAATAAGTGTTGGTCTATTTCTTTGAGGTTTTGTTTCATTCAACCATTGTTTCAACATTAAAATATCTAAAACTGGTTTCTTTTCTTTAGAACTTTCTACATAAAATTTATGTCTGTTTGATTCTAATTTCGATGTAAAGAATTGCACATATGGAACTTTTTCAGAAAGAGTTAATCCATAAAAAATTTGTTCAAATCTTGCTCTAACTGCAGAACCAAAGTTTGTTGATACAAATGGAATAATAAATTTTAATCGCATAATAGATACTGTTTCTGGAGTAGGAACATCCATATCCAATAAATCTGTTAACAATTTTGCATTTGTCTGAAGAAGACGAGCACTTTCTTCTGTAATACGAGGAGGAGTGTTTGATTGCAAAAAAGGAAAGTATGAACGAATCATAGGTTCATCTGTTTCGGTATAAGTTCGAAACATAAATGACTCAACAGAATCTGCTTTATAAAAATTATAGAAAAGTCGTTTTATTTCTGGAATTGGAAGTTCGCTTGAAGGAATTTGAGAAATTCGTTTATGTTGACCTGAAAGAGGTAAGATATATGATTTTGATTCTTCAACACCCAAAATTCTATATTCCATAAATTCAGAATCAGGTGAGAACAATTTTTGAAGACTTTCTGGAATACTCATCCATTGATCTCGATTATAATTTTCAAATTGAATACCTATATTTGGAAATCGATAATTTGTTTGAAATTCTGCAAATATATCTTTATCTGTCGTGTAACCATTCAACGACAATCTATTAAACAAAGCTTCCCATCTACGAGGATCTTGTTCATAATAGTCCTTAGATAACTTTACCTTTGCAAGAATCAGGAGTCTGTTTGGGTGAATATCTGTTGATATACCAATCTGCTGACGAACTACATCAATAGTATCGTCATCAAAAAATGATACATTAAACTGTTCTTTTGTATCAAATTTTACAACACGACGTTGTATCATCTTATTCATTTATTTGGATAATCTTATATAGGACTATCACTAATCACCATCCCACAATAGCCCGTAGGATATCTCGAATAATTTACTGGTGTATAAATTCCAACTGCAACTGCATCTTGAAGAATACGACGGAAATTAGACCAAAACTCTGGAGTATGACCTATAGTTGTTGTCATTAAATGAGCCATTTCATGCAAAATAACAAACATTATAGTATTCTCATCAACAAGTGATTTGTCTGATTTATCACGCAAGCAAACAACTATCTTTTCACCTTTATTTTCAGAATAAGAAGTGCTATCAGATGTTAAATCATTTTCAATCATGTTTGATGGATTAAATCGTTCAATCATTACCTTTACACGAGGATCTGCAAGTAAAGCTGGATCGGATTTATAATGTTCAATTAATTTGTCTAAATTTGATCGTAATTTTGCCATTAGTTCACATGCTTTTTGTTTGTCTGGTAAATTCTGAACATGATATGTGTTTCCATCTCTCATGCTTCGAACTGGTGTGGTATTACTTGGACCACGTGATGAAAGAAGTGCAAGTGCAACACCTGAACTTACTAAAGCAACTGGCCACATTATTAATTAGTAGGAAAAGCGATTAAGAAAACGGATTTTAAAAAATCAAATAAATACGTTTCAGGGGTGATATGAGGCCAAGCTTGCGAAGAATGAGCTTGAAGACCCTTCGGACGCAATCCCGAGAGTTGGGGTGACAGGAGAAAACCTGGATTTAAACATGAAACGACAAACTGCGACACAGCGTTTTCACTGATACAATACTGTATCGGTTTTTTGATTTTTTAAGCATCTAGTCCACGTTTGAATGGATTAGCTTCAATGGTTGTGTTTAGGAATGGTCCAACAGTTACTTGAGGATTGGGTTGCTCAGATCGAATATCCCATGATGCATTTCTGTTAGTTTGTGAGACACCTGCGACTGCAGTGTTAGTGTGATAACCTGCATCAAGGAAATTCTGTCCCTTTAGGTCACCCATGCTTGCAGGATTGACAGCTGCCCATGATGCACCTAGTTCTCCCTTAGGAAGGAGTTCAGATGTTGATAAAGTAGTCTCTGAATATGTAGACTGAGATGCAGGATGACGACCCTGAATGCTCTCTACAGGTTGAGCATTGCCTCCTAGAGAATGGGTCTTACTGCTTTGTGGTAGTCCACTAGACAAGGGACCTTGTACACCAAGCTTTTGTCCAAGCGCCTCCATACCCTCGCCGACAACACCCTTACCCGATGAATACGTTGTCATCAAATATGCAAGAACAAGAACACCACCTAATACTAAAGCCAAACGAGTTTGAGAGGATTGAAGGACCTTCATATTATGTTTATATCAAATCAGATAAAAAGATTTTTAAAAGTAAGTTCGAGCAATTGAATTTTTTACAATTAGATAAGAGAATAGAATGATTATATTCGGTATAGTCACATTAGTAGTCGTAATTGCTCACTTCTATTTACTTGGCTCCAGCCAAATTGATTTCCTGAAGAAAAACTGGGTTGAATATCGGTGCAATCCAATCTATATGCCCTTGGCAGGATTTGTAGGCCAGGACGTTGTTAAGAACTTTTATACTTGCAGTTTAAAGGGCTTTCAAGATTACACAGGATTTATTATGGATCCTTTAATGTCTGATTTAGGAACAATCACTGATTCGGTTGAAGAAATCAGTGATTCAATGAATTCGATGAGAGGAATGGCTTCTGATGTTCGTACAGGATTTACTGGAATTCTTGGTACTGTTTTTGGAAAAATACATAATGTTATGTCAGAAACACAATATATAGTTATTCGTATGCGAACTTTAATGATGAGAATTATGGGTGTTTTAATGTCATTCGTATATGTTTTCTATGGTGGTATGGAAACAGGTCAAGCTGTAATTGATGGTCCTATAGGAAAAACTGTCAAAATGTTATAATGATAAGAAATAATGTGGGCTGTTATATTATTGCCTGTTTTTGCATTATCCGTAATTATGGTGTTTCACGCCAGTTATTCACTTGATAGCATAAAATCAAATTGGGCTGAATATCGGTGTAATCCATTTTATATGCCATTTGCGGGTTATATGCAGGAAGATGTTTCAACTGCTGAAAACTTTCAATATTGTTTGAATGCAATTGGTGATGAGGCGTTAAAGCTTCCTTTGGATGCAGTTAATGGTGTTGTTGGAAATGTAACCGATTCAATTGCTGAAGTTGTAGGTCCACTTGATTTGTTTCGTCAATTATTTGCTCGTATTCGTAAATTTATGTTGAGTTTTACAGCTACAACTCTGACAAAGGTAACAGGTTCTACAAATGTATTTGTGTTTTATTTAGCAAAGATTCGTGACATTTTAAAACGATTTATTGGTCAAGGGTATATTGCATCGTATCTTGCATATGTTGGTGTATCATTCATAGAATCGTTTGTAACATTATGCATAACTGTCATTAAGTCATTTATTTATGCGATGTTATGTATTGCAATCATTCTTGCATTGTTTCAACCTGAAATATTGGCCATTGTCATTGTTATAGCTTCTATGTTGGCATCCGCTGGAGCATAAAAATTGTTCTATTTTAATAAGTAAAGAATGATTAGTAAAACAAACTTGGTCATTGCGTTTTTTGTTGCAGCGGTGTTAGCTGGACTTTTTCTCCAGTATGGTCCAGTAGTTCCATCACCTCGTGAAAATTTTATGCAAAAGCCTGTTGGTACTCCTTTGAGTTATGGCGGAATGGGTCCATATGATGGTGTAAGCTCAACGGGTGCTTCGGGATGGATGGCTACAGAACTGGCACCAGTTGGTCCAGTAGGAACCACCGTAGATACTAATAAATTGATGTTACTTGTTGATAATAAAGTATCACCCGATTGCTGCCCAGCTGCATTTAACACCGATACAGGATGTGTATGCTTAACTGAAAATGACCGTAGCTTGTTTAGTTCTAGAGGAGGCAACCGTGCTTAAAACTTAAAGATAAATAAATATTTACTATACAATGGATGCATCTTCTGTCTTTAAAGATTTTATATCGTATTTGAAGCGTGAATTTCCTAAACATGTTTCAAGTGACGAGTTCGACGTCGAGAAAACAGTCAAACAAATTGAAAAAGAATTCTACCCTCATGCAGTACTTATTTTTCAAAAGTCTGATTCTCTTTTTGATGAAACACGATTTATGTTCGATGCAGATCTTACTGAAATTTGGTGTGCTGATGAGATTACAGACAAACACAAGGATGAAATTTGGAAACATTTACAATCATCATTAGTGGCATCATTTATGCATGGTGATATGAAAGATAAGCTTTCTATTTTGCTAGATATTGTTAAGAATAATTTGGGTGAAGAACATGCAGGTATTTTGAATGTATTGAATGATGAAGGGTCACAAGAAAAAATCAAAAAGATTATCGATTATATTTCAGAAACTAGAACAATTCGAGCTGTATTCAAAATTTTTGAGCAAATCGATTTTTCTGAAATTAATATGAATTTTGAAACACCAGAAGAATTGATGAGAATATTGCAAAATCCCGAACACCCAATCATCAAATCTACTATGGAAAAGATTAGAAATGTGTTTCATGATAAAGTTCAACGTGGAGAGATAAGTCAAGCTGTCATTGTAAAGGAAGTTGAAGAAATCAAAAGTATGGCAATTCTATTATTTGGAGATACGGTTACTGAAATGATGGGTTTACCAAAGAAAGCTAAAGGTAGTCGGCCTGTTGTAAATACTCCTCAAGCTCGTGCTCAATACAGACGAGATCGTTTAAGAATGAAACTTGAGGAAAAATATAAAAATGAGAAAAACTAACAATATAGATAAGATGTCAGAACAGATTTGGTTCAAAGATCCGTCGGTTTTATTTGGTCCAACTACATGGAATAGATTTGTTCCAACGAAAGATATGTCAACTGCAGATGCATTAAATTCAGTGGTTCGGTTTACAACCTATTTTTCAATTTTATTATTTATTTCAACGGGTATTCAGGCATATATCCTAACAATACCGATTGTAATGGTTTTTACGATCTTTTTGTTCTCAGTATTTCCAGACGGTGCAACTATTGAAGGATTTGTAGATAAAGTTGCATCTAAGGTTCAATCGAAAAAATATACAATGCCTACACCATCTAATCCATTTATGAATCCTCTATTAACGGAAATTCAAGATAATCCAAATAGAGAAGAAGCTGCTCCAATCATGCGACGTGATGTAAAACAAGCAGTTTATAAATCATTTCAAAAGACGACTGACATGCATATGGATACAACAGATTTATTCGATCAAGCTCAAGCTATGCGAACATTTCACACAATTCAGGCAAGCACTATTCCTTCTGACCAAGATGGATTTTTAAAGTGGTTAGCAAAAGGTCTTGATGAACCTGATTATTCAAGTACTAAACCAGCGCGACATGCAAAAATACTAAATGAAGGATATGTTCACCAGAAAGGCTCATTGCCTTCTCTTCAATCCTCGACGAGTAAACCTTCTGGAACTGCGCCGACGCCTCCTTCCGCCGCTTAAAGTTTTCTTTAGGTCTTCTTTAGGCATTTCGCCTTGATTTGTAGTTTCTTTAGCCTTTCCATTCTTTACAACTACAAATTTGGGAAATGAACCGTATTCACCAGTATCCTTCATTTTTTGAGGAATGTTGGCACTTTCAATTTTTACAAAATCCATAGAAGGCGTTTCTTTTGCAACTTGGTCCCATATAGGCTGCATAGTTTCACAATGGCCACACATATCCCAATAAAAAAAGATAGCGACAGGTGCTTGAGATTTCATAAGTTTCTCAATCTCCTTTTCGTCAGTTATTTCTCTGCTCATTTACTTATTCGCATACAATATAAGTAAATGTTCCTTAATAAACTTTTTACTATTATTGCAGCTTCAGTTACTCTTCGTGATTGTGGTGATGTATCCGATCAAGCTAAAATTACAGGAATGGGGTTTTATCCATTAAATCCAAATCCTGATCAAGAAACTGAATTATGGGTTTCTTATGATTTGAATAGTATTATAACAGGTGGAACAGCTACATATTCATACAGTTTTAATGGAATTCCATTTTCTCCTACAATTGAAGATCTTTGCACTCAAACAATTTGTCCTAAAAATATTGGAGATTATAATGAAACTAGTAAGTCTACATTTCCATCTGGTGTTAGTGGAAAAGTTATTTCAAAAATTCAATGGGAGAATCAAAATTTTCAACCAGTTTGGTGTTTAGAGATGACATTTAAATTCTAAGATTAGATCAAAATGCAAAATCATTGGCAAGGTTATATAACAGCTTTAAGCGCAACACCAATTCCAAGCTCATCACATCCTGCTGTTGGAACATTTAAGCCATCTGACGATCCTACTGGATTTCTAAATTTGAATCCTAAAAATTCTGAAGTTCAAGCACGTTATGATGCTATGAATCCTTCTTGGGAAGGTGTAACTGCTTCAAACGCTGCCGTAAAATCTGGAGTATTTACAACAGAATTTGCACAACTAAAGCCACAAAGTACATTTAAATAATGAAATCGTAGTAAACTAAATGCCATATACTATATTTTCAAATGACGATGATGTTAAAATTGATGTAATTTCTGGTCATCCATTAACTGGTATTTTTGTAAAAAGAAATCATCATGAAGTTGTTTTTAGACAAATTAATACATACTTAATTAAAAATAAACTTATAAAAAATAACATTATTGATTTGGGTGCATGGATAGGTGATAATACAATACCATGGGCAAAAAATCTCAATGGTACTGTATATGCAATTGATCCTTCACCGTATAATTGTCTATTTATTCAAAAAACAGCTGAACTTAATAAGTTAACAAATGTCAAAGTTATTCAAACTGCAATAAGCGATAAAAATGAATTACTAAGTACAAATGAAAATTTAGATCATTGTTCATTTGTTTATGGTAATCCAGGTATAGACGGTATTAACAAAATAAATTCAGTTAGTTTAGATTTTTTATATGAAACAAAGAAAATTGATAATATTGGTTATATTCATCTAGATGTTGAAGGAATGGAATCTAAGGTTATTTCTGGAGCTTCTAGTATTATAGATAAATTTAAACCAATTATAACATTTGAACAACACTTAGAAATTGATGATTATACTGCATTATGCAATAAATTAACTGAAAAACAATATGAAGTTTTTATGATTACTGAAGTTCTACCAGGATGTAGACCTGACTGTAGAAATTTTATTGCATTTCCAAATGAAATAAACATTGACAATTTTAAGAAAGAGTTTATGTGTGTATTAAAGTAAAATGTCTGCTGAAATTGTTCATTTGATGATGACATTACGAGATCAAGTTAAGTTATATCATTGGCAGACGATAAACTACCCTAGACATATTGCTACCAATGATTTAGTTACAAAATTAGATGCAAATATTGATCAATTTGTAGAAGTTTATATTGGTAAGTATGGGCGTCCTAAGTTGAGTGGAAAGACATCTTCAATTTATCTTCGTAATCATTCGGATGAAGAGGCAACCAAAATGATTCAGGAGGCGATTGATTGGATGACTATCGATTTGACTTCTAAATTGAAGAAAACCGATACAGATTTGTTAAATATTCGTGACACAATTGTTGCAGATTTAAATCAAACATTGTATCTTTTTACACTAGAATAGATCAACTTGTACTGATAAATCAGAGGTTGTATTGCTTCCACCTCCACCAGTATATATTACACTTACGTGAATTAAGTCTCCAGCAGCAAAGTCCTGTGTTGTGTTGTAATAACTTAAATCTGTTACTGTTCCTGTAAACGTTAATGAATATCCTGTTATAGCTGTAATACTTCCTCCGACTGGTGTACGATAAAGTGCAATTGTAGTTGTATGTGTAGTACTTGGTCCAACACTACAATGAACACTCATACCAGCTAAAATTCCAGGCTGTTGAAATCTAAAATATGCAGCTGGAGTAGTTGTATCTGGAAATAAATTACTTATTGCTTGTGTTCCGGGCCACATATATGCAATTGTATTTTGAGCTGTACCATCGTGTATGTTTCCTCTTAATCCGTAAAAAATCACAGTTGGGTATACGTATGTAGAAAAGGGACCCCCGCCTGCACTTTTTGTTATTAAATCTACACCTGGGCCAATTTGAATACCAGGTGATACTAAATATGTTGGATTGGCAATAATAGAAGGATTTGTTTGAAGAATATCAGAAGAAGTATATGTTCTGGATCCAGTAGGTTTAATTGCTCCAATAGCACACGTACGTAATTCTATACTTCCTAAGTTTGATGGATCTGCTGTTTCAACACCAACATATGATCCTGCAAAAGCGGCATTTGTTGTTGATTGCGCTACATATACAGATGATGAACGCAATGATATAATATTTGTACCAGATACAAGAATTCCGCGTTTATTACCACTACCATCTGAAGAAACAATAATAGAGCAACCTGTTACTGTAACGTTTCCGTATTGTCCAGGAAGTGTTCCGCCTGTACCACTAAAATGTATACCGTATACATTACTAGTGCCTCCAGAACCTGCTAGTGCATTGTAGGCAATAATATCACAGTTTGCTATTTTTATACCATCATCTATAGATCCAATAAAGTTGATAACTGTTAATGTATAGTGACCTGTTGAAGAAAGAACTAGTGTAACATTTTCTAAGTAATTACTTTTGTTTAGTGTAATCATATCAGTATTTGCCGATACAGTTAAATTAATAAAACAAGCATTTGAACTTATACCGCTAACAATTACACCATTAGGAATTGTAATAGCAGCAGCTAAGTTATATGTCCCTGGTAAAATATAGACAACCTGACCAGGACTTGCAGCGATAAGAGCTGCTTCTATAGTAGCATAATGACCACCACCCGGTGATGCAGTTGAATTATTTCCATATACAGCATCAACTGTTAGTACATTTCCATTCATTGCTGCACCCGCTGCACCTGTACTTCCTTGAGGACCTGTAGCACCTTGAGGACCTGTAGCACCTGTCGAACTAACTCCTGCAGCACCTGTAGCACCTGTTGCACCAGTTGGACCGGCAGTACCAGTAGGTCCTGTAACACCAATAGCGCCAGTTGGACCTACCACACCAGTTGGACCTATAGGACCCATAGCACCAGTAGGACCTCCAGTACCTGTAGGGCCTGTTCCTCCAGTACCCGCTGGACCTGCTGGTCCTGTATTTCCTTGAACTCCTGTTGCACCTGTAGCACCAGCAACACCTGTAGGCCCTGTATTTCCTTGAGCTCCTGTAGGTCCACCTGCAGGACCTGTAGCTCCAACAGCTCCTGTAGAACCAGTAGAACCTGTAGCTCCGCCTGGACTTCCTTGAGGACCTGTAACACCTTGAGGACCAGTTGCACCTACAGGACCAGGCGGCCCTATATTTTTGATTTGAACACCAAGATTACACATACCTTGACCTGGTATGTAACGCTGCATTATTACCATTACGCAGTATTTTTCTATCTATAATTTTCAATCACAAATACAATATGTCATTGTTTCAGTGGGAAAACTTTTCAGACTTAGATGTTCAACCTAAATTATCGTTTTTTCAAAATCAAATTTTAGGACCAGGATATGTTCCACCAGACGCTACAGGTCCTATAACTCTTAATGCAGGATCTACCGGACCTACTGGTGCTACTGGACCTACAGGTGCATTAGATGGTGGAATTGGTGGACTTGGATTTGTTGGTGGAATTGGAGGAACTGGTGCAGCCGGTACTACTGTAATCGTTAACGGTGCTCCAACTGTTCTAAGAGGACCTACTGGAGCGAGAGGACCTACTGGAGCAACAGGTCCAACGGGACCTATTTTATATTGTCTACCTAATCCTGCATTGATAAGTGCACGTCCTACTGGATCTGCGGTGATTGGTGGAATTACTAGTTTTTATTACGGAGCATGTCCTGGAATTAATTATACAATATCTAGTCCTGGTTTTGCAATAGTTATTTTAAATCCCGCTACGAATTCAGTTATATCTTTTAACGGTGTAACATATTATTCACCAATAGAAGATTCAAATGCTCCTTTATATGAAGGTGACGAATCTGGTGGATTTGCTGCTTGTAGATTAGTTAGTTTTACTATGCTCAACACACCAGTACATATAATAAGTATAGGTGGATATACGGATATAATTGCAAAAATTTATCCAAAACCTTTTTGTGATGTTTCACACACGGATGGATCAGTTATTCTTCCAACAACATCACTCGCTTGTCTTATTCGTTATTATGAAGATTTTAATGAGACTGGGCAAGCATATGTTATTGTTAATAGTCTAGGCGATATTGCTTATGCACCTACATCAACTACCGCAGATATATATTTGTCTGTAGCAAATGGTGATGACCTTGCATTCGATACAGAGAATCCTGGCTATTTTAATCCAACAACAGCGTTTAATAATAATACTACCATTCTATTAGACTCTGATTATTCTGAAGGATTTGCATGGGTTATAACTGGATTGTTTGTAGTAACTGCACCTGGTGAATATAAGATAAGAAAAGCACCATCTGCACTTGATGCAAGTGGTTATTATTATTTAACTGATGAAGCTGGTAATAGAATTACAAGAGGAACTACTGTTGGAAATTATTTAGTAATAACTTGGGGATCGGCAGCATTTCCATTTAGTGTGTCTACAACTAGATCAGCTCTAAATACAAATACAACATATACAGATACATCATATAACGTTATTGGTTTCTATCAAGATGTCGCAGATGCTGTTTATCTTTTAAAACAACCAATTATTGGAAGTTATACAAATTCTAATTATTTTAATTTAATTGATTATAATTTGAATGTAAAACAAGACCCATATTTAGGTGATCAAGGTCCTATTGCTGTTCAATATACTGGAGCTTTAATTCCTGAATTTCAAGATCCATTTATAGGCATTTCAATTAATGATCCAAATTCAATTTTTACAATTACTGGATTTTATCAACGATATGCACAAGGAACTTTTTATATTAGACAAGTAAGTTCTACATCAAGTATTTATAATATTGTTACATCCACTGGTGCAACTATAAATGATCCTGGAACAAATAATACAACATTAGCTAAAGCAGAGTGGAATGGTGATGATGCATTTCCTATAATAAGATATTCAACTTCAGGATATAAAGAAATATTGTACAATATAGTTGGATTATATATTTCTAGCTTAGATACAACTTATAAACTTAAACAAACTGTTGTTAATAATGCTCCATCAACACTTCATAATTTAATTGATTCTTCTGGAAACGTAGTTCTTGATGATACTGAAACACCTTTACTTGTAGAATGGACAGGTGGAACATTTCCAGCAGCTAGACCATCTACAATACTTCCATTTAGTAGATATTTAATTAGTGGTATTTTTTCTATAGTTCAAAGTACATTTAGAATTACATTAACAGATGGAGTTTATAGGCTCATTAGACTCAATGGTGACCCTGTACCTGACCCAGGAACAAATGAAACATCAAACGTAACAATTAATTGGAATGGAACTGATGCATTTCCATTAACACGACCATCTGCATCAGGATATTCTTACATAAGATATTACATAACCGGTTTATATGATCCATATATAGCTACAATTTCAACAGGTGCAACAGGTCCGTCAATGGGTAGTAGTGATAATCCGGTATCAAGTGGAGGAATTGGTACAGATAATACTTATGTTCCAACAACAGATGCAACAGGCCCTGTAGGTGGTTCAGGTGGTGGCTTACCAGTGGCTTCGGGGCCAGAAGCAACGGGACCTGCAATTACAAATACAATAACAAGAGATGCCACTGCAATTATTGTTGGTTCAACGGCAATGTATGCACGTACAGTTGTGAATGATTTTGCACCTTTATTTCAATCTACTTAATAATATGTCACTCCTTTCAGAGTATACTGAAACAGACATTCAATCATTTAATATTTCTAACCCAACTCCTCCTGTTAAACCACCAATAGATAATATTCAAACTATATCATATAACGGTAGTTATTGGCTTGCAGGTGGATTTGATACGCTACAGACAAGAACAATATATTCATTCACTCCATCTGATGATATACTAGATCTTGCTACAAGAGTACAAGCGTATGTGTCAAATTTAAGAGCAATAAACCAAATATTAACAAGTGTAGATCCTATTTTATATTCAATTCCAATTAGAAAAATAAAATCTTCAATTAACAATAACACTGCATATTATAAATCATTGTTAAATTCTGCAGTTTCTAAATTTAATTCTTTAAAATCATTAGGCTATACAACTGGATCTAAAGAATATTGTACTAATCATACATTGATGATAAGTTATAATGGAATAAATTGGCAAGTAGTTGAACAAAATCCTTTTCAATTTATACAAACAGTAAATACTTCTTATAAATCTAATTTTACAAATTCTCAATACAGGGCATGTGTCAAAGATATAAAGTGGAATTCAAAATTATCTTTATGGGTAGCGGTTGGATTTAATGGATCTAGAAGACTATGGAACGGAACTGGTTGGAGTAAAACTTTTGGTATACAAATTGTAGAAGGAAGCAATGTGAGTGATTATAATCCTACAGTTGGAGATTCTACTACTCTTACTTTAAATGGTGGTCCTCTTATTGGTAACAATGGAAATGCTAATCCTGCTGTTATAGTATCTCCGCGAACTTTAATTGCAACGAGTCCAGATGGTTTGATTTGGACTTCAAGAGGAACTCCTTATCTTGTTCCAAATCCAATTTTTTATCCAAATATCGATGCAATTACCTGTTTTAAAGTTGCTTGTAGTGACACACTAACAATTGTACTGGGTAATTTTATAACAGAAGGTCCAATTGAATACATTGCAACATCTACCGATTGTATTAGTTGGAGTCTACAGGCTAAAGCATCATCAAATCTTCAAATAATTCCTAAATCTATAGCGTATAATGGTGTAGTATGGGTTGTTGTTGGAAATGTAAAAGATAATAGTAGTTATGTATCAATTCAAGCATCTACAAATGGAACAACGTGGACAGATGTATCTACTGGTACAGCAGCAAGATATAATTTCTTAGATGTTGCATGGAATGGTAATACTTGGATGGCAATTGGCAATTGTACTATCAATAGTATTGTCTATGCGGATATTTTTACAAGCTCAACAGGATATGATTGGCTTCGTGTTAACAGACTAACTATGACAGCTGGAGCATCTTCAACTATGTCACTTGCATGGGATGGCAATTTTTGGAATATGATACTTTATCCTAATTCATCGACTCATTCTTATAAAACAGAAGACGGAATTACATTATTACCATTAAATGTTGGAGGCACTACTATTTGTACAAATATTCCTCTTCCAATTTTAGGAGGGACACTTAATTTTCCTTCTGCATTAATTGTTGGATATGGTACGCCAACCAGTAGTTTACGTTCTTCTGATAACATAAATTGGGTTTCATCTGTATTTGATGTTAAAGGAAATAACTTTTTAGGTGAAGCACGAAAAGATCTATTTGGTATTGTATGGTGTGGTACATTTTGGATTGCTGTTGGAAATCCAATGAACGAATATAATGGAAAATCTGTTGTTACAAGTACAGATGGTTTTACATGGACATATCCGTCGACATATTTAAATGGAACTTCTAATGCTATAATTTCAAAAGCAAGAGATGTTATATGGACAGGTAGTTTAGCAATTGTAGTTGGAGATAGTGTAGCAACTAGTGCTGATGGAATAACATGGACAAAATACAATTCTCCATTTCCTATAATCAATGCAATAGCTTGGAATGGTAAAACTACTAAATTAACAGTAAGCAGTTTTGCAGCTTCTTCAAATGGAACACAAGTAGTTACAGTTACAAGTGTTTCGGGTATTGCAGTCGGCGAAACTATTACTATTCAAAATGCAAGCGATACTTTAAATAATGGAACATTCTTGATAACTGCTGTAGGTACTAGCACTTTTACATGGGCAAATAGTTTAGGTGTTTCAAAAACAGAAAGCTCAACTGTATATGCACATACTTCCTTATATGTAGTTGGAGGAGAAGGTGGAATTGCTATAAGTATAGATGCAGATAGGTGGATAAAAACATCTCAATGCCCTCTTTTAACTGTATATGATATAGCATGGAACGGTTATATTTGGATTGCAGTAGGTGTTGCTGTTGAACAACCTATTATACTTAGTATAGATGGTATACGATGGTATACTGCAAATACCGATACAATTGTTCTTAAACAATGTAATGCAATAGCATGGAATAGAAGTTCTTGGGTAGCTGTTGGTTCTGGTAAGAATAATACAATCGCTACAAGCGTAGATGGTTATAATTGGGTTGCTCGAGGAAATGATATCTTTACTACATCTGGAGACATGATTGCATTCAATGGAACAAATTGGATTGCAGGTGGAAAAAGCTATTATCAACTTGCTACTAGCACAGATGGAATTACATGGACAGGATATAATGCAAGAATTGATACTTGTAGGTATTATGCAAATAAAACAATTTCATTACCATACACTGGTACTGCAACTTCAGCAATTAAAGCATTAGTTGATAGTGGCGTATCAACAATAACTACATTAACAAATGCTACTCCTGGAATAGTTCAATCATTAACAGAACGCTATCTAACTCCAGCAGAAGCAATAGCTTTAGCGACGGAATTGGCTGCTTTAGCGGCCGCTAAAGCAGCTGCAGAAGCAACTCGTAAAGCTAACGAAGCAGCAGCTCGTTTAGCAACAAAAATTTCAGCTACAAAATATATATGGGAATACATATATTGGAATCGTACTATAGAAACAACATATTACCATTACAGATCAAAAAGTTCTGTTATTACTACTTATAATGTTAATTATTCAAGTATTACTGATTATGCAACAGTTACAACAGAATTAGCTAGTTTACAAAAATATTTATCAACTAATTTGACTCAAATGACGACATCATATTCTATTATATTAAATGATAATAATGATCAAACAATTCTAGATAAAAATTTAGTTAGTATGTATGATATACATATTGATTATAAAAGTAGATTACTTGGATTTTATGAAAGTTTAAGATCTATTTTTTATATTACACTTTATGGAATATACACAAATCTTATTAATAGATATTCTTCTAATGGATTATCATTGCTTTTAGATACTATTGGATTTACTCAAAATACAGAAAAAACAAAAAGTTCAGTTATCTCAAATATTAGTGCATCAACATTACTATTAGACTCAACATATACTACGGCACGCAATTTTTTTGTAACACCAATAACAAGTATTACGTTTACACCTCTTACTATTTTTCAATCTGAAATTGGTAATACAAATTTATCATATATTCTTACAAGGTGTTCATCTAATGCACCTTATTATGTAACTAATTTTGATAATTTTAATTATACTTCATTGGAATCAGCATATTCTCAAATCAAAAGCATGTATGATACTAGAATAAACGTAATTGATAAATATTATAACGATACCAAAACACGTTTACTAGAATGGAAAACATTAAACAATTTTGATTCTACAACAGCAACTACTTTTAGTGCACCATCTAGTGGAATTCAAACAATAACAGTGAATCAAATTGAAAATATTCAAAAAAATCGAGTTGTAACAATTACGGGTGCTGCGAGTAATTTTAATAATGTTAAAGCTGCATTAGTACTAAGTGTTTCTGGAAATACGTTTACTATAGAAAACTACACTGGTCTTGCTGCATCTAATCAAACTGCAACTGTAAATTATAGCGATTCAACTGTTTCATATACATCTCTTGATGCTGATTTTAATACTCTTAAAACTACAGGCGAGATAGTTAGTACATTACTTGAAGTTATGACAGTAAATAGATCTATTACATCAAATTATGCATGGAGTGGATGGAGTCCTGATGTAATTTCGTTTTATACCAATAAATGTAAATTTTACTATGACACTTATTCTAATATTTATAGCTATTCAAATGATTTATTTAGATTAACATTAAAATTCAAATATTCATTAAATTTGCTTGAATTTGATAGAAAAGATGCAATTACTTATGCAGAACAACAATTATCTACTGTACGAAATGAAGTTAATTATTTTCAATTGACTACACGTCAATTTTATTCTGAAGAACTTCTATCAATACGCAATCATTATTTAAGATTACTTACTACTGCAGTATACGACAGTTCATTGTATGAAAAAGTACTCAAACTTTCAGATGTAATATTTATTGCTTCACGTATATATCCAACGTATAGTACAAAGCTTGAAAATGTTAAACTAGCAATAATTCTTGCAGAAGCAGATGGATGCAAACCGTCTATAAATGGATGGGGTGGAGCATTAACTACTCAAAAAACAACACAAAAGCCACAATTAAAAATATATAATCCATCAGGAGTATCTGCCACAAATCAAACTGCTATTGGAAGATATTTTATTGTTCCAAAAATAAGTGGATTTGGACCACCTTCAGACAGAGGATTTCAAGAACTGTATACACCATTAAATGATAATCCATTGAATTTATCAGATATTATTGTAGGAACGCTTATTAGTATTACAGGTGCATCGGATCCTGTAAACAATGTTACAGATACAAGAATTTGTGGCATTGATAGAATAAAACGTACAGTTCTTATTTATAACCTAACCGGAGTCGCTGCAACTAATCAAAATGCAAAAGGATTTCGTTCTTTTACAATTACAGAATTTGGAACACCAACAAGTGCTCCTACTGGAGAACAAACTATATTAATTAATGATCCGTCATCATTAATATATGAATTATCGCTAAAAAATAAATATATTACTATAACTGGTGCTTCAGATTCTGTTAATAATTCAAGTATTGTTACTAATGTAACTAGTTTTGCAGCTTCTTCAAATGGAACACAAGTAGTTACAGTTACAAGTACTTCAAATATTCAAGGTGGTCAAATTGTTACTATCATAGGTGCAGCAAATGCTGCAAATAACATAACATCTTTAGTAACTGCTGTAGGTACAAATACGTTTACATGGACAAATACTTTAGGTGTTTCAGAAACTGTAAGTGGAACTGTTACATGTATTATTAGATCTTCTAATTATGTAAGAGATGTTATAAAAGAAGAAACTGTAAGCGTTGCAGTTCCTGGTAAACAACAAGGTCTTAATGGTTGGAAATTTTTTAATAATGTATATTATGCTATTCAAGCTAAAGTTGATTATGAAAATACAATTGGAAGAAATAGAGGAACAGTGAGTGTACCATATAGTATTTCAGGAATACCAGAAGATGATGATGGGTATCTTACCATATCTGGAAATTCAAATAGTAACAATAATGGTACATTTAAATTATTGCGTACAGATGGTGTATACATATATGTTTCAAATCCTAATGCAGTTGCAACTTATCCAAACATTATTATATCAGAAGTATTATATGGATCAAATAATGCAACATATACAACAAGAAGTCCACACGGATTCTCAGTGAATAGCTATATAAGATTACCTTATAATAATAGCGGTATATATAAAGTTTCAGCAGTTGTATCAACCACAAAATTTACTATACCTCAAACTGTTAATTGGCAAAATAGATTAGAATTAGCAGCAACTGCTTTTAGCGCACCATCTGGTGGAGTTCAAACAATAACATTTACTGCATACAACGGTAGAAGACCTTTCAATACAAATCGATATATAACAATTACTGGTGCATCAAATTCTGCAAATAATGTTACAAATGCATTAGTATTAGGTATTTCTGGAAATACATTTACAATTTCTAATGGAAGTGGAGTTGCTGGTTTAAATCAAACGGCAAGTGTAAATTATGCGGATTATGACTATCAATTTCCCGATAAAACTACAACAACGATAAGTAGTTTTAGCCAACCGCGTAGTGATAACGGAAATCAAACAATAACAGTTGCTGCAATAGGAAACATAGTACCTAGTATTATAACAATTACAAATGCAGGAAGAGGTATGAATAGTGTTAAACTTAAAAAAGTAGTAAATGTATCTGGAAATACATTTACAATATATAATCCAACCGGGTTTAGTAATCTTATTAACTTAACAATAACTAACTTTGCAGCTTCTTCAAGTGGAACTCAGATACTTACAGTTACAAATACTACAGGCATTGAAGTTGGAGATAGTCTTACTATTGAAAATGCACACAATCCTGCTAATAATGGAACATACTTGGTAACTGCTGTAGGAGCAAACACAATTACTTGGGCAAATACTTCAGGTGCCGCTACTCCAACACTTCCACCTACTGCTACTAAAGGTAGTAATATTACATTAAACGTAAACAGTTTTGCAGCTTCTTCCAATGGAGCACAAGTAGTTACATTTACAGGTAGACCAGTTATCCTAGCCGGTCAATTCATTAAGGTTACAAATGCAATTGATATTGTTAACAATGGAACATATTTGGTAACTGCCGTAGGTACAAACACATTTACATGGAGAAACACTTCAGGCGTTGTTCCTTCATCTACTCCGCCAACTATTACTGGTGTTGGAGGTGGTCTTTCATTAACAATAACTAACTTTGCAGCTTCTTCAAGTGGAACACAGGTACTTACAGTTACAAGCAATTCAGGTGTTTCAGTCGGTAATAGTATTACTATTCAAAACGCACCTAACCCTCTTAACAATGGAACATATTTGGTAACTGCTGTAGGTACAAATACAGTTACATGGGGAAACACTTCAGGTGTGGCTAGCTTATCTGGTCCAGTTACTGCTACTAACGGCACTAGTACATTTACAGTAAGTATGTTTGCCCCTTCTTCAAATGGAAAGCAGTTAATTATAGTTACAAATATTTCAGGTATTTCACTTGGCAATAGTATTACTATTCAAAACGCACCGAATCCTGCTAATAATGGAACGTATATAGTAGATATTTTAATTGCAGGTGCAAATGCATTTACATGGGCAAATCCTTCAGGTGTTGCTAGTTCATCAGCACCAATTACTGCTGTTGGAGGTGGTACTTCATTAACAATAACTAACTTTGCAGCTTCTTCAGGTGGAATACAGGTACTTACAGTTACAAATACTTCAGGTATTTCAGTTGGCAATAGTATCACTATTCAAAATTCACCAGATCTTTCTAATAACGGAACATATTTAGTAACCGCTGTAGGTACAAACACAATTACTTGGGCAAATCCTTCAGGTGCAGCTAGTCCAACTGGTGTACCAACTGCTAGTAATGGTAATGCTACAGTATCAGTAACTAATTTTGCAGCTTCTTCTAACGGATTGCAAGTAGTTACATTTACAAATAATTTGGGTATTGAAGTTGGTGATAGTATTACTATTCAAAATGCAGTTAATCCTACTAATAATGGAACATATACTATAAGTGCTGTAAATACAAATTCATTTACATGGGCGAATAGTTCGGGTGTTGTTAATTCAACAAATGTAATTACCGGTGTTGCAACATGTGCTACAGGAAGTGTTGAACTCATGCCATCTGGAATTCCAATAACATCATTAGCACCTACTTCAAGTACAACGTATGGTACAGTAACAAAAACAGTTCCTATTGTGGGAATTAGTGAACCTAAAGATGGCAAACAACGTATATATACAAAATTGCAAATTGCCTCTCGCGTAGGCGATAGTATTACAATAACAGGAGCAGGTTATTCCACAAATAACGTTACAAATGCAGTTATACTCGATATTGTTGGAAATATGATTTCAATATCAAATTCAAATGGTGTTTATGAGTATGGAACAAATGCTACGTTGACAGCTTTTTCTTATCCAATTTATGAAATTACTGCTCAAGGAGGTATAGATGTATCAAGAAATTTACAAGAATACGTTAGTGCTTATAATGGGGAATATAAAACACAACCGCTTGAGGCATATAAACCATTTCAATTTAATAGTATTAGAAATACATACGATGGTAATAAAAAAGAAATAGAATGGATTACATTTACAGACTTTACAGAAAATCAAACAGTTGAAACTTTACAGAAACAAATCAATGATTTTGATACAGAAATTGATGGTCTTAGAGCAGATGATGAGTTTACAGAAGCATTTATGAATACTAAAAGAGATGATGATATTGATGAAATTGAAAACACATATTTAACATCTGCAACAACATATCTAAATGGGCTAAATGTTAAACTAATTGCTAAAATACCTTCATCAACAAGTCTAACTATTACTGCGTTTAGTGCATTAACAACAAATCTTTTAGCAAATGTTTTAGAAAAAACAACTTCATCGCCATCGGTACTATCATCTACTGCGCCAGGCGATATAACTCCTTCACCTACAAATATAATTGGTCCACAACAATACAATACGGTAACATATCAAATATTAACTGTTGATAATACTGGTACAATTGAACCATATAAAAATACTATAACCATTACAGGTGCATCAAGTTCTGGCAATAATGTTACAAATGCATTAGTAATTGACGTAGTTGGAAATACAATAAAAATTATTAACCCAACCGGTGTTGCTGGTACTAGTCAAACTGCAACTGGAAAATACGGTGATCTAATTGATTTTGCAAGTAATACATGGAATGGTTCTGCCACATTGCAGAGTATGGTAACCACGCTTACTACCGCATATAATACATTTTTAACAATAAAAAATACACCATTAACAGCTATCACAACTACTAAAACTATTACTTCATTTGGTACTGTTAATACTGGATTTGATTTCAGTGCTGGATCCTACAATACTCAAGTTATAACTGTGAATTCAATAGGAAATATTATAGCTCGTATGACAATTCGAATAACAGGTGCAGCAAATTCTAAAAATAATGGTATATTTAAAGTTCTTCAAGTAAGTGGAAATACATTTAAAATAGAAAATTCAAAAGGAGTTGCAGCTACAAATAGTAATGCAGGCTCTGCATCTTATATTTCATTCGATTATTCGCTAACAACTGCAGAAGATACTATAACAACGATTAATGAAATTCAAGAAACTGAAGCCTATATAACTATGGTAAAAGGAATAGAAGTATATCGTAAACGTTACACAAATGCAGTTAATTTAGTTCGTAGAGTTGGAAATAATACTGCACGATGGCTTCGAATGAAAGCTAATGCATTGGTTAAACCATATCCAATAGGGATCTTATCAACAGGAGATGGTAAACCATTTATTACGAGCATTCCTCCTTCAGATACAAATTATTGGGCACAACGTCCATATAAACCTTTTGCTCTCATTGGAGAAACTGTGAAGAAAATTGTTAATCGTATTACTGGATTATCAATAGTTAGCTTTGCAGGTTCTTTAAATGGATCACAAGTAGTTAAAGTTGAAAGTATTATTGGTATTTTTATTAATCAAACTCTTAGTATAATAAATGCAGATAATCCTCTTAATAACGGTACATATTTAGTAACTGCTATAGATACAGCTGCAAATACATTTACTTGGGCAAATCCTACAGGTGTTTCGGAAACTCTTGCTCGATATGCAATAGAGGTTAATGGTTCTATCGTTACAGTTCCTCCAGTTACAGTGTCAACTGTTATGACTTATAATGCAGATGCTTACTATTCATTATACGACTATGTATCGTACAATAATGGCGTTTATTGTTGTATAAAAGATAATACAAACTATTCGCTACCTGGTATTCAAAATATTGATCCATTAGATTCAATTAGTTGGCAAGAAATTCAATATCCAGATGTTGAGGATGGTTATGGTAATATTATAGAAGGAAGTCCTGATAATTTTGAAAATTTTAATCCATCAGATTACAGCCCATATACTCCTATTGTTAACTATAATGTTGGTTCAATTGTTTCTGGTTCTTATAGTACAAATATTGTATCATTTGTAGCTTCCTCGAGTGGAACACAGGAATTTAGAGTTAGAAGTAATTTAGGTATTCAAGTTGGTGATACACTTACTATTAAAAATGCATCTAATTCTGCAAATAACGGATCATTTACTATAATTTCAATTAATGGAAATACATTAACAGTAACTAGTTTTGCAGTTTCTTCCAATGGAACACAGGTACTTACAGTTACAAATACTACAGGCGTTTTAGTTGGCTATACAGTTACTATTCAAAATGCAGCCAATTCTGCAAATAATGGAACATATTTTATAACTGCTGTAGGTACGAATACAGTTACATGGGGAAACAGTTCAGGTGTGTCAAATACACCTGTTAATTCTATAACTGCATCGTTAAACGGTGGACTATATAGTATTATAATAAACAACTCTTTAGGTGTGAATGAAAGTAATACAAGCGCAGACTATACTCTTGACTCTCTTTTAGTATTCAGATGTAAAAGAGATTTTGTTAAGACTAAAACAATAAAAAATATTCCTCCTTCAGACAATAGTTATTACTGGGTTAAAAGAACTTATCCAAATGTTCTTTATAAAGGTGAAACTGTAGAAGCAAATTTTGCAAATTTTCAATCATTAAACCCTCCATCAATTAAGGTATCAGTAGTTAGTTTTGCATCTTCTGCTACAACGCAAGTGGTTACAGTTCAAAGTACTGTAGGTATTGTAGTCGGTCAGATTCTTACTGTTACAGGTGCAAGTAACACTGTTAATAATGGTACATATTTAGTAAGTGCTGTAAATAGTAATGCAAATACATTTACTTGGGCAAATCCTGTAGGTGTTGCAGAAATTGTCTCTACAAATAATGTTAAAGCTAGCCTTATTAAATTAACTAGCACTCCTACATACGATAATAATAAATCATATGGTAAAGGAGATACTGTTAGAGTTACTAATCTTCAAATTACAGTTACTGGTTTTGCAGCTTCTTCACCTGGATCACAACTACTTACAGTTACAAGTAGTTCGGGTGTTGCACTTGGTGATTTGATTACTATTCAAGATTCATCTGATCTTGGTAACAATGGAACCTACATAGTAACTGCTATAAGCACAAATACAATTACATGGGCAAATAGCTCAGGTGTATCTAGTACAACTTCAGTTAGTGCATATATTTATAAATACTACTATCTTCGAACATATAATGATAAAATATACATTCAAGGAAAACCTCCAGGAACTACTTTTCCAGCAGAAAGTTTATGGCAACAATTTTTAGCTTCATACTCTTTAAATACAACTGTTAATTATAGTGCAAGTGGATTTTATACAAATAACACTGTTATTTCTTATAATAGCAAATATTATTATCTTTTTATTGATACACTAAATAACGTTTATACACAGAACATACCACCAAGTACTACAGCTAGAGATGTTTTTTATCGTTGGAATGCAAATCCAGAAGGAATTACATCACTTTATCCTGCGTATAATATTGCTACAAAATATGGAAATTTATCGAGTGTTGTGTTTAATAATGTAGTATATGTACTTCAAATAACCGAAAATTTTTTTATACAAAACATTGCTCCAACTCCAGGAGATACTACTGTAAAATCATCTTCACATTATTGGAGTGAAGGTCCTAACCCAGCAACTATTAGTACTTATGATATTGGTAATCTTACACCATATAAGAATGGCGATTTTGTCAATTATAATGATAATATATACCTGTTTAAGGCACCTATAGGATTTAATATTCAAGGACAACCTCCAGGAACTACAATTGCATCAGAACTTGCTTGGATTCAAATTACACATCCAGCTGTTTTTGTAAAAAATGGTACAAGTGGATCCTTTTTAGAATGTACATCATCTGCATTTCCATTATTAAATTATGCTAATTATCCAGCTTATTCAACTACAGAAGAGTATAAAGTTGGAGATATTGTACAATACAATGATAAGATTTATCAATTTAATCCTAAAACATCAAACGTTATAGGTATTAATATTACAAATACAACTTATTGGGAAAATATTGCAAATCAATTTGTAAAATATAATGGTGAATGGGTACAATATAGACCTAATCTTATAACACGTTTATATTGGGGAAATTTTACACCGTATAGTGATTTTGTTACCTATGTTGAAGGTTCGAAGGTTTCATATGAATTTAGAGTTTTTAAATGTATAGATGATAACCCACGCGGATTTCCAATTAAAGGTAAAGTACCAACATCAACCCAATTTTGGAAAAAGGTAACATATCCACTTGCATTTGTTGATGGGGAAGTAATTGAAGCTGATCCTACAAATCCGGTATTTAAAAAACTAGATGAATTAGATTATCACAACTATGAAAATAATTGGTTATATTATAAAGGTGATCTTGTTTCTTACAATGGTCTTGTTTATGAATGTATAAACGTAAAACCAGATAATGTTAAATATCCTGATTCAATCAGTGGAAAATCACCATTAACAACTACTGGTTTTTGGGAACAAGTTTCAAGTACTGATATAGATTTTATAAATAATAACTTTTACAAAGTAAATAACATTTTTCCATGGAACCCTATTACAACCAAAAAATATGGAATTAACACAATTGTTTTATGGAAAGGATTTTTGTATAAATCTCAAAAAGAAATTTCTTATAAACTAATCATAGATTTGAACTCGTCAGATGATATTGCATTAATAAAATCATACATTCCTTCTGCAAATGAACTCTTATGGAGAAAAATAGATGAAGATTGGCCTACAAGTATACCTAAAGTATATTCAAATACTGCCACATATTATCTTTCTAGTCAAGTTATGATACATGATTTTTTGGATCAAGAAAGTGTAGTAATAAGTATTACATCTCCTTTCAGAATAAGAATATTTAAATTAACGGGCTTTAATAAAACTCAACCACAAAAGTATAAACATCCAGAAGTTCGAACTTTAAATGAATTAGACAGTGACGGATATTATAAAAATGGAATAGTGCCAGGTACTTCTAGCAAAAACAATCTTCCTAGATATGGTATTGGAAATATAGATCCATTTCGTTTAGACAATTATGCAGGTGATTTAAAACACAGAGTTTCAAATAATGTACTTTTACCATACTTGCATGCCAAAAACAATGCAAAATCAATTATGGAAATGCTTAATATAACAGTTTTTACTCCAAGCAATTATTATGCTACACCTGAATACGAAACAGCAGCTTTTGTAGATTGGTCTTATCCACAAGCTTTTAATTTTAAAGAAAATCCCGTTACACCTGTTTTTGCAGAACAGTCTTACAATAAATTAAAAGAAGCCGCACAATCATTTGTAGATATTTTTAATTATTATGAATCAGATACTATACCTTTAAGTTCAGTTATAACTAATTTTGCAGCTTCTTCTGGTGGAAAACAAGTACTTACCGCTAATACAGTTGGATATAATCTTGTTATTGGTGATACACTTACTATTGATAATACTTATAATTCTGTCAATAAAGGAAGTTATATAATAACTAATTTAACTACAACAACAATTACATGGGCAAACCCTTCAGGTGTTTTTGAAGCATTCCCAGGCAGTCTTCATGCTTCTATAATGACAGGATCTACTTTATTAAAAACAGTAAAAATAAATGCATTTGCAGCTTCTTCAAGTGGTTCACAACTAGTTACAATTCTAAATACTACTCCATTAAATATTACTGCTACTCAAGGTAGTGTTACGGTAAGAGTAACTAACTTTGCAACTACTTCTCAAAATGGAACACAATCAGTTTCAGTTGCAGGTAGTACTGTAGGTATTACAGTTGGTCAAAATATTACCATTGCAAATGCAATAAATTCTTCTAATAATGGAACTTATTTGGTAACCGCTGTATTTACTAATTCATTTACATGGGAAAATCCGTTTGGTATTCAAATTACTGTGAATATTTCAGGGGCTGTGAACTCTGGTAACAATGGAACATATAAATTAAATTCTTTAGATACAACTACATTTACATGGGCAAACCCAAATGGTACGTCAGAAACAAAAGAAACAGGAACTACAGTTGTTAGAGGATACTTTCCAAGATCCAAACCTGCTATTAAAACTTCAATTAGAAACGTTCTAGGATTTGTATATTACAATTTAACTAAACTTATACTAAAATATAGAGATAATGTAATAGTACAGCAAATCAATAAAAATGTTTTAAAAACACGATATTACAATTCATCATTTTTTCAAAAGATGTTTGCAGATGACCCATATCCATATTTTAATGTTGCTGCACTTTCAATGAGTCCACCAGTAAAATGTCTTAAAGATTTGGGTGTTGGTGATGAAGCAATAATTAAAGAAAATATGAAAAAAGGTCTAATACCTGAAAATAGTTTAGAAGAATATAACAATCAGAAAGAAAAGCTTGATCAATATGACGGTGAACTAAATGCACTTGTGCTTGATATAAAAACAATAATTAATTATTATGTGATATTTCATTATAGACCCGATAAGCTTATTGGTGTTGAGATTAATCTTCCGATCGATTATTACTATGCTGATGGTTATACATATACCAGAGATACTCAAGCATCTACTGTAAAATTAGATGAGCCTTCTATAAATATTGCATTTTTTATATTAGGACCAGATGATTATGATCATAGAAATAACTACCCCATATTTGTAAACGATTATTTAGACGAAGACAGTCTTGCTATAATTGAAAATGCTAGATCAATTTATGATAGTAATGGAAATGAGATACTTGGTAAAAATCCATATGGTATTACTACACTATCATATGGTGCAATTATAAATGATGTTCTAAGAGAGAGTTTAAAACCACCAGAGTATACATTACCGAATAGTCAAGCTGCAAGAGACTTAATTCTTCTAACATATGAAACTAAAGATCCTGCTATTAAAGGACTATCAAATGTTGCAAAAGGACTTGTTGGGTTATGTGCAGCTGCAGTTCAAGTAGGTGACATGGTTTCAGGAGTAGTAGGTGCTGTTCAATTTGTAGGAAATTGGGCTGTCACTGGTAAACCAGATGGTCAAGTTACTAGTGATACACCGGGCGGAGCTGAATGGATGCAATTTTCAGGTAGTATGCCAAATATAAAATGGCCAGAATTTAATGAAAGAGCTCAAAGTATAATTGCTTTAAAAGACCAAGTTAGAGCACATAGACTTAGATTAAATTCAGTTAATATTAGTCCTACAGATATTCGTGTATCAGTAAGTAGTTTTGCAGCTTCAGATTCAACTAAAGGAACACAAGATGTTAGTGTTGGAACTACTGTAAGTGCTTTTAAAGTTGGTCAACTTGTTACTATTACAGGTGCAACTAACTCTGTTAACAATGGGGTGGGTATTATAACAAAGGTAACTGAAACTACATTTACTTGGGCAAATCCTGTAGGTGTTGCAGAAGTTGCCTTACGGACTGCTATTATAGCTAGTGTTAAAAATACTACAGAAGAAGATGATGATAATTTAGATAGTTTTCTTATTACTGTTGGAGCTTTAATAATCAATTACACTAGAGAGTTAGATGAATTACAAGAAGCCTTAGATTATGAATTTGACATACGTGTATCAAAAGTTGAAAAAACCCTAGTATATCCGTTAAGTCCAACAGAACCAACACGAGTTGTATATGCAAAACCCAAACCACCAACAAAGACACGGATAGCATATGATGATTTATTAGAAGAATTAGCTAGATTACAACGTATGTATGATAATGGATTACAGCGTAATTATGTGAATAAATTAGAGAAAATTAGAAATAAATCGATTGATATTACTAATAATAAAATAAAAGTTACAAATACTGGAACCGTACTTAACAATCTTCAAGTTGCACAAATAGATGCAACAATTAGAAGATTAGACAGTCAATTAAACAGACTAGTAATACCAGATGGGATGTCACAAGCTGTGGCTGTTGTTCAACCAGAGTTACTAATGTCACGAGTATGGAGATTTCAAGCAGATTACGAACAAGCGTTAAAGACTCGAAGTGCCCAAATGGCTACGGCTTCATATGACAAAGGAAAAGCCAATGCATATAAGTACTTACCTGCACCTAAAAGTCAGCAACCAGCCCCACAATTAGCAAAAGATGTACTGAATGAAAAAAATATTGAAGAGATTAAAAAGAAACGTGCATTATTAGAAAGATTATTACTAGAAGCTAGAGAAGAAAGAGCTAAATGGAAACTTGGAGAATATTTAGAATCTCAAAAGAAACTAGGAACATTTAATGATGTAGATCTTAAATCAATAAGGAAAAACATTGCTGATGTGAATGATAGGATTAGGCAAATAATAGATGCAAATAATGCAGCTAGTGCAGAATTTAAACAATATCAAGATGAACTAAATGATGCAGAAATGAAACAGGCAGAAGCGGATGAGAAATATAGAAAAGCAGAAGCCGATTATAATAAGCAAAAACTTGAAGTGCAAAATGCAACCGATGCAATTAATAGAGAAATTGAAGCTACAAAACTAGAAGCTAAAAGATTAGATTATGCCACATTTAAAGTAAATTATGATAACCTTACTGTAAGTTACGAAGCAAAGAAATATACACTTGTTACAAAAATCTTAGAAAGTAATACAATTTACACAATTATGAGTCGTAATATGCCAGCAAACGTAAAAGCTGCCTATTCTAATATAATAGATAAATTTTCGACAACCACTAACCCAATTATAACTGCATACAAAGGTGTAATGACTAATCTTAAAGCAACAATCGGTTCTCGAATTGCAGTTTTAAAAAATAGAAGAATTGCATCAGATGTTACACTATTTTCAAAAATTATAAAATCTAAAGCTACACCATTATTAAATCTAGGAGGACCTCTGATGGAAATAGCAGGTATTGCATTAACCGCTTATTCAATGGGTGCATTTTCAGAAGGAGAAAGTCTTGATGCTGGGTTATTTTAAATCTTAGAAATGCCATTCACTATATCTTGGCTTGGAACGCCTCCATCTGACACTTTAAGTGCAGTTGTTGGAATTGTTAATGATTGAGAATCAGAACCACCTTTCTTTCGATACCGACGAATGGTGGCGCGACGACTTTTTCGAGAACGCTTATAAGTTTTCCTTGGCATTTTCTTGCTTTAAACAAAGGAAAGAATGAACGACAGTTTATCAATTATTGTTATTCTTTGTGTGATTGTAATATGGATTACGTTCTCACATAAAGAATTCATGACAAACAGTGATGTTGCTTCTATGTTGCAAGCACATGCACTTCCGGACAAAAAGAAGAAAAAATCTAAAGAAGTTGATGAAGCTCCTATTTACGGTCCACATGTTCCCAAATTGGAAGATAAACCAAGTGGGTCTAAGAATGGAAAATTAGTACCGGCGTCAGGTGTTTATCCTGATATTTATGGGCCTGATATTGCAACAATTCCAGGAACTAAACCTAAAAAACCTAAGCATGAATCAGATAATGTTGATGATGAAATTTATGATTTCAACCCTGATCTAAAAAAGGCATTTCCAACAGAAGGTGAGCCGCAACCCTTTTTAACAGATTTTACTAAATTTCAACATTAGATAAAGAGATGTTTGGTCTTCACAACTTTCGAGGAAGTTGTTGGGTAAACGCCTGTCTTCAGTCAATCTTTCGTATACCTGAATTGCAAGATCGATATTCAAATAATAAAATTGATACAGATAATTCAACCGATAAATCCTTACATACTATTTGGAAATCAAATGGAAAATCAGGTTTACGAGAATTTTTTGAAGTAGTGAAAAATGAAGCTATGCCGGCGGGGAGTGGTGTTGGTGATACACACGAATTACTAACCCATTTATGCGATAAACTTCCATTCTTAGATAAACTTTGTAGGTTTAAAAATGCACAAACAACCACTTGCAATTCATGTGGAAAAACAGAAACACGTGAAGATACGACAATTGAGTTTTCGTTAGCATCAAATGAACCAAATAAACCTATTAGTCAATGTATTCAAGAGGTTGTAACGCCTACAAAAGTAGATGATTGGAAATGTGATAAGTGTAAGAAACTTGGTTGCACGCGTCAATATCTTATTGGTTCATTTCCTAATATTATGATTTTTAATATGACATCAAGCACTGGAACAATTAGCTATTCGCCTATACTTGTTTTGAATTCAAAAAAATATGCACTTATTTCAATTGTTTGTTACAACGGATCTCATTGGTGGACATTTGGAAGAAATATTCCTCCAGGCTCTTCGTGGTACAAGTTCAATGATACTCATGTTCAAGATTTTGGACCCAAACAATTCCCTCTTTCTTCAAGTATGAGACTATTAATTTATTATCGGCTAGAAGAGTAATGTTGCCTGTTCCAACGATATTAATTGTTGCAATTGCTGGTGTATTTGCGATGTTTGTCATAAGTATGATTGGTGGAAGTCTTATGCCAGCTGTACTAATTCTAATGTTAGCAGGTATCTTATTTTACGTTCTGCATCAGCTTGGAATTTTTAAAATAGAAACAACAGATACTGGAATCGATATTAATTTTCAAGAAACAGCAGCTCCTCCTCCACCTGTTTTAAAAAGTAAGCAAAGTATGACACCTCTTTCAATTGAGAAGAAAGAGGTATTCTACATAAGTGGAAACAATTATACGTATGACGAAGCACCTGCAGTTTGTGCTGCATATGAATCAGAACTTGCATCCTATGATCAAATTATGGAAGCACATTCAAGTGGTGCAGAATGGTGTGGTTATGGTTGGACACAAGGTGGAATGGGATTGTTCCCAACACAACAAGGTACATGGGAATCATTACAACGTGAAACAGATCAATCAAAACGAACAGCTTGTGGACGTCCTGGAGTAAATGGTGGATATTTTGATACAGATTCTAAATTTGGAGTAAATTGTTATGGCGTAAAACCTGCAAATAAGAATATTACTTTACCAGTTCCATTGCCTGGAACAGATGCAGGTGAGTTTAATAAAATGGTTCAAAAGTTCAAATCAATGCTCAATAGCATCATTGTATCTCCTTTCAATAGGAATACTTGGTCCGAAATAACTTCACCTGTAAACACAAATGGATTACTCTCTGCAAACGCCCATAAATCGTAAGTTATATGTTCCAGAGGAAAATGAAGTACCGTTTGCACCTGTCGTATATCCGCCTGTTTCATCTGCACAAGACCAAAGCTATCGTCGAATGACGTGGCTTTTTCATAAACCACAAAATCATGCAATTTTTCCAGTTAAATCGGAAAAGCCTGAGAAGAAAAAGTACACTGAAATACAAAGATGATTGAAGTTGCACTATTATTGGGTCTTGGAGCCGTAGGTTATATGTTGGCAGTCGGTCAGCCAACACAAGAAAGATTTACGCCTTTAACACCTCGTCCAACTGAAGAACATCGAGAGGGTATAGCGCATAGTCAAACACAACAAGGACATAACAATGAGGTTCCATTTTTTGGAGCACGTGTCACTCAAAGCATGTATTCAGGTGCAACTGAAGGTATTCTAGACACTTGGACGGGAGCAGGAAAAGAATATACTCAAAAACGAGAAGTAAAGTCTATGTTCGATGCAAAACCTGCAACTGGACGCCCATTTGGTAATCAAGTTGAAACCGATTTTGAACAATCTCGTATGGTTTCTGGACAGAATATGAAGAATATCTTTCCGATACAGCAAGTTCAAGTAGGACCTGGTGCAAACGATGGTTATACAAATTTAGGAAAGGGAGGATTTCAACAAGATCAATTGCATGAATTTATGCTTCCAAAAACCATAGATGAACTTCGTGTTGTAACAAAACCAAAGCTTACATTCGAACAAGATCCAGTTCCAGGAAAAAATTTCATTACACAACCAGGTATTCAAGCTGCTGTTAATAAAAATAAACCAGACAAGTTTGCGATTTATGGAATGGATCGTGCAAATACAGCTGTAGGTGTTCAAACAGCTCCTCGTATTTATGCAGATCAACCGATGAAGGAACAGGCTCGTGAAAGCACAAGTGTTGAATATGAAGGTGGAGCTCGTGGTAATGCAATTTTTGCATCTTACATTCGTGCGTTTACAGAACCATATCAGGAATTCATGAAGTTAACTACAGAAGGACGTCCTGGACCTGCAGGAGCTGCATCTGGAACTGGATTTTCCATTGGTTCAGATAGTTATTCGGCACAAATAAAACGTGATGAAAGCGTTTTGTCTGATGCAACACGTATTAATCCTCCTATTCAACGTATTAATGCTCATGCAGATAGCATGGGTTCTTACCGTTACAATGAACCTCTACAACAGGATGCAATTGTTTCACGAAATGGTCCTGAAATCTTAAGTGCATTCAATAATAACCCATATACACATAAACTTACTTCATACTAAACAATGGAAAAAATCAGAGAACAATTAACTTATAAAGAAGGAAAAGTTGTAATTTGCATGAAAGAGTTATCTTTTCATGATCAATATGAAGTTCTGCGGCTTATAATGGCAACGCGCACGAAAGACGTATTTGTTTGCGTGCACGATGGTGTTACACCGTATATTTCAAATATAATTGAAAATCTTTCATTAAACACGACGGACTGTACGTCGACCAATTAGTGATCTACGTTTTGTTGCACCTCCCGTTTTAGTTCTATATTGTTGAAGCATTTTTCCCCACAATTTGTCATCTATAGTAGATGCTGTACCTTTCATCTCTTTTTTCTTTTTAATAGTTCCACTCTTTATTCCTGCAATAGTCGAATCCCAATCTGATTGAGTAACACTATCTGGTTTTGTAACGGAATCTCCACTTATTAAATAAGTCTTCAATCCTTTTCCCCATTCGGTTCCAAACTCTGCTTTTTGTTCATTTGATAATCCAAGTGCATTCATTATATCACCTAAGGGTATATCCTTATTTGCTTTTAGATCTGCTTTAATCTTTGTCTTTTGATCTTCTGTAATGAATGTAGGCCATTTCCATGAGCTACCTTGATTACTTTGTTGTGTTTGTATTTGAACTTTATAAAGATCAGGATATACCTTTTTGAACAATCCATCAAATTCAGTTTTTTGTTGTGAAGTAAGCTTATCTTTTACAGTTTTAACAAATGTAGGATCAGCCGCTAGTTGTTCATACGTTGGTAACTTCTCTTTTGCAGTTGTAACTACGAATGTTAGCAATTCTTCACGAGCTGCTTGATTAAATTCATCCCTTGTTTTTGCAGCAGGTGTAGCCTTTTGGTTTGCAATTTCTTGTAGTACCATCTTACGAATTTCAAGTGCTTTTTGTTGATCTTGAAGTAATTGCGCATCGTATGTTCGATCGCTAATATCGCATGAAACCTTCTTAAGAAGACGATCAACAACATTTTCACTTTGTACAGGAGCTGGTGCTGGAGCTGGAGCTGGTGCTGCAGATTGACCAGGGAGAATAGTAGTTTTTGTGGTTTCAGTTGTAGTTGTTTCAGTAATAGGTTCTTCTGGCATTACTGCATCATATTGCTTATCGTCATCAAACATTAATTGAATAACTGGTGTGTCCTTTGTAAAATTAGGAGGGCAAAACACATCATCACTATTACCAGAATCAGAGTAAATTGCAATAATGGATTCTGTAACTGCGGCTGCTCCAGATCCAATGACATGAACTATTGGTAAACTTTTTGCATTTCCTGATTTGTCTTTGATAGTCATAGATTCTAAATATTTACTAAAATTTTGGTACTCAGTTTTTAGTTCGGGAGGAGTTTCATGATCATATAAATGTTGAAAGTTTTGAATATTTTCAGGCTTTACCATGAAATTTCTAATCTTCTTTGCGAATGCTTGAGCTTGGTCATTTCCATATTTTTTATCCTGAACTGCTAAAATTGAATTATAAAATGACCATTTATCATTATTTATCTTCTTTACTTTACCAATAGGAACTTCTGGAACAATATCTTGACAATTCATTCTAGCTATCGGAGGATTGAAAAAGTTTGTAATCATTTGAGTTGTAGTTGGTGCAGGTTCAGGTTCAGGTTCTGGTGCAGGTGCTGGAGCTGGTGCTGGAGCTGGTACTGGTGTAGATGTAGGTGGTGTAGGAAATTGAATAATATTACCTGAATCTGATGGTGTTGGAGCTGATGCTATTGGTCGTGAACGGGGTGCTATTGGCCGTGATACGGATATAGGTCCAGATTCAGGCGTAGGTTCTGCTTCAGCTTCAGGTGCTGGAGCTGGTGCTATTGGTCGTGATACAGATACAGATGCAGGCGTAGGTTCAGTTACAGGTGCAGGTGGTCGTGATACAGATACAGATGCAGGTGTAGGTTCTGCTACAGGTTCTGTTAGATCTATAGGTTCTGGTACCAGTTCTGGTACCGGTTCTGGTGCAGGTTCTGGTGCAGGTTCTGTTAGATCTATAGGTTCTGGTGCAGGTTCCGGTGCAGGTTCTGTTAGATCTATGGGTTCCGGTGCAGGTGCAGGTTCTTCTTGAGTAGTAAAAGGACCAGGAAGAGGAGGTAAAACTGTAGATTGAGTAGCTGGTGGAGGTTCTAATTCTTTTCGTTGTTCTGCAAATGGATCAAGAAAACTGAATATAGATGATTGAGGGGCAGGTGCAGGTTTTATCATCTCTTCTCTTTGTTGTTTGGCTTTTTGTTGAAGTTCTTCTTGTCTAGCTTTGGGTAATGCATTAATCATTTCATTTCTGATTCTTGTTTGCTCACTAATCGATAATATTTCAACATCATTTGCATTAACTTCAATTGGATCTATATTACTTTTTGAATCATTTCTTTCATAAAGTCGTAAAATACGATTACCAGTTGTATCAAGTGTATTTCTCATTACGGAATAATATGCATTTTTATATTTAACCAACTGTCCTACTTTTATTTGAGGTTGTTGTTTTACTATAGTCAATCCTAACCAATCTGCAAGTAGTTTTAATTCTTCTTCATTATTGCTATTTTTAATAGTATTGTATGCATCAAATGGTAAAGTATTATTTTTTCGTTGAGTAATAATTAATTTTAGGTATTGTTTAAAGTCTGAAGCATTCATAACACGTCTTATAGAATCAATATTTAACGTATTTAGATCATTTTTTAATGTTACATATTCTTCTTCCATATCATCTGAAAGCTTATTCTTAATACGATCTAATGCTTTAGTATGATCATCTACTACTTCATCATCAGTAAAAAGTGATGTTACTAAGCCATTTATCTTTTTTATATCTTTAGAATCCAACGCAGTTAATGCATTTTTATTAGATTTCATTCGTTCTATCGCATCTTTAATCTTTTCTAGCAAATATTCTGGATTATTAAGATACTTTTCCTGAACACCTCCGCTTTGAAGAGGTAACATATCAGATGGTACTGGATTCACTTGTTCTGCCATAAACGCAGATGCCATGGCAGCCATACTGCCTCCTAACATTGTAATTCCGTATATTGCGCTTAAAGACGCCATAGAATCCTATTATATCTAGCAAAGATGTTTCATTTAGTTAAAGACAACGTGGAGCGAATCGAGAACAACTTGTTATGGGTTAAATCGGTGCGGGCATCTATATTTTCATGGTGGTTTAACGTTATCATTTTTGTTGTTGTAATCGGATCTTTTGCATATTTTTTATATGCAAGTTACGGTACAGCACCATCTGAAGAATTTAAAAAAATACCATTCGAACCTAGGACGTGGAATAACGCCGTGAGAAATGTTCCCATTACAGATTATGGACAGCCTCCTGAAGTTGAAACTGGAAATGGTATTCCGGGGTATTCCCTTAGAACAAGCTCGTCAGCGTTTTGAGGAATTGAAAAGTGCACCGCCTACTGAGTCAAAGGAAGCAAAAGTTGTTAAGCGAAGAAAATTAAAACTTGGCACATCAGATAAGAAATGAGAACTGCGTCTGCATATACAAATTATAGACGAGTAAAAGCCGAAGCTACCAATTTGAAAGTTGAATATCCAGGAAACATTGCTAAAAATTATGCACCTATTCAAGGTGCAACTGGATGTCCATTAAAGATTTATGATCCTATTACATACGTTAATGTTGCAAGGTGTGTTTATGGATTAACAGTATGTCGTTCAAGAACAAATTAGAATTCTGTTAAGTAAACAAGGAATGATCTCTGTCATGTGGCTTTTCATAGGTGTAATAACAGGATTGTTAATTGTATCTATTTTTGATCCACCTTTGCGTGACGTTCCGCAAGTACCAGTTCCGGGCAAGGAAAACTTTTTTCACACCAAAACAGGGTGTATTAAAATAATTTCAAAAGAAGTTCCTTGCACTGAAAAATCAACGTCTCTTAATTTCATCGCAGCTCAACACAAATGATTCAGATTCAAAAACTTCTGCACAATGAGCGAAGTCTCTCCTTTTTTTCATTTTTGATAGGTATGGGTCTTGTTATTATGATGTTTCACAAACCATTACATTCCAAGATAACACTTGCGTTACCAATTGAAGATGTTGAAGGAAAAATTATTAATTATAACGGAAAGTGCTATTCATATCGCGCAGAAGATAGAGCATGTGAAATACCTCCTTCTAAATAAATGCAAGATAGTGGCGCAACAGATTTAAGTGCTCTTCTTGGAAGCGGACCCGTTCAAAATCCTTCCCTTCCTCAATCAACTACATTTGCACCTATGGTAACAGGTGGCGGTGATCCGTTCATTAGTCCGATTAACACAACTCCTCAACAAAAACCTTCTTCTACGTTATACAGCCACGATGCAACATTTAATAGCATACGGTATGCGGTAAGAGGGCTAATGACTTATTTCGGATTCTTTGTAGCCGCTATTATTATTTCTTTATCAACTCCACGATCTTTGCTATTGCAATATATTCCTAACACATATACGTCAGGAGGTGTAGTTTCCTACACTGGTGCTGGTGTTTTAGCAGGTGTTGCTGTTGCAATTGCATATGTGGTAGGTACGTTAGGTAGTAGTTTAATCTAAATCATCAGCAACCCATTCTTCACTTTGAGAAACTGCTGGATTAATTTCAGACCGATACACAGATTCTCCTGTAAGAATATCTTCAAAATCAATCATTGCTCTGTTTTCAATATTGTGAATGATTGTTGCAGTGTACAATTCACTGTTAAGTAGTTTATCAGCACCTTTTCCATGCCATTTATAAGTTTTGTTACCATTTTTGATAATAATGCTATCATTATTTGTTTTAATAAATTCAATCATTTTTTAAATTATTTTAATTAATGAGTGAAAATACGTTTTTAGATAATAAACGTATCTTAACAAATGGTGGACAAGTGGTTAACGTACCGAATTAATTCACGTGGATGGCAAACAGACTCACCTGCAAAAGTACATACATCAATAATATTTGGAGCTGGATTTACATTAACACCGCAATTTGCATTAAAGAATAATATTACACACGTAGTTAATTGTGCATATGATCAGGATAGTCCTGCATGGTTTCGTACAGTTCATCCAGACAAGTATGTCTCTTTAAAGGCTAATGATGCACTTGATCAAAATATATTAAATTGGTATCCTGCATTTGAAGAGTCTATGAACAGGTTTTTTCAAGATCCAGAATGTAGAACTATTTATGTTCATTGTCAATGTGGAATTAATCGTAGTGGATTTTTAACAGTTTTGTATATCGTTAGAAAATTTGGATATGAGTATGATACTGTAGTACGATCTATTCTTCGACAACGGCCTTGTGCATTGACAAATACGTCTTTTGAAAAGCAAGTTATAAACTATATAAGAAACAATGGCAGACTTGGATAAAAATCCATTATGGTCGAACGTTAAACCCGATGCATCCGCCTCATTTATGGGACCTGATTACAGCTATGCAGATAATATTCCAGGACCAGCATCACTAGGTGTTAGTGGTAATGGAACCTTCGGTCAAGTATATACAAACTTGAATGCAGTGACTACTTATGTGAAAGGATTAATTACAGGAGATCCTCCTTTAGGAAATCAATATTTTATTAATACAGGCGGTGTATGTACTGCACCCGATGGATCAACGCAGCCAAGATGGAATTACATCAATAACATACCAGGAGGCGGTAGTCCACCTGCAGGTATTCAAGATTTGGCATTTCTATCAAATGACATGAGAGGATTAATTCCAGGAATTGTTCAAGATGTAGAAGGTTTGAATCCTTATTATCTCTTTTCTGCTTTAACATCTGATGGTACGCCAGGATGCGATTGCTATAAATGCAAGGTAACAACGGGAGGTGATAGTTATTTTCTTACTCCAAATATGTCACCAGATTACGATCCAGTTCTTTGTTCAAAAGTAGACGTATCACAATGCAAGACAACTACAGAAGGGTTTGCAAATGCATCACAATCAAGTTCTATTCCAACAATTTTAGCGTTAATTGGAGTGTTGTATTTTGCAATTAAGTAATATTTTAAGACTAGTAAGTTAACTTAGTAAAGAAATGGACAATATATTTCGAGTGAAGAAAGTTCAGGAATCTGGACAGTCTTCAAAGTTGCAAGGAACGTTGGATTCACTCCATCAAACAATTATAAACACAATTAAAGAGGATTCTTTAAATATTGAAGAAATACACTCTAAATGCGAAGAGTTGAGAGGCAAAATTGAAACTCTTTTATCTACTAATGAAATTTCTGATATTCTAGAAGCATCTAGACTTGAGAAAGAAATTAGTAAATTAGAATCTAAAGTAAATTCGGATAATCCATTGGAAGATTATTATTTAAAAAATGGAGATATTATGCTTTCATACTATGGAAATACCGAAAAAACTAGACCAACAGCTCAATCTTGCATGGATGAGAATACGTTCGTTAAATATTTAATTACAAACAAAACAGGAGAATCAGGAAGTCAAACTAAAAAACAACTTTTTGAAGAATATGCAACCCGTATGAAATTAGCTGGACTTGAAAATATAGAAACAAAACAAGTTGTAACTGAACATTGTGAAACGTGTAATATTGCAAGAGAAGAAATATCATCTGAAGGTGTACTTGTATGTCCTACTTGTGGTTCTGAAGAATATATGATGGTAGTTTCAGACTTTCCTTCATTTCGAGATCCTCCTAAAGAACGAAATAATTATGCATACAAAAAAATTAATCACTTAAATGAGATTTTAAATCAATTTCAAGCAAAGGAATCAACTATAATTCCAGAAGAAGTTACAACTGAAGTAATTTGTGAACTTAAGAAACGACGAGTGCAAAATATAGCTCAACTTACTGAAAAAGACATACGAGAGATTTTAAAGAAACTCAATAAATCTAAGTATTACGAACATGCTGCACACATTTTATCCAGACTTAACGGAAACCCTCCCCCAACAATTACACCGGAAATTGAAGAAAAGATTCGAACCATGTTTCAAGAAATTCAAGCACCTTTTCTTCTTTATTGTCCTGATGATCGTACTAATTTTCTATCGTACTCATATATTCTCTTTAAGTTCTTTGAACTTCTAGAATTAGATGAATACAAAGCTTACTTTCCATTATTAAAATCACGCGATCGTTTAATTGCACATGATCAAATATGGCGCAAGATTTGTGAGTATTTAAGATGGGAATTCGTTCAATCTGTTTAAAAACGGATTTTGATGACAATTACTGATTATAAGTCAATAAAATGTCTGTAACTCTACTCTCTGTTAATAAAAGTGATAAAACATATAATGATGAAATTGCAAACGATACTGATGTTGTGCGTGTTATTTATTTCGATGGTCAGAAAAAGGGTAAGCGTAATAGCTGGATCACAATTGGCTCGATCGTAATTGAAAAAGTACAAGATAAATGGGTTTATGTAGGTTTAGTCGTCTTTGTTCATGAAGTTGAACCTGTAGATGGTGTTGCTCGATTTCTACTTGTTGTAGAAAAGAATAATTGTACTGGACATACGTCTAGAACAAAGAAACTTCTTATGGAACAACTTGGATGGACTTTGACAGATGAAGCGCCAGGAATTGCACACGTGACACACGTTTAGATATAAAAATAATATATCGTACAATGGATACTTTTTACACGAAAATCAATGCAATGTCTGTTGAAGAACGTGAGTCGGTTTTAACAAATTACATTAATCAACTTCGTCAACAACAACAGCATCCAATAGCAGATGCATTGCATGATATTTTAGCATGTTATCCAAAGTTTTCGTTTAATGCAGATGAAAGACAGTTTCGTCTCTATTTAGCATGGTCTAAGTTTTTTGAATTTCATAAACATCCTCTTGTAAGACAAATTGTCAATTTGCATTTATCAAGATAAAAAAGGGTTGGTATTTAGTCTAAACTTGGAAGAATCATTTCACTTACATGTTTAAATCTATAATACTTATTTATTTCTTTTTCTGAAATTTCACTAGCTTCAAATCCATACAATTTACAGATGTTATTCCGGCCTTCGCCAAATCCAAATGGAGTTTGACATCTGCAATTCCATCCTGTACAACTTGCAAACAAGTCTGTTCTTTTTTCTATATATTCATCTTTGAGAGTATATGTCAAGTAGAATACACTGAGTATCTGATCCATGCTATAGAGACCTAATTCATAAAATCTTTTTAGTTCTCCATATGATACATAGTTATCACATTCATTGCATAATCCCTTATCAAATTCTTCCATGTCATATAAATTTCCACATTTTTCGCATTGCATAGTTTTACATACACCTGGTTCAGTATCTCGATTTTCTGGGTCACAGTATTTGCACTCAGAAAATCCACAAAAGTATCCGTCTGAAATTTCCATTTTTCTCATTGTCAATTAAAAATCATTTTTAACTTTCCGTTTTTATAAATTAGTTAAACAATCACTGTAATATTTCAGAGCCATAAAACAGGCCTTGTGATATTGTTTATCAATAATTTCTTGATCAATGTCTTCCCAATATGTTCCTTCGATTGAAGACCAATCATAATATTTTGTCATGTCAAATCCATGCTTATCATATACATCAATTAACCATGCTCTGGATCGATAGTGTGATACTTCATCTTCAAAGTGATCGTCATCCGGATATTCTAATTTAAATAATGAATCAATATTAGGTTTAGCACCTGCATCTATAAACAATTTTATAATTTCTGGAATGTCCTTTTTTATATCGGATGAATATTTGCCTCGATTCAAAATTGCAGCAGTAACTACATCAAATCCTTCTTGAGGATCTCCTGTTTTTAAAAGTTCTTTTATAATTCTAATTTCAGTTCCACCGCCCATTTCATGTTGTTCTGCATATTTCGGAAATTTTCTATAATAATGTTCAGTAGCAAGAAATGCATTTAATGCTGTTGCAAAGGTTTTCCAATTATAGAAAGGATAGTCAATCATTTTAGTCTGCAAGTAAAAAAATAGAATCTTTACAATTCCGTTTTTATATTTTTAGTCCCATTCTAAAATACATGTGTATGAATCGTGCAATAAGATAATCGTAAAATCGGAATCTGGAAACAGAGCCTTAATTCGTTCGGCCGTATAATTACGATACTCTTTATTTTTACCATGACTGTGCAGTTTCACCATATATCTAAAACTACCATCTTTTGCTGCCCTTTTAACAGGTTCATAGACATAATTCTGTATCCACTGGTTAATATCATTCAAATCGTGTTCTCTCATCATTTTAGCATATGCTTCAGCCCTAATCCGTTCTACTTTCTCGGCTTCAATTACACCTGATTTTTTTAATTCTTCACGTGTGATAGGTTCCATCTTATTATGCAATTAAAAAAATAGAATTATTGTTAATCCGTTTTTAAAAGTCTTCTTCTTCAGTTTTAGGTTTATAAATATCTTCAACAGCTCTTTCAATCTCCTCTTCAAGATCTTTCGTAATATTACCTATAAGCATAATTGTTATAGGTTTATCATTGCCTGACTTATCTACATATGATAACCAAGTACGACCTCTCCAATATACAATTTCATCTTTTTCATAGTAATGGGGAGGCAGAAATTCTTTATATGCTTTAATAAATTCTTTAACAACATTTTGTCTTGAAACCATTTCTTCACCACTGTAAGGATCCGAATGTTCTAATACAGAAATTTCATACATATCATCCATTTTGTTCTGCAATTAAAAAATAAAATTATTTCACATCCGTTTTTATTAATTATTCTGAATCACTGTCTATAACATAACCATTCGCATGTGTTCCAGCGTAACAGTCTGATGCGTAATGACTTGTTCTTCCACAACGATAACATGCTCCCGACTTCTTCTTAGGTGATTCATAGATAATTTCAGTTTGTTTCTTCTTACATGAACGTTCATGAACTCTACATCCATATTCTGTTGTAAATGTTCTTTCATGACAATATTCACATCCCCAAAATAATTCCTCTTCTTCATCTTTTGTAGAAGATACATACGTTCCACGAACTGTAATTGGACATTGGTTTGCAAAATGTCCACCAAGATTACATTTGTAACACTTATCTGAGTTTCCTATTATTTCCTTCTGTAATAATTGTTCAACGTCATCAGGAAGATCTGATTGTGTATACGAACCTCCTCGAACATTTTTAATTCCATATTTTTTCATGTAATCTTTAGTAGTGTTATTCTCGTCATGATGATCTTTCAAATCACGTAGTTCAACTATTTTAATAGGTTTATATTTTCCAGTCCATGCAGAACCATTTCCAGTTTTATGTTGTTGAAATCTTTTCATTACATCTTTTGATTTTCCAACATAATACTTGCCATTCTCAAGTTGAAGAACATAAAGTTGTTCCATCTTTTAGTTAAAAAGACTACTCTCTTTAACTTTCCGTTTTTATTAATTTAGTTTAAGAAGTCAATTCCCATATAAGGTACCATTACCCATAACTGCTTTTGAATACCTGGAGTAGGATCTCGGCCAAATGTACAGTTATCTGCACTTATTCTTCCGTTTAATCCGACAACTTTTGATATACCATTACATCTAGGTCGATTATCAGCTCCATATGCTGAGTAATAAACAGTTGCACCTGGTGCAATATCATATACATGACCTTCAGGTCCTACATGAAGCCATTTCTTCTCATATACTGATGGTTTAGTGATTTGCACGATATCTTTATGAATCGATAAACATTGAGGCATAACACTAATTTTAGAATCTAGCTCCTTAACTGCAGAAATAAGCGCATTAAATAAACGCTTATTAATATGTTGAGCTCTATCTCCGTCGTGATAGTCACTACCCCATGAACGAAAACAATCATCTTCAGGACACGTGTGGTAGTTCTCAACATGATTATGAATTAGTGTTAGTTCTTCAACCTTATTAACTTTACGCTTACGGTCTTCTAGTTTACTAATTTCTGCAATATATATGTTCATACTATCATAGTTTTGATTTGCAGCAAGAATACCAATCTTTTTATGTAAAGATTGAATTTCTGTGTCAATTTTCTCAGTTTCAGTACGGTAATCGGTCATTCTATTTTTTAAGCAAAAACCTATTTATAATTCAAATCCGTTTTTATTAATTTTCAACTTTAACGTCCACTAGTGCAACTGTTTTAATTTCAGGTTCTGTCAAAGGAACAGCTGCTAATGTCTTTTCAATTTCCATCATAGATGTTTTTACACGAATCATATCTTTCTCACATTCTTCCCATTTTCCCCAACCATAAGAGATTATCTGATTATGTTGGTTGTGATAATAGAATGTCAGAAAGGGTTGACCTAAACATGAAGTTCCCATACTTACATTTGCAAGTGAAGGAACATGAATAACTTGTTGATGAATTCGGACAAATCGAGGCATCTTATTTTGAGATTACACTATAAAAAGATTTACTTTCCGTTTTACATAACAATTTTTATAAGGTCTGCAACTTGCTTTTTGAGTAAAGCCCATCTTTTTGCAAGGTGTCTTTTTGCAATATGAATTGGACATTAGGCGCGGTTTTTTAAACTTTCTTTGAGTTTTCTTATTCATTTTATATTCAATAAGATAATGTTGTAGAAAAAACTTTTATAATTTTAAATTATAATGGCAACAATCCCGAATTATGGGACTGATACAAAAAAAGTTATTGAAGAGTTTAAACGATTTAATAGTTATCCATCTGGACGATTAGATTTTAATGGTGTAAAGTTTCATTCATTACCAGATCTTCCTGCGGGACTTAAAGAACTTAGTATTCAAATCAATAGTGAGCTAACTTCATTACCAAATCTCCCTGCGGGACTTAAAGAACTTCGTATTAGTAACAATAGAGAACTAACTTCATTACCAGATCTTCCTGATTCACTTAAAGAACTTTGGTGTTCTCATAATGCACTAACTACATTACCACCGCTTCCTGCTAATCTTGAAGTACTTTATTGTGGCGATAATCCACTAACCTCATTACCACCGCTTCAGAGACTTAAAAAACTTGATTGTAGTAGAAGCGATCAACTAACATCATTACCAGTTCTTCCTGAAACACTTATAGACCTTAGTTGTGGAGGTGAACAACTAACTGTATTACCACCGCTTCCTAGTAAACTTGAAGATTTTTCTGTTTTCAGAGCTCCTATAACCTCATTACCACCTCTTCCTGATGGACTTAAATTACTTAAAATTGTCTCTACTAATATAACTGCATTGCCACCTCTTCCTGCAAACCTTAGTATCATGATGATAAATGATAATTTAGAACTTACTACTATTACAGGTGTTTGTCCAAAAAGGTATAAGAACCTTATGGCAATTGATTTATTTGTAAATTGCCCAAACCTTTTATATGAACCAGAGTATGGTGAAAAGTGTGGTAATTTTTTTAAACGTTTTTCTGCTCCTCAACCCTCTCCACTTTCTAAAGTTAAAATTCCCAAAGGTCAGACAGATGCTATTTTATTTGAAGAAATTGCAGATGGTACTCGAATGGTTGATTTCCAAGGAGAAATGCAACATAATCGTTATTATACTGAAAAAACCTTCAAAAAGCTAAACGGACAAAATCCATATACTCGTCAACCTATTAAACAGGAAGATATCATTTTGTATACTGCAGAGTTAGATCCTTCACTTCCTGTTCAACAAGGAGGTCGAAAGAAGTCACGAAATACTAAAAGGCGTAGTATATATCGAAAAAATAATCGAACAACACGTAAGCGCTAGAACTCTCTTTTTTCAACCGCTAAAGAATAATGTTGTGGCCTCCGAAATATTATAGAGGACTTTCAAATAAAAATAAAACACTGCGTCGTTCCGAGATAGAAAAAAGATCTAAACTATCTTGGAAAACTGCAAAAGCATATAGACCTTTCAAAACTGATAAAGGTGCAAAAACACGTAAATCATCTTATTCATCGCGTTGGCATTCAAAACATCCTGAAGCAAAAAGTTTACCTGAAATTGCAAAAGCAAGTGGAGTTCCGCTTTCTACTCTAAAAACAGTCTATAATCGAGGAATGGCTGCTTGGAGAACAGGTCATCGTCCAGGAGCTTCTCCTCAAGCATGGGGAATGGCAAGAGTGCATTCATTCGTACTTCATGGAAAAACCTGGCGTACAGCCGATTCGGATTTACATTAAAAATATTTACTTTGATTCCGTTTTCTTCTTTTTTACAGGTTTTGTTTTAATTGATTTTAGAATATCTAAAGCAATTTCTCTTAGAAGTTTATCTACGTCATTTTTACCGGCATAAAATTCATATCCATCTGATAACATTCCTTCATAATCATATAATATTTTTACAATTTCTTTTACCTTTTCCTCCTCCATTTATATTAGTTATGCACTTTTAATTTAAATAACAAAAAATAGAACTAATGCAGTTCCTTTTTTTATTAATTTGTTTCAATAAGAGTTCCAACGTCAAATAGACGTTCGATATCTAAGCTTAATTTTAAATCATATTCATCTAATATATCTTCATATTCCCATCTTTCGTCAACCCAATCTTCTTGTTCGAACCAAAATTCTCTCATTTTATACACACTATTCATTAATGTTAACTAAAAAATATTCGTTTTTGCAGGCAAAAAGGGAACTAGTCCGGTTCCGTTTTTGGTTGAGATATTTAACAGATTTTTCCAATGTCAAATAGATATCCAAGATATCTGATTCGTTCAGTAAACGTATCACTATCTTCTTGCTGCTCAGCAATTTCTTTTTTCACTTGTTTGTAATCTGCACGTCGTTCTGCTTCTTCTCGTTTAAACTCTTGAAAGTTACTTGGTCCTGTTACATCGTAATCATCGTAATCATCGTAATCATCATCGTCATCGTAATCATCATCGTAATTATCGTTATAATAGTCTTCAGGTGTTATGTAATCAATGTGTGGGTTATCGTAATCTTCTGTTCTTGGATTCCACATATTCTCTACCACTGGACCAAAGAATTCGCCGGTGTCATGATCAACAAGATGCCAATCTAGCACTTTGTTTTCAGTAACACCTAATAAGGCGTTTTCTTCGTCGTTGGTTATTTCTCTTCTACATAATGGACATGGACAAAGTCCATCAGTTTCCACTCTCCATTTTAACATGCATGTAATACAGAAACTATGTCCACATTTTCTTTTAAAATCCGGGCTTTCAATTTCACAGATTAAACAAGAAATTGGTTGTTCCATTTTTTCCTTGTTCGTAAGCGCATTACCTCCACACTATTCATTAATGTTAACTAAAAAATATTCGTTTTTAACCACACAAACTGTATAGAGTTCTATCTACAAATTCAAACGGGTTTCTTACCTTATTTATGTTCTGAACTTCAAATGGATATAACTCTCCTCTAATTGTGACAGTTCCTTTCCAATGTTCTTCTTCATTCGTTCTTTTTGCATTTTCTTTAATTTTTTCAATAATTTCTTTACTCAAATTCACATAATTATTGTGATCTACTACTCCTACCCAATGAAATGGTTCAAAGTGATCTTCTTCATCTCCAACTATGAAACATTTAGGCACTGAACCATAATCGTCATATTCAGTGCAAGCACCAATAGGTCCTTTAGTTTTGTGCCAAAACCACAAATTTTCATTTCGATATCCTTGGCCTAGCCAATTAAATCCATCTCCGTGTTCTACTTTTAGTAATCCCATGTCAACTGCTTTCTTAATCCATATTCTTTGTTCACTTTCATCTAATTTATTCCATTCAGGCATTGCTTCATCATCCTCTTCGTTTTCAATAGCATCAATTTGTAGTTGAATATCTGGATTGTTTGTTTCATCAAGTTGTTTATAAAGTTTATCAAGTTTAGCATCTTGCTCAATATCGAAAATGTCAATTAGCATTCCTCTGGTAACGTCTGTATCATATAAAGGCATCTTATTTTTGGTAAAATCAATAAAAAAGATCTATTTTAAATTCGTTTTTACATGTTCTCTATGTATTTTATTTAAATTACCAATTTGTTCAAGTTTAGTTAAATACCAAAACTGACATACTAATGCAGGATCAATTGCATAATTTCTAGATTTTGCAAGTCCGGATTCAACGCATAAAAGAACTGGAATAGAATCAAGTTTTGGTATTTTTATATGACTTCGTATCATTCGGTAAGTTTCATATGTTAGTTCAGAAAGTTTATTTTTAATAGATTTTTGAAAGATCACTTCTGAAAATAAATTGTCAGGATATGCATCTTGTAGAACATCATAAATTAAAGCTAAGCATATTGGACAAGCATCCATCTTTGCATTAAAAAGGTAAAGAATTTTACATTCCATTTTTATAAATTTTAATACATGTATCTACATAGTTAATACGTTTTGGTTTTCTTGTTCCATTTACTTCGTGTTTTGCTAATTCAGCTAATACACGTGGATATTCAGATTCATTTAAAGTAGCAGGAACCATTGCCTGACTAACTCCATTAACAAAATATGTAATATTACCAAAACAAACCCATCCAGATTGTCCTAGTTTTGAAACTTTATCCTTAAGTTCTGTCATAATCTCTCGACTTGTTGACTCTTTTGTCATCATTGCTGAAACAATTGTAAACGTCATCTTTATTGCATTAAAAAATAAAGAAATTAATAATTCCGTTTTCTAAACTTCCAACCCATAGTTAACTTTAATTTTGTTAATGAATTTTATAACATCAACTCTTAATGGGTTTGTAATATTTCCAATTAATTGCACCATAGTTTCATCATCACTATATGAAATAAATGAATCACGAATATCAAGATCCGCTCGAACTTTTACGTATTGAGCAGATAGTTCAATAAATTTTTTAACTACTTCATTTGGCAACATAACATGATATTCCTTTACCGTGTTATGAACAAATAATACAACTGTATACGACATTTCTTTTGATAAAAAAGTGCTAAAGTTTTGAAATATTCGTTTTTAGCTAATATTTTTTTTACGTATTTGCAAAATATATCTCCAATAATCGTAATACATTTTACATCGTTCAATATATAATTCATCATTATCAGATTTATAAACATCTAATGCTGCACAAAGACTACATTTGTTAATAGGACTTGTCGTCGGACTACATCCAAGACAATCTTTAGGTTTTATATACCTACAAAGGTCACCAAACACTGTAAATTCAATACCATCTTCCTCTTCCTTAGTACGAGGCGGAATACGAATTCTCAGTGACGTAACAAGCATTTCACGACACTATAAGTTATTAATTACTCTAGAATTAGTTTTTAGAAATCTTTTAAGATGACGTTTTATAATTTTAGGAAATAAAAGACCACATTTATGTTTTTGAATAAGAAGGTTATCATATCTTTTAGTTTTAATTGCATGACAGTTTGAACAGAGTACTTGCAAATTACATATTTTATCAACCCACTTTATTGATTTTGGAAGTATATGATCAATTTCAAGTGCATCTAAGACATTATAATTACAAGGAATTCCTGGAATGTTGCCTGCACACATATAGTTATATTTTTCCAAAACATATCTACGTACTGACGTAGGAATTCTGTTCAGTTTTGTTGGAACTGCATTCAATATTTGCTTTATTCGCCGCATTTAAAAAAGTATAGTAAATACTATTTTTATTCGTTTTAAATCTACTCATCAGTTTCATCATCTTCATCGTCGTCAGAAGATGGACGCAATACGTCGATTAGTTCGGGGTTACGAACATGTTGAAGTCCCTTGCCCCAACGAACACTGTTCCATGCACGTGATGCAGGTTGACTTGATTTCAAAATATAATAGGCTGCCTTATCTCTACGGCATCGAACAATATAGTCGACCCACATTTGAGAATCGGCTTCCCAATCAATATCAGGCTGATTTAGATTATACAGAATGTATCCCGTATAATATCCAACCAACCATTGTTTCTTTAGTTCAACAATACCGACCTTATATGCTTCTTGTGCACGGTTGTAAACATCGAGCAACTTATCGAGTCGCTGATTTACATCAACATCGTCATATGGTTTATTTAAATGTGGACCTAAAACGTTGTAACTCGTTACAATATGATCATCATTTTTGAGTGCAAGACCCGCAGCAATTGCTACTGCATTTGTAAGAGCTGTGTAGCCCTTAGACTCGACGCGTCTTCCCCAAACTGCATGACAGCGAGGATCGTCAAGAATTCTCTTTGCAAGACGAACGAGTGGCATGTTAATACATGCATTAAATCGTTGTCCGTTTGTAAGAGCTTTACCATCTTGCAGACGCTGAAAGAGACACATTCTGTCATCGTATGACATGTTCTCAAGCGTATAGATTGTAAAGGAATAGTTCAAAATCTTTTGTTTATTTTGTTCAGAAAGATCTGAGTAGTTAATAGATACATCTGTACCACTCTCATTCCATCTCTTCCAATTTGCTTTAATATGCTCAATATCATGAATATAACCTTTAATAGTTAGCCATCTTTGTTGACCATCTTCTAGCCACTTCTTTAACATGCCACCTTCTACAGCTTGGTAGAGGAATAATGCATGCGTAGGTAAGTCACTAAGTACAGATTCAATAAATGCAGATGCTTTCTTACCATCCCAAACATATGGGCGCTGGTGTTCCGGAATATCTAAAGTCTCATCGGACATTAGACTACGTACAGATCTAGTTGATACACTGAATGTCATTTTTTTCTTAAAATGAAAAAGTAATATAAGTTATAAATCCGTTTTCAGAAAATCATTTTTGAATAACTGAGAATGAATGTGTTTGAGAAGTATCTGTACTTAGCAACTTTTTTTCTCCAGTTTTTGGATCTGCACGTTCACGTGTTACTACTTTGTTAGTCATTGTTACGACTACCATTTGATTTTGCTTAAGATTCATTTTTGAAATTTCTTCAATAATATTAATTGGAAGTCCGTGGTCTGAGTCTGTTTGTTTTGATTTAAATAATGATAGCATAATGTGTTAGAATATTTAACATAGATCGTGATAAATCCATTTTCATAAATACTGACTCTATAGATTATAATGTCAAGCTGGGGATATCATCTAATGTTAAATTGCGCAGGATGCATACCACAAAAGATTAGATGTCCTAATAACATTAATCAGTTTGCAAAGCAACTCGTCAAAGACATTGATATGGTTGCATATGGCGAACCTCAAGTTGTAATGTTTGGATCTGGAAACAAAAAGGGATATACACTTGTTCAACTAATTGAGACATCAAATATTACTGCACATTTTGTAGAGGAAACAAACGATGTATACTTAGATGTCTTTAGCTGCAAGCCGTTTAACAAGAAGAGCGTAGATCGCGTTGTTTCTGATTTTTTTGGTCCTCGTCGTCAAAACTTTCAATATATTGTACGTCAAGCTCCCCCTGTTAAACAACTAAAGTAAAAATATATTCTTGATGCTAGGTATGAACCAAGCTAGAGGCGTATTTACCGTTATTTCGCAGGCAAATCAGCAGTTAAAATGTATAGCAGTGCACCTTGTTAGAGCCCAGTCTAGTTTTCTTGTTAAAGAATCACTAGACAATGCCATAAAAGAACTTAAAGAAACACAAAGATTATTAGAAATTGCAAAATCAAATTATTCATTTAAAACTTAACGGCGACTAGTGCGTCGTGTTCGCTTATGAGACTTCTTCTTATGGGTCTTTTTCTTGTGAGTCTTCTTGGTCTTTCGTGAGCGACGACGACGTCCACCCACATCAGTAGTGGTATCAGAAGAGGAATCTTCCTTCTCTTCTTCTGGTTTTAGCATTGGTGGCGGTACTGTAGAACTATCCATTTATTTATTGAGCTGCAAAAGAACTTTCTGGACATGGTCCATACATGTCAGTTTTTAGAACGCAATCTCCCGATCCACATTTTTTATATCCTTCTGGACATGGTTGATCTGCCTTTGTATCAGGATTTTCAAATCGTTCTAGCATAGGACGAACGTATAAATAAACATAATAATTCAAAACTGCAAAGATTACACCGTGAATCAAAGCCTTCTCTCTCAAACTTGCACCAGGTGGAATGTTTAGATGTACACCTGGAACCATTATCATGAACAAGATTGCCTTCAATAAAATACCAACCCACATTTGTTTAACAGTGACTTTTTCATTTTCCTGGATTGTAAGTTTCTCGACCAAGTGGTATACAACCTTCACTTGCTGTCATTACATACCCATTAGGACATGTCGCACCATAATTTCCCATTGACTCAACGTAACCGCGAATATTAGCCCAATAATATTTCATAACCAAGTGAGTCGTAATTGCAAACAATACCGCATGTGCTACAAACACAGTTGCTTTGCTTCCACCTGTCGGAATAGTAAAAACTGCACCGGGGACGAAAAGAGCAAATAGAATAACCGAAATAATCGTGCTTACAAAGTCCATTTATTATTCTAATCCCGATTTTTGTTTATGAGGACACGAAGAACATTGTTTCTCGGGTACTTTAATACTCGACGAAATTGAATAAGCATATCCGATTGCTAACAAAATTGGAATAATCCAAAGATACCACATTTAATTATTTAAAACTCGGAATTAACTTTAAGACATATACGCGAATATAAGTATGGGAATACCTTTTTATTTTGCAAGTTTAATCAAGTCACACGCAGGTATAGTGTTTCCTGTTAAGAAAAATGCCCCAGTAGAGGTTGATGTATTAGGAGTTGATTTCAATTGTTTAATTCATCGATATTTGAAGGAAGAAAATCCAGTACAATCTGTCATAGAGTCATTTGACTATATTTTAAACCATGTTTGCAAAGCAAAAGAAGTTGTTATTGCATTAGATGGTCTTGTTCCTTATGCAAAAATTGTACATCAACGATATCGACGTATGAAAAATAAAGGTGAAGAATCTATTTTTGATCGTAATCAAATTTCACCAGGAACTCCATTTATGAAAGAATTAGAAACAGAACTTAAATTAAGATTTCCATATGCAAAAATTAGTACAACATTAGAACCTGGTGAAGGAGAACATAAACTATTTCAACTGATAACTTCTAAAAATGTTTGTATTTATGGATTAGATGCAGATTTGATTCTTATTTGCTTAAAACATTGTTTGGAATTATCATCTCTTTCACTTCTTCGCGAATCATCTGAATTTAATGATCCATCGTTAAAAGATGCAGAATTTTCAATATTAGATATCAATTGTTTATTAAAACAAATTCCTCTTGAAATTAATCAGTATATTGCACTTTCAGTTCTTTGTTTTGGTAATGACTTTATGCCAAATTTAGGAATATTTTCACTGAGAGAAGGTGGATATGAAAGAGCGCTTGAATTCTATAAAGAATCTGGAAATCCAGATTTACTTACATTTGATGGTCGTACAACATTTTTAGAATATGCAGCTAAACAAGAACAGAAAATCTTTAAAGATATAATTACAAGACGTAAACGCCCTGAAGAAAAAGCTATTTTTGGAAAAGATGGTAGTACATTTTATAGAAAATATTATTTGCATGTTTTAGACGGTGTTACCAATATACAACCTGTTGTAGATGCATATTGGAAGACATTTCACTGGACATTGTTTTACTTTATGAACGGTTATACAAATAATTGGGAATGGTATTATCCATATGCTGATGCACCGCTTATAAAAGATATATTAGAGTATGATGAATCAGGAATGCCACAACCTATGATACTAAATTTTACAATTAGTAATCAATTGCAATTTATTCTTCCATCGAAATCATTACGAACTGCAAAAAGATTAAAAATGTTTTCAGATGAAATTTATCGAGAATCAAGACATCCTTGGATGAAACATAGTGATTGGGAAATGAAACCGCGTATTTCATTACCATGGCATCCTAGCGTCGACCTAACCTCAGTTTCCCGTCTTTAAATCCTACACTAACGTTCGGATATGCTGCATAATTAGGAACATTACCACCTACATTTGTTCTAGTAGGGTTTTCAGGAATAGGTGTCAAAACATCCATATCTGCTAAAATAACAAACGATTCTAAATTTGAATCACGATTATTCCAATATTGTTCATTTATTTTTCTGAGTTCTTTTACACGTGTCATCATCATCATAGAATCTCCTGTTAATTCTTTGCCCCAATTATAGGTTAAATAATTAATATACTTTTCTCTAAAGCTATATGGACTTGTGTGCACTGTATTTTTCTTAAAAAGTTCTAGCGACTGACTTAATGTTGCTGGTTTAGGTTTGTCAAGACGAGAGTTTACAGTATTATGTGCACGACATACAAAAAGAAAAAAATCATAACGACTATTTAACCAATTTGGATTTCGTGATTTGTAAAATGTAAACATCGAAGAAAAATGACCTTTACAACTTGGACATGAAATTGTCTCCTGAAATGCAGACATAAAGCTTACCAAAATTTTCTTATCGTCTTCCGATGGATTATCTGGATAAATACTTGAGATTGAATGTAATGTCATCCAACCAAGTGGTCCCCAAAATTGTGCCATTACTACGTTATTCATTCTATCGAAAGAAATCCTGCAACAGCTCCGCCTTCCACCATTTCACGGAGAATTGGTATAGGTGTATTTGGATTCTTTAATATTCCATAGTTAGAAGCTATCTGTTTTAGTTTAGTATCAGATAGCTTTGCAACTTTACGACGCAGTGTTTTTCGTTGATCTCGGCTTCCTTTTTTAGTCAATAATCGAATTGTATGTTTTTTCATTGATTTCTTGACAGGGGGTGATTTTGCAGGATCTGATGAAGGAAGGATTCTTGCAGTTTTTAGAATACCTTTACCCGTAACACGAGGAGCTTTTGGTTTCACTTCTGGCATTGAAGCAGATTCACCAAGTTTTGTGATTACGACTCTTTTTTCAGACATCTCTCTATTAAAAACGAATCAAGATTAGATTTACGGGAAATGCATGTTAATTATATACCATGGATTGGGAAACAATTTCAACTTATTTCGAAAAACAAGGAATTTCAAAACTTGTTGAGCATCAAATTGAATCATTTGACGACTTTGTTCGTACTAAAATTCCCCTTATCATTTCATCGACTCCAAATATTATTGTTTGGAATGATCAGGATCCTGTAACAAAGAAGTATAAGTATGAGTTCAGATTATCATTTGAAAATATCACATATATGAAGCCTCGTATTCAAGAAGCAAGTGGACGCGTTAAACCTATGTTTCCCCAAGAAGCTCGTATTCGTAACTTCACATACGCTGCACAAATGTTTTGCGATGTTCGTCTTGTTGCAAGAACGCATGCACAAGATCATTTCAGTGAAGATGTAAAAGTATTTGAAGGTGTTTCATTTGGAAAGATTCCTGTAATGTTGGGATCATCACTTTGCTTGATGAAAGATTATCCGATGACAAAGGAAGAATTAGGAGAATGCTCATATGATCCATTTGGATATTTCATTATTCACGGAACTGAAAGAACAATTCTATCTCAGGAAAAAGTTGCAGATAATCGTATGATGGTTTTCTATAATAAAAAGGCAGCTTCTAAATTTACATATTCAATTGAGATTAAATCAATTCATGAGTCATTTACGAATCCTCCAAAGAAACTAGAAATTCGCATCCAGTCTAAATTCAATGGATTAGGCTATCCATTAACTGTATGTCTTCCACGATTCCGCGAAGATGTTCCATTGATGATTATATTCCGTGCATTTGGAGTTGAAACAGATATGGATATTAGCAATCTTATTTGGGGTGTTGACGTAAATCCTGAAAACCTATCTATGCTAGCAGCATCATTCAAAGAATGTTCAGATTTAAAAATTTATAATCGCGAAGATGCAATTACATATCTAACACAACACTTGCAGTATTCAACAACTATGGAAGATAAACATGCATATGTTCGATCACTTCTTGAGAGTGAATATCTTCCTCATGTAAAATTTGGTGGAGATGTATCCGACAAGAAAACAATTGAAGCAAGAAAGTGTATTCTTACAGCTGCAATGGTTAAACGATTATTATTGACTAATTGCGGAATTATTAATATTGATGATAGAGATGCATATCCAAATAAACGAATTGTAACTACAGGAGCTCTTCTTACACATTTGTTTCGTCAATTGTTTCAAAAGGTTTCTAAGGATATTCGTGGAAAGTTTGTTCAGGAAATTAATAATGATACATGGAAACGTGGTGAAAACGTACGTCCTCTTGAAGTCTTAAACATCAATAATCTTTATAAAATTCTAAAAGTTTCTACAATTGAAGGAAAACTTAAGCAAGCATTAGCGACAGGTAATTTTACAGTTCAAGGACTTGGAACATCAAATTCAACCTCTCTTTCAAATGCAACAAAGGTAGGTGTTTCTCAAGTTCTGAATCGACTTTCGTATTCTGCTACAATTAGTCACTTGCGTCGTATTCAAACACCTATTGAAAAATCAGGTAAATTACTTGCACCGCGAAAATTACATGGTACTTCTTGGGGATTTGTATGTCCTGTAGAAACACCAGAAGGTCACTCGGTTGGTATTGTAAAAACAATTACAACACTGACATCAATTACTCAGCATACACCATCTGTACTGGTTATTCGTTTACTTGAAACAATTCCAAATATTCATTGGATCAATTCATTGAATGACATTTCAACTCAAACTATGCTTGTATTAAATGGTGTAATTATTGGATACACAAGTGATCCAGTTCAAGTGCATAGTAAACTTCAAACATCAAAGCGAACATTTGTATTGCATCCACAAACATCAATTGCATGGAACATTTCTGAAAATAACATTACAATTGAAACCGATGGTGGGCGTTTTACAAGACCTCTCTTCAGAGTAGAGAATGGAAAAATGTTAGCAGCTCCAACAAATCCAACATGTTGGAATGACTGGATTACTTCTTGTATTGAGTATGTAGATCCACTTCAATCTGAAGTGATTAGAATTGCAATGACACCCGAAGATATTACAAGTGTTCATACACATTGTGAAATTCATCCTACTATGATTTTAGGACATATGGCTGCAAGTATTCCTCTTTCAGATCATAATCAATCGCCCAGAAACACATATCAATCTGCAATGGGTAAACAATCAGTTGGAATCTTTGCAAGAAATTATGCAAAACGTCTTGATAAAAATGGCTATATTCTCTGTAGTCCTATGAGACCATTTGTAGAAACTCGAATGATGAATGTTCTCAAATCACATGACATGCCTTCAGGTGATAATATTATTGTTGCAATTGGTGCATATGGTGGTTACAATCAGGAGGATTCAGTTATTCTAAACAAGAGTGCAGTTAATCGTGGTTTGTTTAAGACACTGTATTACACCATGTATAAAGACGAAGAACATCGAAATATTTCATCTGGTAAAGAAGAACGATTTAGTAAACCAAACCGCGATACAACACGCGGCTACAAAACTGGTTCAAAGTATGTAGTCCAAGAAAACGGAGTACCACTTCTAAATGCAGAAGTACATGAAAATGATGTTATTATCGGTAAAGTAACTACAATTAAAAATGATCCAAATGGTTACACGTACCGTGACTCTTCAACAACGCATAAAAACTCTGAAACATGCAGAGTTGATGGTGTTTGGCAAGATAAGAACTCTGATGGTTATCCGTTTATTAAAGTTCGTGTAGTATCAGAACGTACTCCTGAAATTGGTGACAAAGTAAGTTCACGTCACGGACAAAAAGGAACATGTGGAATTCTTCTTTCTGAAGAAGATATGCCTTACACTAAGGATGGTTTAAGACCTGATCTAATTATGAACCCACATGCAGTTCCTTCGAGAATGACAATTGCACAATTGATGGAAACTATGTTTGGAAAAGTATGCACTATGAGAGGATCTCTTGGCGATGGAACTCCGTATTCTCATTTGCGATTAAAAGATCTTCGCGAACATTTGCTTGATCTTGGAATGAGTTCTACTGGTAATGAAATACTCTATAACGGACAGACTGGTCAAATGATGAAAGCTGAAATCTTTATGGGTCCTACATTCTATCAACGACTCAAGCATATGGTTATTGATAAAAAGCATTGTATGACCGATGATCACGATGTTCTAACTACAGATGGATGGAAACCTATTAATACTGTAACACTCAACGACCAAGTTGCAACACTTCAAGATGGAAAAGTTGTGTATGCAAATCCTGTTCAAACATTTGAATATGATTATGAAGGCGATATGTACGAAGTTGAAGCAGATCAACTTAGTCTAAAAGTAACACCAAATCACCAAATGTGGGTTGCAAAATCTTATACTCGTAATCAAGAATGGAGGTACGGATTTCATGAAGCACGTGATATTATTGGAAAACATGTAAAATATCAAAAAGATGGTATTTGGGAATCCGATGCATATTCATTTGTTCTACCTGGTTATCAAGAAACACCAGAATTAGTAGTAGATATGAATGCATGGTTAACATTCTTTGGTATTTGGATCGGTGATGGTTGGTGTACTGATAGTCGTGTAACAATTTCTGCAAATAAACCACGCGTTAAAGCAGCACTTGAAGAATGTCTTCCTAAGCTTAATATTTCTTATAAGTATTATCCTGATTCTTGCAAACTAGATATTTCATCAAAACAATTACGAAATTATATGCGTCCTCTTAGTGTTGGTGCTACAAATAAACAGCTACCTGGTTGGGTATGGAAATTAAATAAAGAACAATCACTTACTCTTATTTCAGGTCTCCTTCTAAGTGACGGTCATACAGGTGGTTCTGGTTCTCTTCTTTATTCAACTGCATCTACTAAACTAGCAGACGATATCCAACGTCTAGCTTTACATGCAGGATGGTCTGCTAATAAACGGTTGCATACAAAAGCAGGAACACCATATACAATTGGAAATCATTCAGGTGTAACAACGCAACATTTATGGCTTCTATCATTTATTCGTTCAAAGAATAGACCTGCTATGAATCATGGTCATCATAACGAGCAAAATGGTCAATCAGAAAAAATGGTTCCATTTAATGGAAAAGTTTATTGTCTAGAAGTCCCTGGTCATGTATTTTATGTCAGGCGCAATGGTCTTCCAGTATGGACTGGAAATTCACGTGCAAGAGGACCAATTGTATCACTAACACGACAGCCTTGCGAAGGGCGTTCTCGTGATGGTGGTCTTCGTGTAGGTGAAATGGAACGAGATTGTATGATAAGTCATGGAATTTCATTGTTCACTAAAGAACGTCTTATGGATGTTTCAGATCCATTCCCAACTGCATTCTGCAAATCATGCGGTAGTTTAGCAATCGTAAATCAAAAAGAAAACATCTATAATTGCGGAACATGTAAAAGTAGTACATCATTCGAAATGAAAACAATTCCATATGCAGTAAAACTTTGGAGTCAGGAACTTGAAGCTATGCATATTATACCTCGAATGGTGTTTGAGTAAAAAAGAACTACACCCCCTGTGTATGAAGAACAAATCTAATTTGCTTCTTGCTTTTTATTTTTTTTATTCATTGTCCAACTCAAAGTCTCCCCACGTTTCACCCTCTTTCAGGTATTCACGTTTTGCTTTTGTTGGTGCCCATGGCGCAACCTTCTCGATCTGCGCCTTTTTTGGTGTTCTTGGCGCAACCTTCTCGATCTGCGCCTTTTTTGGTGTTCTTGGCACAACCTTCACGATCTGTGCCATTGATGGAGGCCTATATGCCGCCATTGCTTGAAAGTCTTCATCTAAACTCTTGTCAACTAATTCATGGATCATTTCGTCGTATCCAAAATCACAAGCTTTTCCGTAGATAAAGTTGTAGGCATCTTGCTCCTGCTCCGGAGTAAGATCCTGTACTGAATCGCGTAATCCGTTCAGTGCATCATCCATATAACGCTGGATGTGTGCGTTTCTTCTGTTATCAGATTCTAGATATTCAAACCATAGTTGAAGAGGCTCTCGTAAAGCGTCTTCGTTCTCGTTGTAAAACATCATGAATTGGTCAACCATAAGTCGACCCATCCTATCTTCTAGTTGTTCAATGACATGCTGATTCCCACGAATCTCATGTTCCTTGTACCCAATTTGCGGAGACTCGTCTAATGAAGGCTTTGTCTCGTGCATAAAGTTACATGCGTCTCCAAGCCTGCACCCTTTATTGCTAAAGTAGTGTTTGCATGGTTTAGTTCTAATCTTGTTGATTGTTGTCATTTTTCGATTAAATCTCTTGCGGCTATAGGTATATTAATAATCCGTCTTAAGATTGCCTATTGCTAACTTTTTAAAATCCGTTTTTATAGCCAGGTGAAAAAGAATCACACAAGAAAGTGTGTAAGAAAATTATTTTTCTTTATTCCAACTCATTATGACATTAAAGCCTTTTCTTCACCACCTCTCAGAAGTTCAATAATTGCTGCATCGCATTTTTTAGCATGCTGATTGCATGCATCAATATAGTCTTGTTGAGTTCTAGCAAAATTACAACCTTGTCCGTCATGACCATTGCATTTTCCAAATGCACAAAAGTCAAAACAAGGTGATAAATTTCTGTTCATAATTCTTACTTCAGCTTGAGTTATATGTTTTTTATTGCACTTATCGCCATAGCGGCATGTGCCTTTCATAAAGTGAATACAGATAGCTGACATTTTTAATACAGTTGGGGACACAATACATTAAATTTAACTTTTTTAAATACGTTTTCTTAATATGTTTCAACTTGCAATCTTGTAAGATCAACCTCTGAACGAGATTGTTTAAGTTCTGCATTTTGACAGCTCTTACACATACGACGAATACCAATAAATAGACAACATGTCACAATACTAGAACATATACCAATAACAACGCCTGTATTCAATGGATCCATTAATTAATTAAATAGAGATATCTTTAAGTCTAGACTAAGTCCTTAATAAGAAATAATGAAATTCCATCATGAATAACTGCACCCCAATATGCATAATACCAGGATGTTTTAAACCCGAATAACATAATAAGAATAACTACTATTGAACGCAAAAAGGTGTTGATCAAAAGGTTCGAAGTCGGAAAACCCCACACGTCCATTTATCTTTACGAAATTTTTTCTTGCCGTATAGCATAAACATAAAATGGGCGGTGGTTTAATGCAACTTGTTTCTTATGGTGCTCAGGACATTTATATTAGTGGTAATCCTCAAATTACCTTCTGGAAGATTCTCTACAAACGCCACACAAACTTCGCTGTGGAGTCAATTGAGGTTACCTTCAACGGTCAGGCCGACTTCAACAAGCGTGTAACTGCAGTTATCAACCGTAATGCTGATTTGATGTACAAGACATACGTGCAGGTCGTTCTCCCTCAGATTGAGCTAGCTGCAACCAGCGGTACTTTCGCAAACGCAAGCACATTGCAGGGATTCAGGTGGCTCAACTTCATTGGACACCGATTGATCAAGCAGGTTGAGGTTGAAATTGGAGGTCAGCGCATTGATCGCCAATATGGAGACTGGATGCAGATCTGGACTCAGCTTGCCACTGACGCAGGAAGCATCCGCGCTCTTGAGTCAATTGTTGGTAACACACACGATCTAGTTCTCATGAAGCGATCCAACGGTATCGCTCTCGATGCAACTTGCTCTGCATCTGAGACAACCATCTCATGCGTTCCCCGACGAGGTTGCCCAGCAAAGACATTGTACATTCCTCTTCAGTTCTGGTTCTGCCGCAACCCTGGTCTTGCAATCCCTCTTATTGCACTCCAGTACCATGAGGTTCGCATCAACGTTGACTTCGAGACATGGCAAAACTGCCAATATGCAGAACTTGCTGCTGGTGTTCCATTTGCTGCCCCAGCTCAATCTCTTGCTGCAGCTTCTCTCTATGTTGACTACATCTACCTCGACACTGAGGAGAGACGCCGATTTGCCCAACAAAGCCATGAGTACCTCATCGAGCAGGTGCAGTACACTGGTGCTGAGTCAATCACCAGCTCTTCCAACAAGCTTCAGTTGAACTTTAACCACCCAGTTAAGGAGCTCTTCTGGGTTGTTCAACGAGATTCCTTCGTTGATTGCTCCAATCCTCCTTGGGTTGCATCAGTTGGAGGTCCTCAGCCATTCAACTATTCTGATGACTTTACCACTGATGGTATCATCACATCTCTTCTTACACAGGCAAGCTCTGGTCCTCTTGGTACCCTTAACGTTGAAAGCTCTGGTGCAGCTAGTGCGGCTAGTGCAGTGTTGGGTCAAAATCCCACAGCTTCTTCAATTATTGGCGCAGATACCTACGATATTTCTGGTACATCAGAGTTTGAGACTGGTATCAACTACCTCCTCGCCAAGGTTATTCTCGACTCAGGAATCCGATGCGATGGTAAGAACCCAGTTGAAGTTGCCAAGTTGCAGCTCAACGGCCAAGACCGATTCACTGAGCGCGAAGGATCTTATTTCGACAAGGTGCAGCCCTTCCAGCACCACTGCCGAACACCTTCCACTGGTATCAACGTGTACAGCTTCGCTCTCCGCCCTGAGGAGCACCAGCCATCTGGTACATGCAACTTCTCCCGTATCGACAAGGCAACCCTCCAGCTCACGGTTTCGCTCAACACGGTTACGGGTGCCCGCACAGCCCAGGTTCGCGTCTATGCACTCAACTACAACGTTCTTCGTGTGATGTCTGGCATGGGCGGACTTGCTTACTCGAATTAGTAACATTTACAAAATGGATTTAAAGACATCCCATGATATATTAATCATAATAAGATGTCGATAGTTATTGAAAATGAAACATTATTAACATTAGGAAGAAAACCCAATCCTTTAGTTTATCTAGAACTAGAAGATTGTGTGGAATGCTCTGTAACTCACAATGGAAATTTGAAGAAGTTTCTAATTGATAAAGAAGACTTAGAAAATGTGAAAACTCGTAACTGGCATTTAATTACCGATGGAAAATATGTTGGATCTGATATTAAAATTAACAACAAACGAAAAGTATTATATCTCCACAATTTTGTTATGCAAAAATTTGACTTTCCAGGAAGAGGAACTAAACAATCAATTGATCATATTAACCGTAACGGATTGGATAATCGTAAGTCAAATTTAAGGCTTGCAACTCAAACAGAACAAAACTTAAACCAACAAAAGAAACCACGTCATGCAACTCTTCCTGATGGTATAACTGATCTACCAAAACATATATACTATATCAAAGCAAATGGTAATCATGGTGATGGTTTTGCAGTAGAATTTAAAAAAGACAAAAAAAGAATTTATTACGAACGTGTTAGGTCAAAGGTTCTAACTATACAAGAAAAATTAGTAAAAATTAAAGAACTACTTGAAATTGGTTATAATCAATTTCCAGACTATAGACCCACTTGATTGAAATAAATTTTGAAATAGTTTATGGTTTAGTTACAAATGCCACTTGCATGGATCAATAGGAATAAAGTTGCACCACAAAAACCAGATTTTTCATGGGCAAGTAATTTAACATTTTATGATTCGAATAATAACATTGTTACAAGTGCAAACTTTCAAGCTCCTCCAATTCTAAAACTTTATGATGAAAATAATATTGAAATTAAATCAACTGATGCAGAATATCCTGAACAGTGTTTATCTTATACATTTATAGAACCTTCTGCATGCGTCCTAGAATTAGGTGCAAGATACGGAAGTGTATCTTGCATTATCAATAAAAAATTAGAAACTAAATCAAATCAAGTTTCAGTCGAACCTGATTCAACCGTATGGGATGCACTTGAAAGAAATATTTTGCTAAATGATTGCAGTGTGAATATTCATAAAGGATTTGTATCTCGTAAACCTCTTGAATTGTTAAATTATGGTTATGCGTCTATATCAACTCCTGTACAAACATCAACAAAAGACTCATTAAGTGTTGAGCAATTGCAATATAAATATGGTATTAAATTTGATACTCTTGTTGCAGATTGTGAAGGATTTCTAGAATCGTTCTTTGATGAAAATCCAAATTTATATTCACAATTACATACAGTTATTTTTGAAGCAGATTATCCTAATAAATGCAATTATGATAAGATACGATCAACATTGAAGAATAATGGATTTAACGAGTTAGTTCATGGATTTCAAAATGTATATAAGAAATAATGCATTATTATTTGATTCACGGAATTGATCCAACACGCAAACCGTTTATGGAAAATCAGTTTCAATTACATGGAATAGAACGACAAGAAGTTACATGGATAAATTATCCGAATAAAAATGATTATATTACATCAGGTATCTGTATTCATCCAACTCTTACAAAAGGTCAGATAGCGTGCACATACAAACATTATCTTGCTTTAAAGGATATCGTTGAAAAGGATCTTGAAATTGCAGTCATTATGGAAGATAATATAGAATTCAAAGGTAACGTTCCAACTGCAATAGATAGATACATAAATGAGTTACCTTTAGATTGGGATATTGTTTGGGATTCTGATTTTTTAGGTATTAAATATGATGGTGAAATTACCAATAGATCTGTTTATCGTAATGATAGTTCAAAGGGTGCAAATTTTTATATAGTAAATAAACGATCAGCAAAGATATTATATGACAATTTTTTGCCATTTAATAATTGTTCAGATCATCATTATAATGATTTAATAAAAAGACATAATTTGATTTGTTATTGGGCTGAACCTTCAAACGTACATAAAATCTATCGTCCATCTACATGGAAAGACGAACCAAAAAAATACTTATGGCTTCAAAATTTAAGCATTCCATAATTTTCAGGTAAGTATGTGTTTTCTTCAATTGGAACTGTCATAAAGTTAGAACGTCCAAATAAATCAGAATTACTTTTAAGTGCATCACTTATATCTTTTTCTGTTATGATTTCAATTCTATCTTCTCCTGCATGACAAAAGTTTTTAAGTTTATTTTTTATAAATTCAATATTACCAAAATAAGAAAAATGCCAACCACCTGGTTTATTTAAAGCTGGAAATTGATACACTCGCAATAATTGTATACTCGTACTATGTTTTATATTAAGAAATTGCATTATTCTTGATTGTGTCCATTTTTCTTGAACTTTACAAGTTAAATTATAATAGTACATATCTTGATTTAAAGAATAAATACCATCTATTTCAACTTCTTTTAATGTATTTCTATCTGGTATTTCGTCCAAATCACTTATAATAATAATATCACTATCGCTTAACTTTAATTTATCAATACCTCTACGAATACAATTTCTATGATGAATTTCACGTTGAATATTTGGACGCGGCGGTTTATATTCTTTCTTCTTTAGACCAAACTTAAGTTTATTTTTAGGTTCTATCATAGGAATATAATCATCATCTACCATTACATGAACTATTTTATCTAAATATTTTTCAAATAGTTTCTTATTTTCATTGAAATAATAAGGCTTCAAGTTTCCACTATGAGTTTTATACATCTCTACGAGTACAAAATGGTCTACTGTATCATATAGATATTCTAAACGAAATTTTAGCATATCTAATTCATTGTAGAATATGAAACAGTCAACGATTTTCATTTGTCATGTATCAATATAGTATATATGGATGAACTATCGTGCACATATGTTGGTTCATTTGGGTTATTAAAAAGTGCAAATAAAAGAAGTCCAATGCCAATTTCAGATTACGATGGACTTAATCCAGAATGGTTTTCAAATGCAAATGATAATGAAATTTTTCATGTCTGTCCTCAAGCATTAGATAAGTTTATAGATCAAGTTTTACCAACTATAAAAACACGTTTTATTTTGCTAACGAACAACTCTGATATGACAATACCATCTGATATTAAAAATGCTTCACAATTATTAGATCATCCGCTTTTAGTACATTGGTTTGCTCAAAATTGCACAGTAACTCATGCAAAGTTGTCTCGTATTCCAATTGGATTAGATTATCATTCTTTGATACCTACACCGAGTAGATTTGCATGGTCTCCTCCGCAAATGCATTCATGGGGTATTAAAAAGTTACCACTAAATCAAGAAATAGAACTAATCTCTATTAGAAATTCAGCAAGAAGTCGTCAATGTAAAGCTTATGCAAACTTTCAATTTTTGATGACAACTCGTTATGGAAAAATAGATCGAGTCGAATCTTTGAATACAGTTCCTAAAGAATTGGTATTTTATGAACCAAAAAAGACAACACGTGATGTTTGCTGGAATAATATGATTAAGTATGCATTTGTATTATCACCGCATGGAAATGGTCTTGATTGTCATCGTACGTGGGAAGCACTTGCATTAGGTTGTTATCCAATTATAAAAACTTCTGGATTAGATCCATTATTTGACGAATTACCCGTTTGGATAGTCAAGGAATGGTCAGATGTAACACAAGAAGCAATGCAACAAAAGATGAATGAGTTTAATCAAAGAAAATTTAATTTGGAAAAACTCACATTAAAATACTGGCAAAAGATAATACAAAATGCCAAATAATAAAACTCAACGTGTTGGAAGTCGTCGCAAGGTATTTAATGGATCTGCAGAACGCACAACAGGTGGTCTCAGAAAGGATGATCTTATGAAGAACACTGTAGGTCGTATTGTTTCTGTAAAACGACATACAACAATGAAGCAACGTCACGCAGGAGGTTCTTAAGTGCCCGTAGATCCAAATCCACCAGAACCGCGATTATCTGGTGCAGCAGGTAGATCTTCTAGACTTTCTACAAGAATAATATCCTTCCAAGGCATCCAATTATGCTGAACAATCTGAAATAATCGAGTACCTTGTTTTACAAAATATTCTTGACCATACAAAACATCAACACGAGCAATCAATTCTCCTCGATAACCCATATCTGCAAGTCCAACCTGATTTGCTAATCGAAGAGGTGTTAAACTTGTAGATGAACGTGCAAGAAGAAGATAAGGAGCTGGTTGACCACTTTCAGTAAGAGCAGCACAATGTACTCCAAGTTTCATTTCTGTGCCACACCCAGTAATCAAAAATTCACGAGACATCAAATCGCAACCCGAATCAGTCACACGACGCTTGGCAATATGTTCACGCATCATTTGACGAAGTTGTAAATCAGGAATATAAATGTGTAGGCTCATTTGTTATCTATTATACCATTGATATATGAAAACCCTTGAACGTAATAACAACTGCATTCATAGCTACAAACTGTATTAATAAATTATACATTGCTTCATCTGCAGAAAGATGTCCTAATAGAAATCGAGCAGTTGTACTTAATGGATTAAAATGTCCTGTTGTTATTCCCTGACCTATTGATAGTGCAATTGCATATAATCCTCCTACTATGAGTGGATTCCCATGTGTATATAATTCACCAAAAACTATAAGAATAACACCAATTAGTTCAATTATATATTTGCTATCCATTGTGTTGTATATAGAAAATGTAAAAACGAATTTAAAATAGTCGAAGATCACCGAACTCTAAAAATGGCTAACCATACAGATCGCACACTCACTGAGGCAATTTTCTCAGGTAATATGAACTATATTTCGACTCTTCCTTATAAACAATTATCAAAGCGTATGAAGAGTGGTTATAACTCGCTAGGACTTGCAATGTTGAAGCAACAATGGGATATTGTTGAACTCATTCAAAATAAAGGTGTAACTGATCCGATTTATCCAGATGAATAAAGAAATACACCACACGGTGTATTTTTTTCTTATAGAAAATGAATTTAAATTAGATAAATATACATTAATTCTAAATGACATATCTAAATATAATTAATCCAAATCAAACATGTGAACTACCACCAAATATGGCAATTGAATACAAATTTCCATTAGACCCTTTTCAAAAGCATGCTATAAATGCAATTGCAAAAGATGAAATTGTCTTTGTAACAGCAAAGACAGGTTCTGGTAAAACATTAATTGGAGAGTATCAAATTGCACATAGCCTTCGTAAAGGCAAACGTGTTTTCTACACAACACCTATTAAATCATTGAGTAATCAAAAGTTCAATGACTTGAAAAAAATGTTTGGAGATGTTGGAATTATGACAGGAGATATAAAATACTGTCCTGATGCGAAAGTACTTGTAATGACAACTGAAATTCTTCGAAATATGCTATTTAAGCAGCAAGATTTGTCCGAATTAGATTCTGTAATCTTTGATGAAGTGCATTATATTAACAATAATGAACGTGGAAAAATTTGGGAAGAAACGATGATTTTGTTACCTCAACATGTAAACATGATTTTGTTATCAGCTACAATTGATTCACCTGAATACTTTGGAGGATGGTTAGGTAATTTAAAAAAGAAGACAGTACACTTGATCGGTACAACCTATCGAATTGTTCCATTAAAACATGTAGTTGTTAACGAAGATAAATCGTATTCAGTTATTATGAATGATAAGGATGTATTCGATGCTCAAAAATATAGAATTTGGTTGCAATCAGAAAAACAAGTGCACAAGAATCATAAAATACATAAAGAAAATGTGTCAAATCGTGACGAAGGTCAGGTTATTGGTAAAGAACAAGGAAAGGTTGTAATTCACAGTTATACTCACAAGATGAACGAACTTATTCGTTTGCTAGAAGAACGTGAACAACTACCTGCACTATTCTTTGTGTTCTCACGCGACAAGTGTGAAAAATTTGCAAAAGCAGTTGAAGGTAGTTTAATTACATCGTCTGAATCTGCAGAAGTTCATCATACAATTCGAAGATATCTTCATGCGTATAAAGAACTAGAACGAGTACCACAATATCATAGCATAACTGAATTACTTGTAAGAGGAATTGCATATCACCACAGTGGTGTTCTTCCTCTTTTGAAAGAAATAATTGAAATTCTATTTAGCAAAGGATTGATACGTATTCTATTTGCTACAGAGACATTTGCAGTAGGAATTAATATGCCTACAAAAACAGTTGTATTTACATCACTTGAAAAATTTGAAACAAATAAGCGTTGCTTATATACTGATGAATATATTCAAATGGCTGGACGTGCAGGAAGACGTGGTAAAGATAAGGAAGGACTTGTAATCTATTTCCCTGAACATGAACCATTGCGAGTTGATGATCTTGAAACAATGATGACAGGTAAGAAAGCAAGCATTCAGAGTAGAATGGACTTTCATTATGATTTTATTCTAAAATCGATGGCATCTAAACTAACAGGAATTATTGAAAAATCGTATTGGTTTGAACAACTTAGTGTTAAACGATTACAACTTAAAAAGAAAATTTTGAATTTAAAAACAAAAATTGGATCATATGGATTCACAGAAAAAATGCTTCAAGAATTAGAAGTTAAAAAACAGCTTCAAGAAGCTATCAAACAAACTGGAAATGCTGAACGTAAAAAAGCACAACAGGAATATGCACGTTGGCAAAATAGTCACATAGGACCGTTATGGAATCGTGTTGAAAAACAACAGGGAGAATACTTTCTGCTAGTAAATGAATTAAAGTTAAATGAAGAAGACTTAAATGCATTTGATAATTACGATTACATTCTTCGAGACAATATGAAATTTCTAGAAGAGATTGGCTTTATTGAAAACGACACTCTAACTAAAGCAGGACGATTGGCCGTAGAAGTAAATGAAGCAAACCCAATTCTATTAGTAATTGAATATCTAGACAGACGATTTGAAACTATGAGTTGTACGGAGATTATTGCATTTCTATCAATTTTCCTAAAAGAAAAAACAGATTTGCAAGGCGGTAGTCTTCCAGAACATATAGAACGATATCAAAAATATTGCATAGAGATTTCAAAAACAGAAGACTATTGGAAACTTCAAACAGGATATTATGAAATGATGGAACGTTATGCAAACGGAGAAGATGCGTCTTTACTATGTGTTGAATATGGTATTTATGAAGGAACCTTTTATAAGATGGTTATGAGTATTTCAAATATGGTAGAAGAATTGACAAAAATAATGACAATTTGCGAAGATCTTGAAGGCATTAAAAAATTGGAAAATATTCAACAAATATTAATTCGAGGTATTATTACTCCGGATAGTTTATATTTGAAATCCTAAAGAGGATTCTATCTTTCCAAAACACATTATGAGCTTGAATTAAATAATCAACTGAAATTGAATATCCTATTTCTACATTTTCCGCTTTTTTCTTTTTAAGAATACGCTTCCATACTGGAACATAGAATCTTATAAATTCTTCATCAACATCTGTAACAATTGCATCAACTGTTCCTGATTGTTTTGATAAAACTAAACTTAGAAAGAATGCGTCGCGACTAAATCGTTTTGATTGTTTTTGAAGTACATTAAATTCATCAGGAGGTGATACAATTGGAATTTCTATATTTTCAAGTATACCATGCAGAATTCGTTGATTGATTATATCAACATATCTTCTTAATGGTGATGATGCATGACAATATACTTTTCCAAAACCAGAATGAACAATTGGTTCTGTAGTATACAATGCTGGTGCATTCACAGTTGTTAAATCAGAATGTACTGCAACTGATAGTTCTTGCTTACGAAATATTCCACTTTTATGTTCTATGAATAATTTTGCAGCTTCACAATTGTAGTGAACCATACATGCTTCAATCCATTTATGGGAATCTTCTGATTCTATTCCAAAATCTTTGCTTAATTTAGATAATATTGAAGCATATTGTGAACCAACAATACTTTCGTACGTAAATTTTTGCTTATTGCATACAGTTGTAAGCATAAATTTTGATGTTTTTGTTTTGGTATTATACTTTAATGTTACACCATTACGTAATGATCCAACACTCAATGTTGCCATAGATTCGAACTGTGGAGGAAACATAGTATGCGGAGGTAAATCTGGATAATACAAACTTTGTCCAACTTTTCGTGCGTGAATATCAATTTCGCTATATGGTTGTATATATGAAGCTACATCTGCAATTGTAATGTATATATTAGGTAAATCAAATGAAATAACATCATCAATATCTTTTGTTTCTTCAGAATCTACATTAATTGTTGGCAAATGTGTTATATCAACACGCTTAACCGGTTCAAGTGGTTCAACTGATTTCATCAATCGTTCAACAGTTCTTGTATTATAAACCGCAAGAGGAGAATAATATAAATACATTGCAAATCCTTCTGATTTTGAATCACCAACTCTACCAAGCAAACGAACTATACTCTCAGATCGTATGTCTACAACAGCGATTTGATTATGTGTTTTATCTTGTTCACTTGAAGCAACTTTATATGTTTGCAATTCTCGATCGTAAGGTGTAAATAAATAAATAGGTGTATTACGTTTATTGTAACCGTATTTGATTTTTGATTGTAGATGTAAAACACCTACTATCATTTTAATATGTATGTACGCTATTCTAAAAATGTCCGTTTTTTACAAAAACGAATCAAAACCATTCCAATTTTTAACTAACAAAAATGGAATCCTGGACAAAGTTTTGTAAAGCTTTTGGCGGTATGATGTCAAGTGAATTTTATGCAGAAGAATATCCAGATTTTGTCGAATTGACTGATAATGAAGATGATTCTGTAAATAAGCTTGTAGTAACCAATGTCAATAAAGCTATTGAAGATAGAATTAATCCGACGTATTGTTTACTGATATTTGTAAATACATGCTTGGATAATCCTAGATATGCAAATGAATCTGTTCTTGAAATTACATATGTAATCGATAAGTTTATGTCATTGGGAGGATACTTTCCTTATCATTTGTTATTTAATTCCAGATCTTACGGTGAGTTAAGAATTGAAGATGAATGCGTAAACCACAATGTTAGAGGTATTATGATTGATTTCTTGAAACCAAGAATAGCAACAGAATATGCATATTGGCCAGAAATTCCCGCAACTAATTGGGAAGACATAGAATCCGACGATTGGCGCGAAAGCCTGAAGTTTAACAGTAAATATCTGCAAACTTTATAAAACGGATTTTTTTTTAGTTTTGATCTAAATTGAATTATACTAAAATGTTTAATCTTATTGCTCGCAGTCTACCACACTTTATTTTAATTTGGTATTTGTTTTCAATAATTAAAGTCAAATCACAACAACTTTCTATTATTCTAACCGCATTTGTTGCTATGTTTCTAACATTTACTTGCATTAATAAGCCAAAGAATTGGTATTGGAAATTAGATTTCGCATATATGACAGCTTGGGCACTACTTGAAATATCACTTGCATCACTGCATCATGATATATCGATGTTTCTTATGGCTGTATTCGTAAATCAGTTTGTATTCTTTACAAATTCAATAATTGATAAAAGTCAAGATGTTCCAATTTGGAAGTATACATTTTGGAACAATTTGTGTTTTGCAAAAACGATTATTATGATGACTATCTTGAGAACTTATTAAAATGGATTTATAATAACAGAATAATACAATCTTAAAAATGGAACCAAAAACGCGTCGTGAATCTAAGAAAACATCAAAAGAAAAAAGGGCAGGTCCCTTTAATTCAAAACATATTAGAATAATTCAACAAATTCAAGAAAAACGTTCAAAGACGAAGTAACACAGAATGTGCTATTTTTTGTGTTTTTCGATTATCCCGATTTTTTGTATAATGACCACTCATAGTTTTTCTGCATGTCTTACCTCTATAGGTTTTAGATGTACATCCACTTTTATAATACATTGCTCTTGCAACATAACCTCGATATGAAAGAATTGGTGCATTAAATTTTTTTGAAAGGTAACTGAGCAAATTATACATCCATTTAGTGTATGTTTTTTTATTTTTTAATTCAACTGGATGTTTTTCTAAATATTTTTCAAATGGATGAAATGGAAACTGACTACTTAATCTTTGAATAAACATGCGCTGATTTGCCATATCTATTTCTTCAGGTTCATCAGGGTAATTTATAGCAATTGAAAATAAAAAGTCACGTCCAGGAACTGCATTTGGCTTTAACGAATCGTAATACTTTTTAACTTCTTCAAATGATGGATCTTCTCCAGGATTAATTACATTAGGATCATCCTTACACTGTGTTCTTAATTTATGGTTTACTTTATTGTGAATTTCATATAACCATCTTCCAGGATCACCTCGTAATGGATGTTCATTGACATATTTTGTCGTACTTTCGCGGCAGAACCTACAAGGCAATACATCTTTCATTTGAAGTAAAACTTCTTCTGGATGAGGAGATCTAAATGCAACCAAATGAAATAATTGCCATCCACTTGGACCCCAGTATCTGGTATCCATTACAGTTATATCTAAGGTAAAAAAGATTCTACATAGTATGATAAATGGCACAAGGTGAACTTTTAACTCTTGCAGTTGCGGTATATGTTGGTATGGTATTTGTTGATTTTTTCAAGGCAATTATCACTGATTTGGTGACTCCATTTATCGGAGCGTTGATTCCTGGTGATAAGAGCCTTGGAAAGATTGTTGTTTCTGTAGGTCCTGTAAAGTTGAACGTTGGTGATGCAATTGCAGCAACCATTCACTTGGCTGTAGCATTGGCTGTTATCGCTGCTCTGTTACCCTACATTCGAACTTATGCACCTGCATCAATTCGCAAGTAAAATGTAATAGATAAATAAGAATGGATGCACCAGTTCAGAAAAGTTGGTATCAGAGCCTTAAAGATAGTGTAGGTAGTCTTTTTTCAAGCGGCAAAAGTGCTGCAACTGCAGTTTTGCCACCATCTGTAACTCCTCCATTAAGTACAGCTCAATCAAGTGAAGCTCTCGGAACTCAACCTGAAGCCCCAGGATACACTGCTGCAGGTGGTCGCCGTCGCAAAACAAAAAAGAACTATAAATCTCCTAAGAAAACCCGTAGACAGCGAAGACATCATGGTAAATATTAATAGTCCAACTTGAAATTTACCCAACCTCCTCGTGCAGGTTTTCCAAACTGCATTTCAATTCTCTTTTCTAGCTCTGTTGCAAGTAATGATCGCATATCATTATCTTCACGCCACTGCTTGAATGTTCGCTTCAATGTAGTTCTATCAACCGAAACAACTTCTTCACCTTCAACCAGAGGAGAAATCTTCTCTGCCATGAATCGTGCAATTCCATCATTTTCATTACGATATTCGGAAGTATACTCCATAACCTTTGCAGGTGCAACAAGTTTACGAAGTCCTTTCTCTTCTTTCAAAATAGTAACCATATAATTCAGAAATGTTGTTGCCCATTCTTTTGAGTTAACTAAGTTCTGAATAGATTCATCAAGCGGAAATTCATTTGGTGCAGTTGGATTTACAACAAACTTTGAAATAAAGTTAATAACCATCAAACGTCTCCAAGTACCTCCATCTGTTGTATTGATCTTTGGCTTATCATTGCAAGCAAGATGAAACTTAGCAAGAACTTCAAACTCTGTACCTGACTTAAACAAATCACGTGCATACATCTTTTCTCCAGATGTAATTTCCTTCATAAGACCCGTATTCAATGCAATTGCCTCATCTGGTTCCTGCATAGTTACAAATCTACGTCCCTTGAGACGAATAACTTCTGGTGCAGCTGAACCAGATCCTTTTCTCTTTTGAGTAAAGAGTGAAATTGGAACAGTACATGCATAATCACCAAGAGCTTTAGAAAGCAAATTCATAATCATTGATTTACCATTCGATCCAGAACCAGTCAGAATATGAAACTTCTGAGCTGGATTTCCACCAAACAAACATGTAGCAAGATGCTTCATAAAGTAATCACGCACTTCAATATCAGGTAGAACTTGCTTAATAAATCGGTCAATTGCAGGCCATGAATCATATTCATAGTAAGATTTATCAGCATCATAATCAATTTCAGTCGAGAATGAAATGTAATCTTCAGGCTTACCATCTCTAAATTCCATAGTTGTCAAATCAAGAATACCGTTGTTGAATGCAATTAGATCCTTGTTTGCATCGACCTTCTTGGTAAATTCCTGATCAAAGAATAGCTCACGACACTCTTTCATTACATTCGACTTGAAAGCTGTCTTCTTCAAATGAGTATAAACATTATTCAATCCAGTTCTTTGCTTATCTTTTTTGCAATATTGACAGACACCACAATCACCTTTTCCTTCTCCAGAACATTCTGTAAGACCTTCATTGTTCATCTCATTTGTTGTTTGAGTCATGCGATCAAAGAATAACTTAGCAATTTGCTTTGAAAGTTTAAGAAGAAGATCAACACCTGAATCAGTCTCTTTCCAAATATGACCAGACCAACGATACCAAACGTTATTTCTGAAATCAGAACATTTGTAGTTATCACGAAACTTTGCATGAATTACACATGCAACGTCATGCTCTGTTAATGAACATGCAGCGAGTACAAGACGATCTACATTGTGTGATTCAATTTCATCATATCCTGCACGGTTATCTTCGCGTGACCAAAATCGAAGTGTAGGTTCTCCAAGACGATCACCATCATTTCGGAATGTCAATCCATTCCACTTTTGAATACAGTCTGCTTCATTATACTTCTTTTCATCCTGTGCACTAAAATCTAGAAACACATCGAGCAAGTCAGGATGAATGTTATGTAAACAAATTGCAACTTGCACCCAAGGTTCATATCCATCGCAACGGCTTGCATTCAAATTCATTACGTGATCCTTAATGTACTTCTTACGTTCTGGATCAAGCGGTACAAAGATTCGTCCGTTTGGTGAAGAACCTCGTGAACCTACTTTCTCTCCTCGTACAACTGGGCGTCCACGACCAGGAGCTGCATTTCCTCCAGAAATACGAACTTGAGGTTGATCCTTGATACCTTCATAAAGCTTCTTACCTTCATCGGACATAGGCGTTTCTTCAGAATCATCTCTGCGAAGTGTAAGAGTTTTCAAGAGTTGCACTGAAATAGCAGGACAGTTTTCTTTGTTAATGATCACGACATTGCCCTTGGAATAATTGATGATATACTCTGTTAGATATGGTAATGTATCATCTCCATCTCGATCGTTCTTTTGAGATCCATACATTGTCCATGGAACAGTTCGATTAACGACTCCTTCATCATACACCTTTTCCCATTGAATTTCATCATCTACTTTTTGCAATGGAAGGTCTCCAAAGAAATCAGTCATACGTTTAACAAGTTCACGTCTAATACGTTGTTCTACGTACTTTCTACTGCAAATGCTAGGCACTACAATGTGAATACCAGACTTAACTCGACCCTTCTTGTCACGTGTAGGACGTCGTTTTTGCATAACATAGATATCAACCTTTTCTGGAAGAACCAGAAACTCACTCATCTTTTCCATATAAACTTTTGCAAATGATACGACTTGTTCCTGAGTATGCTTATGTTCATTAACATCTGAATTGTATACAAAATCAAAATCAATTCGAAGAGGTCCAACTGCAGTTGAAATTTCAGTCAAATACTGTTTGTTCATATCTAGAATGCTTTCCGAATATAGCTTATAAAACTGATCAATATCGTCATCTGGAATAAAGTATTTTCCACCTGCAATTGAAGTATGTGTTGTTAGCTTATCAGCCTTGTGGTTCTCAAGGAACTCACGTAGACCACATTTTGATGCCATCGTGTTGAAACGAGAGATAATATTTTTTTGTTCATTCGTTTTTACTTAGTAAAAAATGGATTCATATACTCTTTTTATAATGTAATATAAATGTCGGGTATCAACTTTTGTCCCTCGTGCAGAAATATGTTATCAAATATTTCAGAAGAAAATAACACTGCTTTTAAGGTTTGCTTGAAGCCAGAGTGTGGATATAAAGAACCTATTACAAAGGAAAATCCTCTTATTTATGAACACAAGCTTCAAAAGGATAAAACTGTAAGTTTATCTATGAATCCTTATCTTGAATTTGATCCAACACTTGATCATTTAAGATCAATGGTTTGTAAAAATGCAGAATGTCCTAGTCATTCAAAGACAGGACCCGAACCCGATATAGTTGCAATCAAGCTTAATGCAGAAAAGCTACTTTGGATGTATAAATGTGTAAATTGTAAAACTATCTGGGAACAGAATTCTAGAGCTTCATAAACAATATGGTAACTCAAAAAAATCGTTTTTGCAAGTGCATCAAGGCTGTTAAGGCAAAAGGTATTGGTGAGCAACAGGCTATTGCAATTTGTGTTAAGTCTGTTCTGCATACAAAAGGAAAAACATTAAAAAAGTTTAAGTGTGGAAAGAAAGGAAGATTGGTTACGCAGAAACTAAAGAAGCCTCGTACATAAAAAACGTATACTATTAAAAAACAAAAAGAAAGAGTACATAAATGGAAGAACTCCGTATTTCATCACGCATTTTACATCCCGAAGTACATCTTCCTTCTAGAAGTGAAATTTTAGAAGCAGGAACTAATCCACGCATTACTGATCCATATTATACAGATTATGAGTATGTTGTAGTTATTGGAACACGTGTTCAAATGTTGGCAGATGGAGCTTCTCCACTTGTTTCTACTCAAGGAATGGTAACATCAGATCCTCAATTTCTTGAGAAGGTTGCAAAACGTGAAATTTATGAACGAAAATTACCTTTTATTATTCATCGAAGAATGCCAACTGGTGATTCGGAATATTGGAGCGCTTCAGAATTGTCAGTTATTAGATAATGGCTACATGTATCGCAATTATATGCATAGGCGAAAAATACAAAGATGAATTTACAAAATTGTTCAAACCATCTATTGTAAACTATGTTGAAATGCACGGATATCATCTAAAAATTTTTGATTCATTTTTAGATAGTACTCAACAACATAAAGATACAATCTCTTTTCAGAAATGTTTAATTGCATCACATCCTTCTATGCAAGAGTATGAAAAAGTTGTTATTTTAGATGCTGATATTTTAATTGAACCCAACTCTCCACCTATTCCTCACGTAGGTGATAAAATAGGAATTGTAAATGAAGCTAGTTTCGTTGCATATGACAAATTAGCTGGCTTTGCAACAGATCCAACACAATACTATAGTCTTTGTGGATTTTCACTAACAACCGATAAGATTTTGAATACAGGTATGATGATTTGTAATCCAAAAAAGCATGGATTGTTTTTAAAAGAAATTTATGATAAATATATTTTTAACTGTCAAGGACATCCTCGTGGATTTCATTATGAACAGACTTGTATAGGATACGAATTGCAAACCCAAGAGATGTTTACATGTGTTTCCACATCTTGGAATTGTATTTTTATTCAATATTACATTGCAAATATCAGATGTACTAATGGATTTTTCATACACTTTGCAGGGTTTAGTGGTAGATTAAACGAAGGTATGGATCAATACCGTTTATCCAGACATGGTTTTAAGAACTCTATCCGTTGGGGGATAAACAAGCAAAGGTGATGCATCTTTATCTTTGTGTAGCATGTTTGGGCTATCGTGAACAACAGTTCCATTGGCAAATTGCAAGTCGATACTTGTCATTGGATCGAAACGTGCAGTATCCTTGAGTCTATCTAAATATAGCCTACGCTCATCCGACTTAGGATATTGAAGCCAAAGATCTTTTAACAAATACACGCTAACAAGTGCACCCGCTAATGTGGTAAGAAAGTAGCCTTTGTAGTACGCATATGCAACTAAACTCAATACCAAAACTGTTCCTCCAGGTCGACCGAGTTTTAGCAACATTTCAAGAACAGGAAATGAAAATGTTCTTGTAACTACAAATCCAAAAAGGATTAGCATCAAAGTTAACGCTATTAATGAATCGGGTGTCATTCTTATCCTTTTCACATAGAAAACCTCATGGGGAAAACGGATACAGAAAGAAATGAACTAAAAAGAGTAAGATGATTATTCCAATTGTTTGTTACAGTTGCGGTCGCCCTATTGCAGGAAAGTACTTGGAATATTTGAAAAGAGTCGAAGAGAACCGTAAAAAGACTGGAAAAAAAGAAATGGAATATTTAAGTTTGACAACAACAAAGACTGCTGAAGGTAAAGCTCTTGACGATCTTGGTCTTAAATATCAGTGTTGTCGTCGTCACTTTCTAACTCACGTTGACTTAATATAACAATAAAATACAAGTATAAAGCAAATGTCTTATACCGAATATTTAAGACGAAAGGAAGCTGCGGCTCCTAAAGTTATAGATACAACACTTCGTCTTGATGCATCTTCTTACACTGAAAGAGTTAAGTTTGCATCCAGTCGTCTAGTAAACGAAACAAATATAAAAACTATCGAACAAACAGACTACGTACCTACAGTATCTACATTTGCAGGAACAATAGCATTTGGATTTGCTGATGGTGCAGGATTAACAGTTGCAAGATTCTATTCCCCATATTTTATCGCTATAGATCCTGCTGGTTTGAATTTGTATGTTGCCGACTTTGAAAATCATAGAATAAGAAAAATTGTAATAGCTACAGGTTTAGTATCAACGATTGCAGGAACAGTGCAAGGTTATAATGATGCATTTGGAACATCTGCACAATTTAGTGGTCCACAAGGTATCACTATAGATCCTGCAGGATTAAATTTATATGTTTCAGAAAATACAAATCATAAAATACGAAAAGTTGTAATAGCGACAGGTGAAGTATCAACACTTGCAGGGATAGGAACAACGGGTGGCTTTGCTGATGGTGCAGGATTATCAGTAGCACAATTTAATGGTCCAGGTGGTATTACTATAGATCCTGCAGGTTTAAATTTATATGTTGCAGATAAGAATAATAATAAAATAAGAAGAATTGTAATAGCTACTGGTCAAGTATCAACACTTGCAGGGATAGGAACATCAGGAACTGCTGATGGTGCAGGATTATCAGTGGCACAATTTAGTGTTCCATATGACGTGGTTATAGATCCTACAGGTTTAAATTTATATGTTGCAGAATGGGGTAATCATAGAATAAGAAGAATTGTAATATCTACAGGTGTAGTATCAACGGTTGCAGGAACAACCCAAGGGTTTGCTGATGGTGCAGGATTATCAGTGGCACAATTTAATAGTCCATTTGGAATTGATATAGACCCTGCAGGTTTAAATTTATATGTCGGAGATAACGGTAACAGGAGAATAAGAAAAGTTGAAATATCTACAGGTATAGTATCTACATTTGCCGGAACTGGTACATCAGGATCTACAGATGGTCTTCCTTTAACCGTTGCACAATTTGCTGTTCCAGCTGGTATTGTTATAGACTCTACGGGCTTAAATATGTATGTTGTTGATAACAGTTCTGCTAGAATAAGAAGAATAACACCACTATCTGCTTTCACATTATTTACACCAATCATACCAATTAATAAAGCTAAAAGTGGAGGACGCATTGCTGATGCAAGTACATTTACTCAATATACTGGAGGACAGGCTGTTGGAAAGGAAGTACAAGCAGGAATGCCAGCTCGTAGACTGTTATTGAACTCTAACTCGGCAGGAAGTCTTACTGGATGTAGGATAGTTCCTGAACCAGTACCGTACAATCCTGCAGTTGCAGGAGTATATAGTGCAAATATGGTACGTCGCGATGCAAGTCAGTTTACTCGTGATGAAACAGCTTGTCGTGAGCTGACAGGAGAACCACACAACCGTAATGAACTGGGACCTTCACTTTTTGTTGACAATACAATTGTTGGAGTTAAGAACTACAATCTTCCGCAGAATAACTCAAAGACGTACATTGCTACTAAGTGTACTCAGTGTGGTAACAATGGATCTCAGATTGGTAAGACTTGCTCGTTCTGTATCGGAGCTAATCACTTACATCCAGCAGATAAGCCAACTAACAATCGTTGGGGTCCAAGACCTAAGAAATCTGCACAGCCAATTATAGTTAATCAATCACCATCTGATTTCCACAAGGTTGGTGCAGCTATGCGTAAGATACCGTACGTTGAGAAACATCATGCTAATCCTCAAATAGGACACATCGTTTATCCGAAGACTCCTTACAGAATACCTAGAGGAACTGCGGCTCAATTAAAGATTAACGATCCTCAACGTTATCCAGGCACTATGTAGTTTACAAGTTTGAATAAATGTATACTATAATGATCTGGATATCAACAAGCATTGAAAAGGGTTATGAGTTTCGCGAATTATTTCGAAAAACTCATGAACATCTTACATTTTTAGATTTATCAAAAATTTCAACAAAAGATCTTGCAAATGAATGCGAGTCAATTGTAAATCACCATAAAGAATGCGCTATCTTTTTAGGCTATATTGAACCAGGTTGGATGTTAGAATTACCTCATCAAACTAAAATGAGAAAGTTAATTAGAAAATTTCCAGTTGCATTTCTATCACTGTTTCTTGAAAGCATACCTTTCTCATGGAAAACGGAGACCGAATATATCTATGTAAATGGTGTTAAGTTAAAAGATGGAGCAACCGACATTATCAACGATGGTAGTGCTGTATAATACAAATTTAAAAGTCGATACAACAAAATTACTTGATTGTCTTCCAATTAATGAAACAATCATTAAAGTAGAAAAACGAGGATTACCAAAACGAGGTGAAAGTAAGAAAGATAAGATTAAGCATCGTGTAAAAAAAGATGATAAAGTGCATAAGAATACAGGATTTGGTCATAATTCAATTACACTTGTTATGATGAATGATGGTGACGGAACTCTTCCAAAAAAAGAAATTACTATTAAAATCTTTCAAAACGGTGTATTTCATTTAACAGGTGTTTTGAATGATCAATACGACATATGTTCTATGCGTATCTTGTTAGATATTTTATGGAATTCATGTCGTGATGCATTAAAAGATATTCCTGAAAAATATGAAATTACAAGTCGAAGAGTTGTTCTTATGAATTATACGACAAGGCTTAAAAATACAACTAATATTGCACGTGAAGCTTTATATGTTGCAATTCGAAATGGAAAATATGAAAATACAAAATGTCATTATGATCCCGATGTATATCCTGGTGTCAAGATTCACATTGGTCCTCAAAAATGGACTGCTAAGGTATTTCGAACTGGTAAAATTATTTTGACAGGAATTACAGATCATAACGAGTGTGAAAAATTCATTGAAGAATTGCTTTCTCTGTTTGAGTTGGTGCTTCCGCCAGTGCATACGAAATAAAAATAGTTAAATATAATTGACCTACCATCATTGCAGTAAGCAGAGTTAACCATAAAAACAGTATATAAGGACTACTGTATTTTTCCCATACATTACTTGCGATTGCGCCTACTCCCCCTACGACTACGATTAGACTTGCTGCGCTTCCCCATGCGATTCCTGTTACTACGGCGTCCATGTTTCTTTGTTTTACGTCTACGTTTTGTATCTACTTGAGTACCGCTTCCAGGATATAACTCTTCTGCATCATTCAAACGAAATCCTCCAAGTTGATAGGGTTGTGCGTTTATTAATTTATCTCCTGCGCTGCTTGCACGTAATTGATTTAAAACATCAACACCCTTAATATGAACTGCTTCATGACTTACACCTGGAATACTATTTGCGGTCGGAATGTTTGATGATGGTACATTCATACTAGCACCACCTCTTTTGCGTCTCGAGCTGCCTTTTTGTCCTGCACCCAAACTTTTCATTGCTGCTACATTTGTAGCATTTGATTGAATTGTCGAGTTTGTTGCGGCTCCAATAAAACTACCCGTAACATTCTGATGCGTAGGAATATAAATTGCGGGTGCAGTTGGAATAATTTGACCACTCGTTAAAGTAACCATCTTAATGTATGGATGAGAAATAAGATAAATGACCACATTAACATCAATTCAGATACAGGCTCTTGTTCGTGAGATGGATGCATCCATGCGACAACATAAGCGTTTGAAAAAAACAGATCCTACCGAATACCGTAATAAAATTGTAGAAGCAAATAAGGCTCTGTATAACGAATTCCCTACCATTTTTGAAATGCATATTGATGGAAAATTAGATGGTACATTTTTTGAAATGTTGAAGCTTCGTCAAAAAATTGAAAAAGGTGAAATGACAGAGGATGATGCATCTAAGATTATAGGTCAGAAGCTTTTTGATAGGTATGTAGGTCCAGTTGTGAACAAGACACCTCCAACAGAAAAGCCAATGTCTTATTCAGAGTTTTATAAACAATTTGACGAACCCAAGGTAGATTAGGATGACTCTTCTTGAAATGTTTTACGTAATGACATAATCATTTTACCTAACTTATTTAATCCTCGCCACTTAGATGGTTTCTTTGATTTTTCAGATTCAATTCCTGTTCCAATACCCCAATACATATCACGTGGATCAGCTTCGCCAATTATTTTATCACCCGTTTCCAGTAACTGTTTACGCAATTCTGGATGCTGGACGAATTTTGCACGAAGAGCTTTTTCCATAATCGAATCTCGAATACTTTCCCATGTTTCGGTTATAAAGTTTTTTACAAGTTTACCAGCAGCTTTTGCAGCTTTTGGTGTTTTTGTTTTCTTAATCTTTTCATACGATTCATCATCCTTAAAAGCCTTAGCTTTCATTGCTTGGAAATAATGTTCAACTGTTGGAAATGATTCACCATCTATTTCAATTGGATGCTGTGACATATTACTCAAGTTACGATGAGGTCCCTTACTTTCATCTGCTCCAAAGAAGAGTATTGGTTCAGGTTCAGGCTCATCTGCACCTCCTTTCTTAAGTTTACGTGTTTTTTTCACTTCTACTTCTTCTACGATGGGTTCTTCTTCTTTAGGCTTAGAAGTTCGCTTAAAGATAAAGCTACGATTCAGAAACGAGAATGTTTGTTCTTCTTTTGTAAGTATGAATTTTGATTGTGCAGAATAATGTTCATCAAATAGCTTCGTTTCTTGCAATTCAAATCCAACCTCTTTCATAATTTCAACAACTTTTTCAAATGGAACAAGGTATTCAGTTGCAGGTTTATCGAATGATTCTAAGAATACATTAAGCGGCATTCCAAATTCTTCTACCCAAGTTTCTTTATCACTGTATTCCTTGGTCATCTGACCTGCAATTTGCTGTTTTGTTCCGAAATATACAGTTTGTTTGCCAAGAAGAAGTGAATAAACTGCTTTTCCATCAAAGCATGTTCCAAAGAATCTATCACCGCAATACTTTTCAATGTTCTTTGCAAAATCACGGAATATTTGTTCGGACTTACATGCATAGTGTAAAGCGAACTGACATGATACAACATCAAATATATTTAAATTCTCAAACTGTTCTAGATAAGGCGTAGATGCCTTTTCAGTGCCCATTAGGATTGGCATGTATTTATCTTCCTGTTCAAGCATTGGATAGACTGTCATATCACCAACTACAAATAGAAACGGAGGAAGTGGTCCATTTTTCTTCTCTTGCAAATAGCGAATTGCTGCACCTTGCATAGGAGACGTAATGTTTGAACGTGAAATATCAATACCAACAACTTTTGAAGGTTGAAGTGTTTTGAGTTTCATCATATCACCTCCGCGTCCGCATGCAATTTCAAATACAGTATCGCCTTTAATTACATTAGATTTGTACATGTCAAACTTGATACGATTGTGAAATGAATATACATCTGCAAATGTACGACTGTTGCGTTTTAGATCATCTCTATAATACATATCGTCTTCAAACGATGTATCGAGTGGTGTTGTAACAAATGAAGTCAGCATTGATTCTTCGATTGGCATATGCATTGAACTCCAAATATCATTTGCAACTTTAAAATCATTTCCGTACTGAGGCATGTTTTCAACTCTATTTTCATAAGTTTTATCGTAACGTGTTCTGAGAACAATCCATCTGCGCGTTTCTGTATTAAATGCACATTCAATGATTGTATTATCTTCAACTCGTATGCCTTTGATATCTACCGGATTGTTACGATCATTTAGTGGAATCAAAATCTTATACGCTTCTGGATCACGCGGTACATCCGGTTGAAAGAATGATGGAATACGAACACTTGATTCGGCAAGTTGCTTTAAGTCTTCTGGAAGTTCAGGTGCAACGTATTCTCCAGTAATAGTTCCAAGAGGATCAACGATTACATCGGATGCATTTCTTGAAACAAACAAATTACCTTTTCTTACATTCTCTTTTGTCAAAGGATCTATCAATTCATCTGGAGATAATCGAAGAAGAAAGTCAATACTGTTCTGAGTAGAAGGTTTCCATTTATAAACGCTTGTCCATGTTCTACCACGTTTTTCAGATTGAGGTGCAACTGGACTATCACGAGGTGTAAATATAAGACCGTCAATTTCATATTCAAATTGAGTATTTAACATTGTTTGAATTGCATTTTGCATCATAACACCATCTCCTGCTAGAAATAGTTTAGTTTCAATTCTCAATTGTCTCATAGAAGGTTTCAAAACGAAATCTGTATTCAAATCTTGAACAAATAATGCTGCACATCCTAATCGAGAACTAAGCGAAATATCTTCATCTGTTTTCAAAAGTGGAAGGCTGCGTGTATTGCGATTGCGAAATCGGTATACATCAAAGATACAGAATAGAAGTTTTTCAGGAATATATTCACCATCAATACAGTCACCAACGTGATTATCGTTAATTGCAGTAAAACCTGTCCATGTTACTTTATTTTTTGATGAAATTTTCAAAAGCTTTCTATCTCTTGCAACATACAGATATGATCGTTCACCGTCTGCTTTGTTTGTTACAGTGTAATCTTTGCTAATGTTGTGAGGATTTGCAGGATTTAAATGTCTGCGAAGCAATGTCACCAAATCATAACCACTATTTCCTGACAGTTTAAATTCTTGCTTATATCGCTCAATGTCAGACAATTTAAGAATAAATGGACTTTCATAATATGCTTCAAGTAATTGTTTGATTAATGTTAGAAACTCAGTTGCAATACGCATGTTATCAAGTTTGCTCTTTTTATCAATGAACTCAATTTCAAGCTCATATGTATACTGTTGTTTCAAAACATCACGAACTGTCTTATTGCTGTTATTTTTACGAAACTTTACCATTGAGAAATCAATACGGAATAGCTTATCTTTTGTTATATACGACTTACGATGAAGAATACGAATGTATCCAGTTACATCATTTGGACTTCCATCCCAGTCTTTTCGAACTGGATTTTCAGATCGCAATGTAAACTTAGAACTTATTTCATTATAATGCAATGTATCAGTTCTAGATGAGCTTTCATCAAAATACCTCTTCTTTCTTTCAACCGTTAATGGAATTTCTCGAAATGAATTAGTAACACATAACTTATGAATTAGTTGAGGCGTTACGACATTAACACGTGTTTGATCTTGAAATGAGATACTATAGCGATGTTCATCTACTGGGTTACTGTTTGTAATACCTTCAATCATATGCAATAATCGATCTGCTTCATTTTTAATTTGAATTGAATTCGAAAGCAACTTACACTCTACTTCTGCTTTCGGATCCTTTTTGGATATTGCAATAAATTCTGCAATAGAACTTACTTGACTAGGGGAAATAATATCCTCCATTGTTGTTATACTTTACTGAGATGAAAGCTCATCCATTTTAATCCTATGATTGCATGAATTTCTCATATCCTTTTCTTGTTTTTACATCCTCATCCATTCGTCTTTTCTGATCTAAACAAAAGTTAATATATTTATCAATTTCCGTTAGACATTCTTCACCGAGAGTATCAGTTGAAACGAGAACTTCGGTTTGTGTTTTAGTATAGTTTGAAGTAAACTGTTTAATAATAGAAAAAATTTGACTATGTTCAGTCACTTCAAGTTTATCAATACTATCTTTCATACTTTCAAGTTTAGATCGCGAGTACGACGTCATTTGTATTTAGATCATCAGTTGGCTTCTTTAGTTTTCTACGAGTACCTGTCTTTGGTAAATCCGGTGTAATCGTTACATGCTTTTCTTCAGGTGCACTTTCAGAAAAGTTTACTACTGGAGTTTCATCAATTTGAGTAGACATAAGAAGTGGTTCTTCTACTTCAGCTTTAACCTTTGTAAGAAGCTTTCCGATAACTACAATCGTATCATCTTGCTGTTTAAACTGACTTCCAATTACTTCAAATTCAACCTCATCGTTTTCTGCAATACTATCAAACTCTGTATTTTCAAAATGAAGATCTCTTGGAAGTAAAATTTTAATAGGAGGAGTTTCTGCATGAATACCAATTTTGCTTCTCAATCTTACAGGAGCTTTAAATTTTTGTCCAACATGTGGCATGCATATGTCAGCTTGAAATCTTATACTATAATCAACTCCACCTCGAACATAATTTGATTTACCAATCGAATATTCAATAATTGTAATACTATTTCGTTCAATATATCCTTCAGTCAAACAACGACCTTCATAATCCATCTTTAACTGTGCAAGCAAAGATGGTTGAATATTGTTTTTAACGAACTTTGAATTAAGGTGAACCAATTTCGTAAGTTCACGGCGCTCAAATAATGGATCCATGTTATTCACTGCTCGAAAATTATTTTATTGGTTTTTCACTAAGCATTCTTTAGTTCTTTACGGTCTTCATTTAAAACTTCCCATTCTGCAGACGTAAACCATGTAAGACCATCTTTCTTATCTAAAATAGCCTTTCTAACAGCAAGTGCTAAAAATAAACATCTATCTTTCTTTCCACCAACTTCTTTGCTAAATGGATAACCTAACCACTCTGCAAACGAATTTAGAATAGATTCTTTATAATTTGAACATCCTCGTCCTCCGATACCCTTTGTACGCTGCACTTTCTTTATCTCCGTTGAGTTCTCATCCAAATTAAATAATAACTTTTCATCCTTCATTGCTGCAAAAATATTCATAAACTTTGATGTGAATCTACTCTTTAATTTTTCAGCCCATTCATCATATGCTTGACGTTCAACACCTATTGGTGTAATTTGTGTTTTTGATTCATCATAAATCTTTTTTGTACCGAGCACATACAGTTTCTTATCTTCAGATACTACAATTTCAGAAGGCTTTGCATACAATGGTGGATTGTTCCAATTTAAATTCAAAATATGTTGTGTTCGTTCATCTTCTGTAAGAACATGATCAACTATGTACCAATCTAATATTTCTGTATCAAACAATTTTGTCATATAAGGAGGAAATGCATATTTTTCTCTTTTAGTTTTAATCAAATCATTCTCTGCAATAGTTGTTACAGCTTTAACTCGTTCAGTTAAAGGAACAAGTGATCCTATATCTTTTTTTGTTATTAAATCCGACATTGTATTGTGATCATCTAAACTAAATACAAACAAATTTCCTTTTGATGAAAGATGTCCAACGCGATTTAATTTATCTTTGAAAAGTACACCAAATTGTATTATGTTTTGAATTATGTAATATACTACATTTGGATCATATTTCTTTATATCGGATTGCTTGAATAAATCTTCCTGAGACCAAATTGGTTTTTGAATCAAAAGCTTTCCAATAATATTTATAATTTCTTCTCGAACATCTAACACTGATGAAAGAGGTCTTACATGTTTTGTATCTTCTTTAGATTCGACAGTATTGCAAACAAATTTTGAATCAGTTTGAAATATAGGTGCAGACATTTCAACCAAAGTTAAATTCAGTTCTCGTTTATCCTGAGACCGTATTTGTGGTATCTTCAAATCGATACGCCAATCATCGGGAAGATTGTTGATATTATCTTGCAATGAACAATCCATTGCCGATTCCATAATAACCTTCTTAACACCTGCAATCTTCACTGCCTTTTCTTCTATGAATGCTCGATACACATACTCATCATACGTTTCTTGCAATCCGTCTGCATATTGACATACATGCAAATATACTGTACAATTTTGTTGTTCAAATGGAAGTGCTTGATGCGAACATGATCTTAATCCACGGCCAATAACTTGCTCAATACGACTCATGTTAAACCACGGATCTAAAATATGCACTTGACGTATATACCAAAAATCAACTCCTTCAGAAATCTTTGGAGACGATATCACGACTTTAATGTCATTGCCATTCTTATTGTTTGGACTCTTCATTCGAACAATTGCTTTTCGAATATCTGCATCACTTGTGTTTGAAGTGAATAAGACGTAACGACCTTTAGATCCCTTAACAACTTCACCGGATGTATTTGCTAACAAGTCATTTCCAATTGCAGATACATAACCTGCTTCTTCAAGTGCCATTGCAAATAACTGTGCTCCATTCGTAACTAAATTTGAATACACAAATGCAATTCCATCTGAGTCATTTATAATTTTTGTTACAAGTGCAAACTTGGAACTATATTCTGCAATACGTGAAGGTTTCAAGAAATCATCACCATCTCTGTACGAGTATTGACCACCCTGGTATGAAAACACATCTTCAAACGATTTATTCTCGGGAAAAACACAAATAAATCTAGGATCAGTAGAAGGTGTCTTGGATTCTTTAACCTTTTCTATTGCTTCTGCTTGTGTTGTTGATATAATTGAACGAGTTAATGTTAAGAACTTTCTAGGCTTACGAATTGGAGTTCTATCAAGATAACTATTTATTGCTGGCTTTGCAACATTTTCTTCAGGAGGAGGCAATCTAAATGGAAATGTAAACGGGTTCTCACCTCTTACAAATGAAACATAATCCTGACACCAGCTTCTAAACAAAGTTTCTTTGTCTTTCTTAAACGAACCGTCCTTATCAAAAATTTCAGAAGACTTTATTTCCTTCGTGTTTTCTAATCGTCTATCATTCCATAAAAATAAATTAAAATAAAAGAGAATTTCATCATATGTATCGAACATAGGTGTTGCAGTCAACAATATAAGAGTAACACCTTTTGCAGTTTTTAATACACGTTCCAACGATAATGCAACTAACTTACCACCTTCAATTATATCTTGATCTCCTGTAACCTTACGAATGTTATGTGCTTCATCAATAATTATCAAGCGATTGTCAAATGTATCATGAATAAATTTTTCAAGATTATCAGGAGTTTTTTCAGCTACATTTTCAACAATGTTAGAAAACTGTATATAGCCTTGAAATTCATAAAATTCATTAATAAATTTCGAAGCTATTTCCATGATGCGATACTGACTAGCTCTGTCTGTTAATTTTATAGGTTCTCGTTGAACACGTTGAATCATTTCTAAATATCGACGCCCAGTGCATTGCTTAGATAAAATCAATCCAGAATCATCTTGACTCAGACGAGATACATCAAAGATTTGACTTTTAAAACTATCTTGAATAGAACTACTTGCAATGATCAGAACTTTCTTATCCTGAAATTCAGGTCGTATGATAAACTCTTCTGCAATTTGAATTCCAGTACAAGTTTTACCAACTCCTGTTCCATGAACCATAAGTAAATTTCTAACCGGAGAATCTGGGCTGAGAACACGACGTAGAAAACGTTGATGTGTTTGCAATTTAAAGTCTCTTGACAAAGAGCTCGAACATGCATCATCTCTTATCTGTTTCAAAACCTCTAACCCTGCAGGTGGAAGACTTTGTGTTTGTGTTTCTAAAAATTCTGGATTTTTAATGTTTGCCATCCCTAATTATAATTGCTTTTTATAAAAATGGATTGGAATAAATATATATGAACAGATGAATGAGAAAATGACAAGTACAATGTGCCCCGTTCCAGATAACTGGTATTTAGAAAATAACTGGATTATTGATGATACTAAAATCCGATTGTATCTTGATAACATGTATGAACACGAGTATCAATATGTAAGTGCAAATAGACACAGATATGATCTGTCTGTTCAAAACATTATTGCAGAGTATGACCCGCCGGTTAAGCTTGCAAAGAATGTTAAATTAAAGATTAAACATCTTACGGATTTTGATATGTTTATGATGAAACGTCAAAAGGAAGAGTTATATAAAGAGAAAATGCTAGCAGCATGGGAAAAATATAAAATTGAGAATGATCTTCAACGTCCACTGTCACAACTAGATGAAAAATGCGATGAAGTATACATGAAGTTACAATCCGAACGCGAGAAGCTAGAAGAAGTTGTAGCAAAGAAAGCAAACAAATACACAACACCTGCAAAAAGAAATAGTGCACTGTTGACTAACAAAGAATACATTGCTCAAAAGCAAAAAGTAGATTCAGTTGAAGCCGATTTCAACAATCTTGTCGATAAAATTAAACTCGAAGATGTTAATTGGGAATATACTAAACGAAATGAATTTGAAGAAAAGGTATACAGGCACCAACAAAAAGATGCCAGTTGAATATAAATGGATTTTTTATCTATAGCCTCAGCTGTTGTATGGGTTGATTTTTTTACCATATTGTTATCCAAGTATGTAGACCTAGGTACGTCTCTCAATTTATGGTATCAACAGTTCGGCATCGTTGCAGTTATATCAGATTGTTTGGTAATTGTTTTGGGTATTATGATTGCACAGTTATTCTTTCCCAGATACAATCTACTGTTAACTGCAGTTGTTATTCAAATTATTCATGACATTCTATTTTATTTACTTGTTATCAGTCCGTTACCAATTGGAACAAATAAAATGATTGACTTGTTCAAATCGTATGCTTCGGAAAATTCTTATAAGATTATCATTGCAGATTCAATCATGATGGCATCTACTGTTTTGATTGCACAACAATTGCATGGAAAGTTTGTACCATTCATTGGATTATTAGGAGTATATGCGCTAACTTATATCATCTATACAAAGTAAATGGGAGGCGGATTATTCGGAACTCCTCTTGCATTAAATCCAAAATGTTTAGCATTCTCTGCATTCGTACTTTTTGTTTACTGGATGCCACATCCAAAGGCATATGAGCATAAGATTGTTGTAGCATTTATGCTTGCTACAGCAGCCTATGTTTTGCTAGCATGGTATGATGTAATATACGATTGTAATGATCAATTACAACCAACATTATTAGGATGGATATCTATGCCATTCAAACCCAAAAAGTATGCTGATGCATACGAAGAACTTCCTGTAAAATACAAAAAAATAGTTAGAACATTCGATATAATAGTTTTGATTGTAATAGTTGTATTACTTATCGCTCCTTATCGTTTGTTTAACTAATCGCTTGGACGTGCTCGCTTACGATTTCGAATCGCAGTATTGCAAACATCAATCATTGCACTCTCATAATCTAATATTTGAGTTTCAAGTTCAAGAGTTTTAAGATTTAACTTTCGAACTTCATGCTTTAGTTTATCGATAAGCATTTGATCTGCTGCTGCATCTGCAGTTAAATTATCGTTTTCAATTTTCAAGTCCTCGTTACATTCTGTAATCTCTTCGATTATATCCTGAAGCTCATCAATCTTCTTCTTATCTGAATTAACAATACGACATGTATTTAATAATTTCATAGTTACCATTCCAATAATATATCCGAATGTAATGTGGTTGCAGACTGCAATAAAGTTAATTGTTTGATCATTGAATTCCATTTGTAATCTTTTTAGCCATGGAAAACCACGAATCCATTTTTAATAAATTTACTTTTTAGAATAAGAATGTACACCAATGTAGATTAAGAAATAGTTTCTTATGCGAAAAGGTTTTATAATGTCAACGTTAACAAGAAGGTTTAATCTTTTGAAGTTATAGTTCTGTGGAAGCTTTAAGAAAATAAACGATGGCCTGTATTTCTTTTTAAGTATCGTATTCAACCAAACATCAAGTCTCGTATCTCCGAGCATCAAGTCAAGATCAGTGTTCTCTTTATATGCAGGTCCTCCCCAAGGCGGGTCTACATATAGAATATCAGTATGCCAATTAAAAATCTTTGTCACATCACCATGATGCAAAGTAACATTCTTCAAATCATACACTTCAATATTATTACGAAGCATTTCCAGATTTTCATTGTTCAATTCAATGCTATGTACTTTCTTAAACTTTAAACCAAACTGTATAGTATCGCCACCTATACATGCAGTTGCATCTGTTACAGTCTTATCATGAGCAGATCCTGTAGTTTGGTATATAATAGAAACTATCTTCTCACTATCTCTTCTTCTTGTAATACTATATAACCCTTCATCTGTCGTCTTCAGCAAATTGTAATCTAGTTCTTCTTTGTAAGGAAATACTTCCTCCATTATATACTTGCATTATCCAGTCTGAAAAACCAATTTCTTCCTCCATTCTCCATCCATAAATCATTTTTCAAAAAGTTGAAGTTTGAATTACTTTTGACATAAAATATTTTTTCTCTCTCTTTGAGAATTCATTAAAGCATATATTATTTGCTATTTGGGTAAGTATGGTTTGC